CTAGTCATTATTATCACCTTTATCTTTTCCGATAAAGATATTGAATTTTTCATAAGCAGACTTGCCGTAAGTAACAATAGATACATAAAGTATCGCTCCACAAATCGCAGTGATATTAACAACATCTAACACATTGTTGATGGTGTCATCCGTTATAACACCACACATTGAAATTATGGGTATAACGGCAGACAGCCCAGTAATCAATGCTGCTAAACCGAACACGGCACATATCGTGTAGAAAATACCCCACAGAAATTTCTTCCTGTTAAATGACACCTTCTTTTTCTTTGCGTTTGCAATTCCGAAAAGAATGTCTGCCGTTCTGAACAATACTAACAGTATTGAACAGAGTCCTACTACCTTAAGGTTTTCAAGGATTTCTAATAAAATGTTCCCCATATGTATCCCCTTTCTCTATATTTTATCTGCAAGCTCTCCAATTTCATCTCTGTAATTATTTTTCAGTTTAACACAGCCGAATCTGCGATATCCCTTATATACATCGAGAGCCTTAAACAGACCAACTCCTCTTGCTGTATCACACTGTTCGATTATATCTCCTTCAAGTATGATTTTACATCCACTTTTGCATCTCTGTAAAAGTGTTCTCAGAGCATATCTGTCTAAATTTTGAGCCTCTGTGCAAAAGCATATTGAGTCGCTGCTGAATTCCTGACCTCTTAAATTAGCGGTCGGGATGATTTCAATTTGCCCACTAGCAAGAAGTCTTTCGACCTCAGTCATATCTCCAAATTTAGTTGCAAGAATACCGCCGAGAGAACCGGTCGATAACAGTTTCTCTGTTTGATCTCCTTTGACATACCCTAAAGTCTTTTGCCCTTTGAGAGTGTCAAAGGAGTATACGATGTAACACTTGCTGCATTTGCCGTTTTCCAACTGTTGCGTTATATAAGACAGCGGTATTGTCGTTTTACCGCTTCCAGAACGCCCAAAGAGAATGGTTAAGTCATTCGATGCGATGGAGTCAAATGCCATTTTCTGCTGGGAGTCTAAAGGTTTAATATTTCCATATTGTCGTGATTTGAACGGCTTGTTGTATAACGCAGAATACCCCTGTCCGCTCCATTTAAGCACGTCTATGCAATCGCCATCTTCGCTTTTCATCAAGACGTACTCGTTCACTTCGCATTTGAACAAGTTATCTTTATTATCTTTGTCGTAAACCTTAGCCAATTCTTCGTCAGTAGGGCTAACTATCTTGTATCCAATATAGTTAAGTGATGTTGGCTTCTCGCCGTAACTTTCAACCTGCAAATTGAATATATCTTTAGCTATCAGCTTGCATAGATAATCTTCAGTATAAAAGCAGATAGGTTCTATATCTTTATTGTATCTGTACGCACAGGCAATGATAATATTATCGTTCGTAACCTCAAGATTAAAGACATCTTTAATTATGTCGATGTCGGATTGCGTAGCAACCACCACTTCCGTTTGGAATTCATTGATGGCTCTTACTGCCATTCTTGCCTTGTACTTTATGTCATCGTCTTTATTTGCAGATGTCTTTATGTTTTCAAGTTCTTCAATAGTTTTACTAGACAGAACAACGTTTACCAGGTCGTCACAGTTATTTAATATCTCATTTGTATCAAAAAATTTCTTCATACAACACCTCACTTAATATCTGATATGTTGTTGACTATTACGTCTACCAGACCCTTTTCTTTGGCTTCGTCGGCAAACATATAACTTTCGATGCGCTCATCTTCGCAAAGCTGTTCCATAGTTAAACTGGTTCTTTCACACAAATACTGATTAAGGCGACCGTTCATCTTATTTGAAAACTCCATATAGTCTCTTAACTTTGACGGATGCGTACACATTCCATCAACCCCTTCGTGATTTAACAATATCGCACTTCTTGTTGCAAACCTTTTGTGACAATTTGCAAATATGTGAAACGCCATTGACATAGCATATCCAAAGCAAATTCCATATACTGGGGTCTTGCTCGCCCGTATGGTTTCTATGCACCCGAAACCGTCATATACACTTCCACCATACGAATTGATGTATAACTTGATCGGAACTCTCTTTTTTATCGGTGTTTTGTTTTCGTCGTCCATTTCGTTATAACGAAGAATGAAGTAGTTGATCTTCTCGAAAATCGTATCGTCAACATCTTCGAGCAAGTACAATTTTCTATACTCGGTGTCTTCCATTATAAATGTGTCGGCGTATGAGTATGTGAGCCCTGACGCTAACGTATCGTAGTCCGAGGGAGTAATATCTGAGGCTGTTGCGGATGTTGTTTCTATATTCATTTATGTTTATCCTCGTTCTTTCGTAATTATAGTAAAAACGCCGTATTCCTTAATTGCAATACGGCGTTGATATGCGTAGATTATTGTTTGATAAGATATTTAACATCTATTGCTGACATTATGTTAAATACACCCGTGGTGTCCCTTCCAAGAACAGCTCTGTTTTTAACAACTTCTTCAACTATCCAGATTTTCTCGTTTCTCCAGTCATTGATTTTGTTAGAACAGCCAAACCACGAAGCGTTCTTCTTTATTTTAACTCTATCTCCAACTCTAATCACCGCGGCAGCACTTGTTGTCTTTCCTTTATATAAGTCTGAAAGATAGATCCACCCGGTAGCCGCCCCGTCAGTAGTGCCTATCTTGGCTTCTTTCCCGCTTTTAGAGAGGGAGAGTATTTTAAACTCATATTCAAAAACCCACTCGTCAGGGGTTACGCCGTTGGAAAACTTTGCGCCAGACTTAACACGACATCTATCTCCCACTTTGAATGTAGTTGTGCTAGGAACTGAGCCTGCAAGCGATGTGTCTACGACCTTTATCCATCCAGTTGCTGCTCCGTTCAGCCCTATTAATACTTCTGTATTATCATTGGAGATGTTTAGTACAGTAAATGTTGTAGTATATACGAAAGATGCTGGGGTGGTTCCGTCCGAGAACTTAGCGCCCTTATTTACAGTACAAGTGGCTCCTATTTTTACTCCGTTATCCTTTGTACTATTACCGTTTGTAATCTTATTAAACAACTTTTCTCCTCTTAAATAAGGCATAGGATCTACATAGCCTTGTCCGTCGTTTACATCGAAATGAAGGTGTGTACCTAAAGAATACCCTGTATTTCCTTCCTTGCCTAATACGGTTCCCGCTTTCACCTTGTCGCCCACCTTTACTTTAATGCTACCGTTTACCATATGAAGGTATCTTGTGTACACACCGTTGGTATGTTTTAAGCGAACAAAGTTTCCCGCAGTGAAGACTTTTTCGTCGTATCCAGGAACCCCATCCTGTACATACACTACTTCTCCGTCTGCTGCGGCGATTACATTGCAAGCACCTCCAGCGTCGTTTATTACATCAACGCCTTTATGAGTTCTATACTCGGGTTCACGAGTACCAAAGTCGTAGGTGCACCATTCCTGCTTCGATTCAAGAATGTGATTTTTAATGTTCATTTTAAAAGCCATATTTAACTCCTTTCTTGTATAAGGAGAGACAAGGCTCTGCTTACCAAGTCTCTCCTAAATTATGTCTCTGCCAAAGTCTGCAGGACAGATCGCCACTCTCCTGTGGCAAGGGCATTACCGCAGAACTGAACAACCTTCAGATAGATGTTCGTTTCTCCCAGTACGGGCGCGGTATCCTTACAAACGCCTATACAGGTCTGAAATTTACATTTCTATAAACTCTTCAATTTTCATCATATCAGCAGGCGAGATTTTTATATCTTCATTTGCAAGATTGACTTTTTCTGCTGTAATATCAACATTGAGAGAAAGCAATTCAGTTATATCTTTGTTCCACGAATCCTTGTTTTCGTCAAGAATTGTGTAACTGTCATCGTCATTTTTCTTGCCGTATTTTTTAAGTAACTTTTCCTTTTCCTTTTCGAAGATTTCAAGCTCTACGTTAATCTCTTTTATAAGTTTAACGAGCCTAAACGAAACAACGGGGGAAAGTTCTTTGTTTGTTATTTTACTGAATACGGGAGTAGCGTTAATTAACGTTGCAATTGTTACGTTCATATTTTTAAAATCCTTTCATTCTTAATTCTCACGAATCATTACTTTGCATCCTGTGCTTCATACACTTCTGTTTGAAAAGCTGTGTAATCAGACCTTATAGTAGCCTTATTTGCTTCATACAATTCGGCATTGGATATACTCATATTTATCTGTGCTGTATCATCAGCGCGAATAATAGCATTAAAGTATGCTACTATCTGTTCTGTTCCATCTTCCCCAATGACATAGCTTGTACCATCGAAAGATATTGTTTTGTTGTTTTTCAACATTGTTATTCTCCTTTCAGTTCTTTAACTTGATTCCTCAGTCTTTTTATCTCATTCCACATAATAGGAATAAACTGCTCATACGCAAGTGCATATTGACTGCCATCGCCGTGTATATCGCAGAATCCTGCAAAATCATTTGTTGTAAGCCCGCATTTTTGCAATGCTGTAAGCACATCCTGTGCAATAAAGCCGTAGTTCTTGGCAGTTGAGTTGCTACCGTTATAGAAAAATGACTTTCCGTCAAGATAATCAAAAAGGTTTTCAGATTTGCTCGGCAAGTCGGCTATGTGGTTTTTCATACGGGCGTCTGACGATGTAGTGATAGCCTTTGTCGAGGTGATAGCAGTTCCTATTAGTTGCAATAGTTGCGTGTTATTTCCGATTTTTATAAAATCGGCGCTAGTAACTCCGGTTGTTTGCTGACGCACGCACGCATGAGCTTCATCGGTGCCCAAGTTAAAATGCAAGGGCATATATAATCCAACTACGCTAATATCTTTTGCGTATGACAGTGTTGCCATCGGCATAATAGCACCACTACCATTCGGACGGCAAAATTCTATCGTGTTGCCGTTGCCACAAATCAGTCGTGTAGTACCCGAAATGTCGGTACTTCCGATGTGAAAGCTATTTTTTGTCGTAAGAGCTACAAGTCGCACGATATTACCAGACGTATCTCTACTGTTTAAATAAGACCCGTTTGCTGTAATAAGACCCTGCTTGTTTATCATAACGTAAGAATCATTGTTGAAATACAACGCAGAGCTACTCATGCTACTTACCTTGAAATAGGCTTCGCCACTTTCACTTTCAAAAGCAATTCCACTAGTTGCTTGGTATATATATGTTCCGGTGTCCGTCCTAGACGCACCGTCTTGTGATGTATATATGTTGCTAAAACTTATCTTCCCTTCCGATATGCGAACAGTCTGTTTGGTTGACCCAGAACCCGCCCCCATTTCATATTCGCAAGCTACCCCCTTGTTGCCAACTATTAAAAGGTTAGACAGAGTTCCGTATGTGGCATAAATAACTCCATTAACAGAGACATTACCTTGTGCGTCTATAGAGAAATTTTTGCTATCCCAAGTACCGTCATCAAGCGATATTTTTATACCTTTATCATCTTTTCCGTAGTGAGTGCTTTGAATTACTCCCGCATTAACAGTTCCTAAATTTGCTGATATTGATTCCAGTGTGTTAGCAGATATTTTATCTGCTGCTATGCTACCAGTATATATTTTTGCGCCGTCTATGTACGTCTTATTATTGTTGTAGCACCAATTTACGATCGAATTGTCCAAAATCTGATTGGTTGTGTCTTCAGTAGCAGGTGTCCAATCGGTCGCAATTGTACCCTTCTCGAATTTTATTCCGCAAATCTCTACGGATGTTCCTACATTAGCAGGGCGTAAAACTATTAACGGGACAGTGAAGTTGTTGTCAGACAACGGCTTGTTGCTTGCCACTTTGACTATCCTTGTCCATCCAGAATTAACAGTAAACAAAGATGTAGTATCGGCATCGCCACTTCTACTATAACATTGCGTTGCTATGACGCATGAATCTCCGCTAACACATCTTGCCCAAAATGAAACAACATATTGAGTCCCTTTCTTTAGAGGAACGTTATCTTGAACAACTCCAACTTGCGATGATGCGTTGGTTATTGAAAGTTTGACTCCGTTGAATATCCCAGAGAAATCAGTTATATTGGTTGATTCTAAATCACCTGTGCTAAACTTTCGCCACTGAGACTTAGCGTATCCGCCAGTGCCTATTGTCATAAGACTTGTTCCGAGTGATATGTTTCTTCCGCCGACCGACAAATTATTTATATTGTCTATTGATGACTTCAAACCACTATCTAATGAACCTATGGTGATTGCTCCTGTTGCGATTTTGTCAGATGTTATTGAATTTGCTTGAATCTTGTCTGAAGTTATGCTACCCGTATGTATTTTGTCAGATGTTATAGTTCCATTAATTAATAAACTTCCATCAACTTTTACATTTGTTTTAATGTCAAATGCAAATTTTCCATCGGTTGTTTTAACAAATTTTATATATTCGTCATCGTTACCGAGAACAAATTGTCCGTTTGAATCTATATAAACACCGGGAACATAACTGTCAACGCTTGTTTTTAAGATGTTATGAAAACTGCCGCCTACTACATTCCCGTCAGCATCTAACAAATCTTCAATTTTAAATGAGGCAATCGTAGCTTTAAATGCTGTCAAGTCGCTTACGGCTATTTTGTTTGCGGTTATAGATTCCGCAATTATATTTTCCCCGTGTATTCCGTTTTTAAGTTTTTCTTGTTCGTCAGCAGGCAGTTCTTCAACAGCCGCTTCTCCTAATGCCGTAACATTGAGTTTATAATATAGACTATTATTCCCTTTTATTAGTAGTCTATCAGTCATTAATGTTCCTGTTTTTATATTGCCGGCATCTATCTCTACGGCGCATAATTTGCCTGTTATCTTGCCGTCCTTAACAGTGAGATCGGTTACCAAGCCAGTATTTGCATACAAATTTTTGATTTGGGCGTCTGTAAAGTCAGCAAAGTCTGATTTAATAAAATCCGCTGTTAATTTAACTATAGTAGCCTCGTTAGCTGATATGTTTTTATAATTAAGTTCATCGAATTTACCTTTGAAAACGGTAGAGTTTGAGATTAAATTCAATAATTCAACCGACAGTTCAAGGTTGTCCTTTGATTTGTTGTTGCTAAGAGTTATGCTGTTTTTGGATGCACTTATAGCCTTATCAAAAATATAACTGAAGTCATTCCGTCCGTCTTTCCCTTTGACCATATTACTAAACTCAACAGACAAATCGTTTGTTTTTATAAAAGGATTGTAACTGATACTAATCAATCTTAATCTTGTAAAAACATCTTCACTAACTTCAAGCGTGATAAAGTTACCTATTTTAAAGTCGTTGTGCCAATAAGCAAACTCGTACATAGACAAAAGATTGTCTAAGGTGCAACTGAACGTATATTGAGGAATTGCCAATTCTGATAACTCCTCTTCAGCATCGTTGTATAATTCTTTCTCAATGTCTAATCTTTCTGAGAAATTATTGAGTTTCGTTACGAGTATGTTTTCATTGGTGTAATCGGTATCGTGAAACAATAAATCAACTGTTTGTAATTGGCTATCCGTAAACCATTTGACAAAAACCTCGTTAATATTTCTTCCACCTGTTATACTCATATTATTGCGAATTGTGGCAAGTTTTTTGCTTAAAGCATCACGGCTGTCTACAATATTATTTTTCTGTGCTTGAAGTTCTGTGGCTTTGCTTTCAATTGCTTTTATATACCCGTTTAACTTTTTATATTCGTTATGATACTGATTATAAGTAATCTCATTATCGCCGTGAGATGCCTTTTCTTCTTTTGTTAACTTATCCCAATCCTTTTGATAAGATTTAAGCGTAGAGATTTGATCTTCATAAGAAGACTGTTTTGCTTTAAGTTCTACAAGACCATATAAGTTCCAGTCCGTTAGATAGTCTTCAACGTAGTCTTTTTTCTCATCTTTTGTTAAATCAAAGTTTTCAATCGCTATCGCAATATTCGGAATGACATAAGTGATTATCTCACGATATGTTTCTTTCCCTCGTCCTTCCAAATCGTTTATATAGGCATCGTGATCTACCGTTCCGTCAGCTTTTAATCGTGAGGGAGAGTAGTCATCGAGATTGCCAGTATACTCAGTTTCTCCGGTTTTAGGGTGAGTGTTCTGTGCAATGATTTGAAATTCCTTAATAAGAGAATTGTAATATGTCAAGTTCTTATTTAACTCGTCAAGGGACATATTATCCCAATTGTTTAACACTCCGTTAGTAGGAACTTTGTTATCAATCTCTGAAATTTGCTCAAGATAGCCTTGATATGTTGTTACGTCACTAATATAACTGTTTCTATTATCATCACGAGCCTTTTGCCACGTTTTAAGAGCATCTATCAAATCCTGATTCATGTAACTCAGATTTGAGTAGTAATCAAGGTTAAAAATATGCGTATCACCGTAGTTAATATCAGCAAAATTAAGAGAATCTTTTCCTTGCACGTTTATGCGAGTATAAATATTGTCGCTATCACACTGCACATTAACACTATTTAACAAGTTTCTTTCGGCAATCACTATTCCTGTATTATTCCCTATATGATTTTCAGAATATGCAGACACAGTTTTGTTGATTGTGTCAAACGTAAAAATACACCTTGCCGTTGAAGATAAAGTTTTTGTCAAGAATGAAAATATGTTTTCGTTAATATTATCAAATGAATAACGCTGATTTTTTAAAAAATCATCTATTGTTCCTACACTCCAACCCACTGCCTTTTCAAGCACCAAATCCAGCAGTGAGAGCTGCTTATTTGTGGGATTATAGAAAGTGACATATTCATTAGGATACCCTAAGCTATTTATATTGTTGTCAGCTAACATTTCAAGGGAGGCTGTAGTAGATGTATTAACGGTGAACCCCACGAGGTCTTTTTGCAACAGTTCTGTTGCTATCGAAACCCCCGTCACAGTTTTTGTCTCTTTGTTAATTTCATTAGATATTTCAGGCTCTCTAATCTGAAAATACCCAATATCTTCGACATATACTTCCATAAATGCGTGAAGGTCATCGTATCCATTGCTCTTAGCGCTCTCACCGCCCCCCAATGTTATATATTTATCAACGGTAAAAGTAATCTCATCTAAATCGTTAAACTTAGTTGTATAGTTTATTGTGTTATAGTCAACCCCATTAAGCTGATACACGGGTACTTTTCCCGGCTTGCATAATATAATATTTTTCAGATTTCTCACCTCATTCCCATCTTAACGCTCTTTTTTGTGGAATTATATAATCTGCTTTAATTCCGTATCTTATGGCTCGACTACCATCCTTATAACATTCAAACTTGTTAGTTTTATATAATTCTGTTTTAATTTCAAACCAATCCAAATCTTTTGCGTTGTCTATTCCGAGCGATTCAAAACTACAAAGGACGGTTTCTCCGTTTGTGTTTATTCTGTAAATCATACAATTTTTGCAGTCAATGTAAACGGGGTCGTCTATAACTCTAATAGTCATTATTTTAGTGGTTGCTCTTTTTATTGGGAGACTTTCAAGAGGACAACACCATTCCGTAGCCATCTTGCCCTTTTCTAACTTAATATTTGCAACTTCCATATAATCTCCAGCATTTTGAAAATTACGGAAGTAAACACAAGAAGCAGAGTAATAATTGTCTGAAGATGTCTTTTTGTCAGAAGTGTATGAAATATACTGCCACTCTGTTGTTAAGTCAAATTCCCCATACCCACTATTCTCCCCATTCAAAATTGTAAACGGAGCAAGTCTGCACTTAGCGCCATTAGCATTTGATCTTACCCAGCATGACAGTGTGTAATATTCTCCACCATCAAGCCTACATCCAGATTGGTAACAGGCTGACTGGACTTCAGTTATATCATTTTGTTGAATCTTTAACCCATTACCAGAACCATATACATCAATTCCGGTACCGCTCATATCTTCAACAGTCAATGTTGCTCCGCCACCATATAATTTCCAGTTGCCATTTAACCATCCGTTGTCGCCAACGACAACGTTATCAGAACCAGTGGCTATATTTCTGTGTTCAAAGCATATTTTATCCCCATTCACATCGTTAATTGTCTCTTTAAGGCATATCTTTTCTCCTGTCGCACCTGTAACTTTAATCAACGGATAAATAGTTTCATCACTATCACAGCTAATTGCGATAGTTTCCATGTCATATAATGTTTTATCCTTTATGATGTCATAGTCATAAGGACTGTCATTTTCAAAATGGACTTGAAATCCTTTAAGTCCACTGAAAATTTTGTATGTGATCTGAGTAAACAAACCTCTGTAATTTGCTATCAAGTTATCGTTACAATCATAGCTTGAAAACCATTTCGGGGTTCTTGCGTTTGTTAAAAGCTTAGTTAATTTTCTCTGCTCGTCAGTTGTAAAGTCGCTTTCATTTGTCTTATAAATAAACAAATCAAAATTTACAACCTCATTAAACAGGGAAGTGATATAATTCGGAGAGTATCTTTCAGAGTTCATTTCCCCTTTAATTATCTCTCTACCTAAGTTGCCGTCAATCTCATCGAAACTGTCTAGCACTCCGATTGTCAATTCACTTCCGGGTAATAGTGTTTTGATTGATGTTCCGTCATAAACAAAATAACTCATAAGAGTAATCTCCTTTCATTTAAATTTGTATACAATATATAGTGTTAAGGCACACAGGTTGCACTATATGCATGTATATTTTGCCGATAGAATTTATAGTTTCATAATAACAAATCGTAGCCCCGATTTTCTCAGAGCTACGACCGTATTATTATTATCTTTTATAACCCACTTTTCGCAAATCCTTCGTGATATTTGTGATGACTGAATCTGTAATCTGTTTTTGATATTTCTTTAAATCATCCATTACATCTCTGTCCACGCTGCCTTGCACGATGAGTTGAATATCTCCTAAAGACACTGAGGGGGTGCTGCCTATTGTCGTCTGCCCGTGTGACAGTGTTTTCTTCAAATCTACCGACAACAGATTCAATTGAGGGATGGTTTTCATAAAGGCGTTTGAAATTTCTTTTGTTAGCACGATTTCCCCAGCCTTTAGCCACGCGATTCCGTCGTCTCTGCCCTTAGAGTTTACGGTTACAACCCTGCCTCCGTTTGCAAAATGCGGGATCGTTTTAGAGTTCTGAGCGCCTTCAATATAAGATATATCGAATCCTCTTGCGTTTGCTATGTCTCTGAGCAGTTTGTTTACCGCTTCAATGCTATTAGTAGCCAGAGAAGATGCTGAATTTACTATGTCTTTCTCGGTGTCTAAGCATTTATTCAGGGAGTCTACAAACTTATCGTAAATATCTTGCAGGATTTCTTTCTGCTTATTCAGCCCGTCAATCTGAACTTGATAGACATGATCTGTTTGTGTGTCGGCTAAGTCCTCTTCTAAGTCAGATAACTGTTCTTCCAACAAGGCTTTTTGAGCCTTTGATTCTGCTGTAGAAACGCCGTTGAGAGCTTCTATCTGCATCTGCATTGCAGTTATATCTTTTGTTTTGTTTCTGATTGTCTTATCATAATCATAATACTCTTTTTTCTTCTGCAACGCTTCTGACCGTGTATCTATGAGTTCATTCAAAGCGTTTAATTCTTCTTGTGCCTGATTTTTGTACAAATCTTTAATGGCTTCAGTATAGTTATTAACTTCCGATGTAGCGTTTTGATAGCCGTCTGTAAGTTCTCTCAGCTTCTCAGCATACTCGTCATCGTTATACTTACCTTGTTTGTGTGCTTTGTTAAGAGCGTCAATTTCTTTTTTGTAGTCATAAACACTCGACTTCGCTTCCTCAAGGTTCTTCATTGTCAAAGCAATTTTTGCGATTCCGCGTTCGCTGAAACTACCGTCATCGTTATAAAGAGCATCATCGTTAATCATATCTGACAAGCTGCCCAAAGCCTTTTTAACATCTTCTATATGTTGCAAGTCTTCCTCGTAATTACGGTATAACTCAATATCTCTTGCTTGTCTTTCTAATTCTTCGTTAGCTTTAAGCATTTCGTTGTAGGTTGAGGCACTCTGTAAATAGAGTTTTTGGTACTCATCTGCATCAGATAATCTGCCTTCTTTTTTTGCTTTTTTAAATTCGTCTAAGTATCTGTTGAACAGCTCCCGTTGTTTTGCTATATCTGTATCAGAGTATTTTTGACTTCTTATCTGGTTTGCACTTACTGTACTTTCCCCATTAATGTAAGAAAGTCTTTCAATATAGGTTTTTGTTTTTGAAACAATTGCTTCTGCAATATCGAGATATTCGTTTAACCTATCCATAGGGATGTTGCGAATTGTTGCATTCCACTCAGCTTGGTTCTTATTATTTTCGCTGATTTGATCGTCTACGCCTCTTAATTTTTCGGTGAGTTCATCATATCTTTTGCTACCATATTGAACCGTTGTCATTTCGTAGAGTATGGTGTTTCTTTCCTTTTGCAAAACGGTATTTTGCATCTTGGAAGCATTAATCATACGTCTGTAATAACCATCGCCAGTCTTTTTGCCTCGTGCTTTAGCTAAATCCATCGAATTTTGAATATAAGTAACGGTTCTTTCGTGATTGCCTACAGAACGTTCGTAATCAGAAATCTTTAGGTCAAATTTCTTGTTATTGTTTTCTGCTATGGCTATTGTGTTCTGCCTTATAGTTTGAGAATTAGCGTCAATCTTTTCTTGATATTCCTGCCATTTAGAAGAACCTTTCTGAACTGTTTTTTGCTGTTGCAACAGCATCTTGTTCTGAGTTGACAAACTTTTGTTCTGAGACGTTAGATTCCTATTAAGGTTATTATAATCTCCGGCTGAAACCTTACCACCTTTGTTTTCCTTGTAGCTGATAATGTCATTAATTTTATCATTAGCAGTAGAATACTTATCTGTGATTCTCTGTTGTCTCTCGTACTTGCTATCAAATTGCTGTGAAAGATAATCTTTTTTCTGTTCTGTTAAATCTGCGATATTCTGAGCAGAATCTCTAGCCTTTTCCCACCATTTCTGATAATCTTGAATATTCTTTATCAGAGTCTCGTTAGTAAGCTCATTAATAGAGAAATTACCCTCACGAACTTTCTTTTTCCAACTCTCCGAAAGGTTTATGCTATTAGCTTTCTGCCTGTATTTTTGTTCAGCTTTTTTGTTAGCATTAATCTCATTCTGCGTAGCTGTTATAGCTTTACCGAGATTTCTTTCGTTCGTAACATTAGATATATAGTCAGAGACTTTATCAAAGAATGATTTTGTCTTATCTGCAAGGCGGTTTAATCGCACCTCAATCCAGTCAAAGATCTCACTTGTGGTTGATTTAGTCGAGTTCTTTTTACTGCTACTAGATTTAGACGACACAGCGTCTAACGTGCTTGTAGACTTAAATAGTTTTCCAAATTCTTGTATTCCCTCTCCGTAAGAAGAAAGAATATTATTGATTTCGCCTAAAACTCCTGACGTTGTTAAGCCTCTTAATGAGTATAGTTCCGACCAGTCTCCAATTTTCTTACCAGTTTCAAAATTATAATAATCTTCTATATTTACGCCTGCTGCCAAAGCCTTGACCTTGGCTATCGTTTCCTGTTGCATTTTTAACTTGGCATCATTCCAAGTCTTGCAATTTTGAAGGTCAACCTCATAGTTATCCTTCATGTAATCAATGAAATTCTTGCTTAAAGCTCCGATATGTTCGTAATAGTTAGTATCTTCAGCATATTTAGTGTTAAGAGCGTTTAGGTAAGTTTGTAACTCTTCATCTGTTAAATCTATCTTTTGAACAATTGTGCTTCTATACTCATAAAAGTCATCGTCATAAGCGTCTTTAAGTTTACTAAGTAATGATTGCTCGTCTATAAGCCCCATCATATAGTTGCTTACTTCGTCTGACAATTCAGGATAAACTTCTTTCACCTTATTCAGAGTGTCTAATGTTATAGAACCGTTGTCGGATATAGCGTCCTCGACGTCAGTTATTACTTCATATCTGTTTGTTAAAACATCAATAACTGCTGAGAATGAAGCCGACAAATCCTCGGCAGACTTTGCGAGATATTCAGACTTAACTTTTCCTTCAGATAGTTGAGATTTCAGAGTGGCTAAATTGCCCTCATCTGTGGATATTGCAGACTTGATATTTTGATTGTATTCGTCATCATATTTACTGTTAACGCTGGTAAGCAATCTGGACTTGTTCAGAGCGATGTTCGCTTCAAGCTCTTTTATCTTTGCCTCTATAAGCTCATTGGTTGTATCAACCTCTTGCTTTTGCGTTTCGATATATGATTCAGCACCACTTTGCAAATCTTTATAGTTAATGCTAAATGTGCCATCGTCATTCATCTTGAACTTGTCGGCAAGTTCTGGCATTAACTCGACTAAAGACAGAACATCATCAACGTTAAAACTTTCCTTTGAGAAAGCAGACTTCAATGCAGATTGAACTTTAGATGCAGAAGTTGTTATTTTATCTAACTTTTCACTCGTTTCGTCAAGTTTTTTATTAAGTTCTGTGACGTTTACGGTGGGGTAGGTGATAGCCTGCTCGGTCTCGGTTGCAGCTTTTTGAATTTCAGCCTGTTTATTCTTAAACATCTTTTTGATGTATATTGAGAAGAATGGGTCATTTGCAAAATTTCCCAAAGACTTTATAAATCCTTGTTTCCATTTCTCTAAGCCATCTGTAGTATCTATATCTTTAAACGCCTGCCCACCTGATTTTTCAAAATTAGCACTATATATCTGCCAATAAGCATCCGCAGTGGACGACATAATCTTATCTATGCCTGTTTCTGGATCATACAGATATTTTTTAAGTTTATCTGAATCCGCCCTTAACTGGTCTATTACTATTTGCTCTACAGGATTAAGTCCTTCTTTTTGTTCTTTTTCACTAAGTTTAGATAAAGCGTTGCTAATGTTTTCGTAAGCAGAATAAGCATTCTCTCCATATTCAAAAACGAAATTGCGAATGGAATGCTTATTATCTTTATCTAAATCTGCCTTTATGCCGTATTGAGATAAATAATCACGGACAGTTCGTTCTTGTCGTTCTTGTTCCGCATAAGTTCCATCGCTTCCCGTCTCTCTGTAATAAGTTCTTGTTTCCCCAGTTTCAGTATCCATAGCTTCTTTTGTATACTTATTATAAGATGCTTGGTTTTCATTTATAACAGTTTTAGCGTTCTTAACAGCTTCCTTGTCCATCAAGTCAAGTCCCGCTTGTCTGGATTCGTTTAACTTATCGAGGGCTTCTTTTTCAACGCCATAAGTTTCTGCAAGAGTGTTTTTAATGGAGTCAAGCTCTTTAGCCTTTGTAGCCTCGTCCTTCTCGCTATCCATTATCTCAATGTACTTATTTTTGAGATCTTCTATTTGCTTTTTCTGATCTTCGTATGCCTTAGAAGCCTCGACAGCTTTCTTTCTAGCTTCCTCTTGGGCATTGACAAGAGTGATAACTAATGGTATAATCATACTTATACCAGCCGAGATAGCGGTGTTAAGTATGGTTGATACCGCAGTGAGGGCTATGGTTTTTGCCTTAGTAGCAACTAGTTGCGCTCCGTAGCCTGTCATGCTTGCCTTAGCGCCGTTAAGTCCATTTATATATGTGCCGAAGTTCTTGTTCGTTCTGCTTATTTGCTCTGCAAGATTTTTCTGAGCAGCCGTTTGCACGTTAGTCCCATTTCCAAGAGCATTGTAGCTCTCTATCAGTTTCTTAACATTAGAAAGTCCTGTAGTTCCGCCGTATGTAGCATCAAAAGCATCTGCTACTGTCATTTTGGCTGTATCGCTCATGGCTGCAAGCGTAGTCATCGAATCCGCTAAGGCGTCTGATTCATTTCTTACTTCTGAGAGAAACTTTGTATATGCTTCGGTTCCTAAAGTGTCTGCGCTATTCTGCAGAGCGTTAAATTTACCTACTAGAGCTTCAAGTTTATCTGTATTGGATGCAAGAGAAACATCTTTTTTGTCATAGTTGGCAAACAGAGAGAAATTTTTATTTAATTTTCCATTATCTTTATCAACTGTAAACACCGTTTTTGTTTTGAAAGGAGTGATAAAAATGTGTACAGACATATTTTATTATTGCCCAAAATGCGCTAGAGTAATGGATTTTTGGAATTGGGAGCCAAGTGTTGAGTGCAGAACTTGTCATGTGGATATGGTATCAACAGGGATAGATGCTACTCAGTGGCATGGTGAGGCGCGTCGTATCAAGGAAAAAGAAATAGCCGAAGAAATAGCTCGAAAAAATCCCGAATATGATCCTGCTCTTGAGGCTGAACGAGAAGAAAAAGACGCTGCGAGACTGCACGCTATATGTGCTGCGGGAGCCACTACCAATAGATACATTCCTAAATGTCCTACTTGCGGTTCTCCTAAAATCCATAAAATCTCCACTGCTTCAAAAGTTGCATCAGTTGCTTTGGTTGGTATCTTTTCGAGAAAAGTCCATAAGCAGTGGCATTGCGACAATTGCGGCAGTGAGTGGTAATTTCTAACTAATATCACCCTCGTTAGAAGAGGACAAAACTCATACTAGGGCGGGATATCTCCGTCCTTTTTGCTTGTTTGGAATTGCGGTGTATGTTACCGCCCTCATGCGTTACCATGAGCCTGACTGTCTATTAACTCCGTTGCGAGTCCAACTCTTACAGTCGATGAGCCTTCCTTGCTTTTGCAAGGCTTGGTTGCTGACTTGACATTTTCGCTTACGCGACAGACCTTAGCACGCAGTTATACAAAACTGCGCTTTTATCTCAGCTTAGTCCATCTCCACTGTTGTTTCTGAATTTCTTCACCATTAAGGTCGTGGAGCTTTAGCCATTCCCAGCAGTTTGGGTTGGTCTATTTTAAATGCGTCTGCCCTATATAGTTTGTGCAACGCTATATAAGGTGGCGTGTTTACAATGTTCACCTACATTTTGTGTTATTGCTTTAATAGCCGATATGCCGGTTATAATAGCAGGGATGATACCATTTATCTGTTCGAGAAACTTTATACTTCCGTCCAGGTTATCGAGGATTATTGTTCCTGCGTCTATGACAGTTTTCAAGAACCCAGAGTCTATGACTGTATTGGATAATTCTTGGAATGACGTTTCTAAGCGATTGAGTTTACCCTGAACGCTCTCTAATTGCTTTTCGTTTTCTTTCAACGCAGAGCCTGCCGAATCGTTAGCTGATGTATTCATAGCGCTTTCTGCTACTTTGAAGTTCTTGATAAGAGATGTTATTACGTTGCCATTCCTCTTACCGCCTATCAATTCGAGAATGTTTGCCGCATCAACATCAGACAAATCGTCCCACACCGCCGCAAGCTCTTTAAGAATTTGATATGTACTCTTAAACGTTGTGGGGTCGAGCATAATGTCAACACGACTGCCGGTGAGTTGTAATATCTCAGACCGCAACTCTGACACGCTGTCTGCCATTCCGTCTGTTTCTTCTCCAGCGGCTTCTGCGTCTGTCTTAGCCGCTCTGAGATACATGGAAATTGTTTTCAAGGCTGTACCAACAGAATCCGGGTCTTGAATGACGCTATTTGCAGCAGTTATAAGACCTATACTCTCATCGAGAGTATTACCGGCTGTGGCCAGTGATGATGCCGATCTCTTAAGAGCCTCTCCGATGCCTTGAGAGGAAATAGCAAAGTTATTGCCCACCTCATTGAATTTATCAACAATTGACATCGGGCTGTTTTCGTATTCACTGAATGCCTTTACGGTAGAGATAATAGACTCTGAAGCCTCTGAAATGTCTTGGATGCCGTCACCGACATTCTTATACACGTTTGCTGCGTCCGCATACTCAGAAGCCGTGTTAATATCGTATCCGAGTCGTGCGAAGTCTGCTGTCGAAGACACAACGTCTGTTATCGTGGCTCCAAGGTTTTTCGCTCTCGTAGAAGCGCCATCTAAGAATTTAGCATAGGCTCTATCGGTTTCGCTGGTTACTTTTTTTAGTTCAGTCATAGCAGAATTTATATTTATTACATTGGTAACCATTTGCTTTGCTGAGCGAACTGCGTACATCGTTATCTGCGAAATACTGAACCACGCCGAGAACTTGGCAAACATATTTTTAACCTTAGTTCCAACGCCTGTGGTGGCTTCTCCCACTGCTTTAATAGCCTCTTCAGCTCTTTTAGCCTCTAAAGCTATATTAGAATAAATAGCCGAAAAATCGCTCGATGAGATTTGTCTGTTCAATCTTTGCGTTTGAAGTACTTCAAGCTGGTTGTAAAGCTTTCCAATCTGATTATATGACTCTTTTGACTTGCTTCTGATGCCAGAGGCTTTGGTGTATTTGTTCTGCATATTTTGAAGACTCGACATAAGAGTCGTAATTTTCTTTATGTCTCTCTGTATTATACCAGAACTACCTCCGGTTGACTTACTTAATTCACCAAAATTATCTTTAGCAACAGTGACGTTATGGCTTAATTTAGCAATTTCTTGACCGTATGTATCTACTGTCATTTTGCCGGTTGCTAGTTTTTGATCAAGAGCGTCTATTTCTTGACGGAGATTTTTAAATTCATCGTAAGATGCTTTGTACTTAGATATTCCTGTTGTTGATGCAATTCCGTCGTCTACGACTTTCCTTAAATTTGATAGATTTTTCAAAGCCTTAGTCGTGGCTTGTATTTCTTTTGTGGTTGCTCCTTCGCCTGCAAACAATCTAACTGACTTAGAAGCCTTTCCATAAGACCCGGAGACCTTGGCGTTTGTCGTGACTTCTGCCAGCAACGCCTTTGCTTTGGCTACTTCTTTATTAAAATCAGAATACCCGATAGTTCCGCTTTTTATCGCCTTCTCAAGCTCTATCATACGGGTCTCTTGCTCTTTAATAACCGTGTTTGCTTCCGTTCCATCTTTCGCTGTGCTATCTTTTACTTTAGCGATTTGTGCCTTTACACTATAAACTTTCTCAAGAGCAGAGTAATATTCCTTGGTCTCTGCCTGGATATTGAACTCGTTATTCGTTAACCCTGAGGCCTTCGAAGCCAAGTTTATCTTTGACGCTACATTATCGGCCTTTGTGATAACTTGCGAGAACTCTTCATAAGAAGCCTTGCCATCCTCCAAAGACCTTCTCAAAGAGTTGAGAGATGCTATTGTTTCTTCTACTTCTGCTTGACTTGTTTTCCCGAGAGATGCTATTGATCCTTCTATTTCTGCCTGGCTTGCTTTTCCGAGCGAAGAACTTTTATCCCAAAGCCCTATCAAAGACGATAAAGACTTATTTATCTTTGTTATCGCATTTTGGGCTTCCGCTGAGTCAGCTTTTATCGCTTTGGCTTGAGAATTACTGCCTGTAGGTTTTACAGGTTTACTTTTTGTGTTGTTACTGTTAGATGTTGCTGTTGATTTAGACACTTTAACAGAAACTTTTGCAGCATCTGTAACCTTTTGAAGTTCTTGCTTTATTGCTTTGATGGAAGAGTCATCTATCTTTACTTTAATAGGCATTGGTTTGCTATTAATTGACGATATTATGCTCTCAAGCTGTTCTTTTATGAGTTTGCCAGATTCTCCATCAACGGAGCCGCCGCCAGCCACTCCAAACAAAAGCTCTACGTCTGGATTTTTTTGTCCTGCCATTTAACCACCTTCCTTTATAAATAAAGGACGGGGCTGGCAACCCCATCCACTTAGTTGTATTCGTCTGATAAAATAATTGCCTCGACATCTTTATATGTTTTCTTGATAAGGCTTGCTGCCGATTGCATAAATTCAAGTTCATTTCTTTTTCTTTTTGCACGAATTTCTTTCCCGTTATTATGACCTTCCCAAACACCTCCCGGAGTGGTTTTTGATTTAAGTTCATATCCGTTGTTGAAGAGTGCAATTATGTTGTTTATTCCGTCCCCGGTTCTGTTGCCATTCGGCAGTAACAGCGAATTCCTACTTAAATCATCTTCGGATGAGAAATATATATATACTACCCCATACGCCTTACCATTGCTCATAACTATTGATGGCTCTGAGGCTTTTAGTGAGTTGAAGTGCTCTTGTACACTTTGATTGTTTTCAGTAAATCCAATTCGTCTGCTCGCCGTGTCTTTCAGAACTTGAATAAACATATTCGCCACTTTGATCATTCTTTCTCTCTCTGCGCCTTCATTATTTACTGCGTCCGCGATAGCCCCGTTGACTATTTCTTTTCCTCTTTTGGTCTTTGCCCAAGAAGATATTTTTGCATTTAGCTTATCAGCCGTTATATTTACATTCAATTCACATCAACCGTTTCGTCACTCTTGTCCAGCATCACTTTAGAATATGCCTTAACCAACTTTTCTTCGTCTATCTTTCCATCAGATGAGGCCGAAAGCAATGCTTTTACATCTTTGATATCAAGACCGTTCATAATGTCTTGAGTGCTATTTGCGATATTTTCAAACAAAAGAGAGATTTTGTCAAGTTCTTTTTCAATATCGCGTTCTGCTATACGCTTTCTCTCCTCTACAGATGCCCTTATATTACTTACGAGATTGTTGTACTGATTTAGATTTACATTTATTTCTATAGTCGGTATTAAGCACTCTGCAGAAATCACCGCGTACTTCTCAGAAATATCCTCTGGTAATTCTAAATTAGTGTATGTTTCGACCGTCAAGATAGCAGTTGCTATGTCTCCAACAATGGGGGAGTAGTTGCCTTGTGGGAAGTATGACTCCGTAGCAGATTCAACAAACGCTATTGCCTCGTCCAGAGTTAAATACTCCTTAACCTTGAAGGCAAGAGGAGCGTGCTTTGTTTCTTCCGGGCATACCGCATCTCTATATTCGTTAACTGCGTTTAACGAACATTCAACAATTTTTCTGTCAATAGTTATCTTTTCCATGTTTATCTCCTTTAATTCCGTTGCTCTCCTTCTTTTCGGTGAGCTTTTTCTTTTCTTCTCGTCTTCGGCGCTTACATTCCTCATACTCAATCCAACCGCCGAACTTTTTTACATATGTAATCCATTTGTAATCTATAGACGGGAAAACGTACCAAAAAAGTTTTCTTTTCAGATTTGCTACATTATCGGGACAACCTTTTGTGTCAATCACCTCTTCATATCCGTCTTTATATAATATATAAAAATCTGCAACATACTTAATTGGTAATATGGTTTTCCCATTACGTTTAAATTTAGGTTGTAGCTCGTAAGGCTTCTGAAGTTCAAACTTAACGATTTCACCGCTATTAAACTTAGGACAAATAACGTCTCTGTAATATTTCATTTCCAGTTCCGAGTCGAAAACAATTCCATCATAAGTTCTTTTGTCCTTATTGTCACTAACGTTAAACTTGCTCCTTTGCAATGCTACACACCCCACTGAACGTTATTGAAAAACGAGCCACACCCATAAGGTGCGGCTCACTTATTATTAACGATATTTCTTTTTCGATTTAGGCTTGACCTCTGTCTTCAAAGTCGATGTTGGTTCAGAAACATCGCCTACCGCAACAGGTTCGTCAGACACATTCGTAGACTCAGGTTCGACAATAGGATCTTCATCTACTATGATATTTTCTTCCGAAACGGGCTTTACAGAAGGCTCACCTCTTGATTCAAGAACTTTCGCGAAATAAATTGTACCGCACTCAGGAGAGCAAGCTACCTCTTGCCACCTAAAGCTGATATCTGTTCTGTGAGTGTGACAAGGAGTGTACTCTTTACCACATACTCTACACTTTTTAGTTTCGGTCATATATGTTTGCCTTTCTTGTTATTGTTTATTCTTTATCTGCAATATTCTCACCGAATATTGTGTAGCTCCACAGCTTACCGCCTGCGCCACAAGCACCTGCCAGAGCCTCTGCTTCGAATGCGTGAGTTGTCTGGTCGTCGCCAAACGCCTGCTCGAACTCACCGCTAAAGTCAGCCTTGGGAATGTAATACTGTACGCGATATACGTTTCCGCACTTGTCTTCTGCAAGAGCGTTTACATACATTGTGCACTGCTTTGAGTAAACATCGCTGAGATTTTCGAGAACAGGAGCAGCAACCTTTCTCTTATACTTAACTACGATCTCTGTGTTGTCAGGTACTTCACCTGTGTTAAAAGCAATCGCCTTTGTGCCGGGTGTGTATGTAAACTTGCCGGCTTTAACTTCTGAATCCTGCTCGATCTTCTTATATGCAATTTCGTTCTTATCCTTGACATAGATAACACCAATCTCATTACCAGTCGTGCCTACAGCCTTATACTTTGTAGTTGCGGCGTCTGAACTAACTGTGAGAGTCTCTGTCCAAAGAATCTCTGTGTCCTTCTCTGCGAAATCGCTACCTGTCTGGAGTTCAAGCAGACCTGATGATACGAGACCACTTGTGCCTGATACCGTAACCGCCTTATTTCTCTTAAGCGATGTAATCTTTCTGCCACCCTTACCAGTGACATCGTTCTTATCTTGTGTCTGGTTGATTGTAGCATCCTGAAGCTCATCAAGAGTAAACAGATAGTCGCCCGTGACAAGACCAAACAGATCAATTGTTTCAATGCCTGTAATAGCTAAATCATCTATACGCATTTTAATTCCTCCTATTTTATTAATGAACGAGCCAATTTAACTCGTCTTGCTTTAACTTTTTTGTATCTAGATTGCCAGTGTAAACTCCTAGCATTTTGTTGTTGAAATCAACTTTGTGAATGATTTGTTGCACGGATTCGTTGAACTGATATATCGACAAGGATTTTACCTGGTCGTAGTTGTACTTGAACTCATGTGTATTAACCATTGCAACTATTAAAGGCTCTATCTGCGAATCTTGTTTTTTATTTTTATTTCGCCTAGCCTTTGTTTTTGCCCTTTCGAGCATATAATCTCTCGCTTCTTTATTACCTGGTTTTCGCCTATTTTTCTTTAAATGGTGGATTTTCCTAAGAGCCTCAGAAATTCCAGACGCTATTTTCTTATCTATAGTGATGTCTTTCTCTGGGTTGTATAAGACCAACGAGTTGTCTATAATTCTCCTTCCGACTTCGAACTTGGATATATCTAAATCTCCAAAAATCAAGTGCGTGTCCTGTTCTTTGATGCTAAAGAACATCCTTAGGAACAGGTCGTACTCTGAAATCTCTGCGAAGTCAACTCCCATTTCGTCTAACGGAACCATGAGGTCTATTGGCATTGATGTCAGAAGTGACACCTGATTGAAGTACGCTTCCTCATCTTCTAAGACTTCACCAACCGTGGGTATTTGTATGGATATCCCGTCAATTAGTTGTATTTCGGATTTATATAAGATGTTTCCAAACATTATTCACCCAATCTTCTGTTCTTAGGGATAGACGCTTTGGGGTTATATACCTTGCTAAAATCCGTAGCGTTAAATGTCATGACCTTGCCAACCCAGTCTGTCAAAGGGGCGTATCTTGCTACCGACTCAAGTTCTAGTTGTCCGAGCCCGTAGTATCTACTACCGTTGATTGCCTTAGCAATTTCAGAACATAGTGCATCCACCCTAATACCGCCCTCTGGGAGCCGTAATTTACTACTATGACTAAACACCCAAATTTTTATCGTAGGTAAAAGGAATGTTTTATTCAAAGATTTTTGTATATCAACATCAAAGCATATGAACACTTTCCCGTGTTCCGCTGTATATGGTATATACTCCGCAGGGAACACAACGTTATAGGCTAGCGATTTGGCTGTTTCTAAAGTTGCGTCTTCGTCTATGAGTTTGACAATAGTCTCGTTTGTCAGCAAATCTTTCATTAACTGATTTTTATAATCGAATAATTCTTGCAAATTCATTACAGCCACACCTTCTTTCCTTCTTGTGTTATATTGTCATCGGGATTTATCGAAACGCCGTGATCTCTATCTGTGTCTTCTTTCTCCTCGTTAGGAAAATATTTGTAATAATCTGCAACGCCCAAAGGTATATTATCGTTATCAGTCGTTGCGACTTCCTGCAATACGAAGCAATACACGCCATCATTGTTATATACCCACCCCACCTTGAGCGGTTTTGTTAATAAATAGGCTAAACGTCCTTTGCCGTCAGGATCATCTATTATAAATCGACTTTCTCTATTAAACTTAACTGTATCTTCATTCCTCGATATTGTCATCGAAATTCTTGAGTCTCCTCGTGATACAACGAATGAACGGTCTTCCATCTCTCCTGTGAGATCCATTTTTGTTCAAACTGCATAAGCCCACACATATCCGCCGGTTGTTTTTCTTTGACCTTTACAACATTGTGATATATGTGCATGTGATATCCCGGTTTCCTTTTCTGCCTGAGTTATTGAATTGTATTTACAGATTAACTTCATGTTTTTTGAATACATTAACACCGCTTTACTATTAGCAATGCCAATTTTCTTTTTATGCTCTTCAGAAAATTTTCTCCCGCGTAGCCCTTGCGAGCGTCTTAACAATGTTTCTTCTGATAAATTTTCTCTTTTTCTCAACTCAGATAGCTTTTTACGCGTTTCCTCGGATGGATGACATCCTGGTGATCCGTCTCCACCTTCGGTCATATTATACCCATGCTCTGAATTTTGGGTGTTCCATTCCTTTATAAAGAATTTTTCTTTAGCATTTGCTTCTTCTTTTGAGAGTCCAGATAGTAATATATCGTGAGAAAAGTTTTCCCATCCATATTTATTGATAGCAGAACGGAAGTGTATATTTTCCTTATATCCGTGTCCATTGCTCCACCTATGATTGGGGTTGGTACGAGAAGTTATTCCTATGTACTTTTTGCCGTTTATTATGTTGGTGTGCATATAAACAAGCCACTTTTTACTGTCCATGATATCCTTTCTTATGCACAAGGTCGCTACCCTTGTTTGGTACTATGTACTTCTTTATCTTTCAATAAAGTGCAGACTATATCTTCACCATGCCACTATGTGGTTTAGGGCTCCCCGTTTCGACACGCTTGTGCCTACATAAATAGTCGTTGAACCTTCCTCTGTTCGAGGCTTGGCTGCTGATTGCCTAATCATTATTGTTTTCAAACCATCACATTTAAGCATATTTCATCTTTCTGCTTTGGTAATAACGCTCTAAAGGGATTCCAGCAATTAAGGGAGTAGTTTTTACATACCGTTTCCAATATGCCAAACTGTTGTGGCGTTGCCACTTCAATTTCGTTCCGTCTTCGATTACACACCATTGTTCGTGTATCACAGCATTATCATCTATCCACCTTAACAGATAGTTACACTGCAACATATTTGCTCTAGTGTATATTTCATCGTGCGCGTCTCTTTCCTTTACAATCCAGTGGTAGTTTGCCCACTCAATCATTGCTCCGCATTTGATGTCTTCTCCGACGGTGGAGAGAATTGTTTTTTCGTTTAAGTTATCAGAGTCTATTATTGTCGCCTGTCTCTCAACGCCATCTATAATCACGTTCTGAAAAGACAGACTTTCTTTGTTTCTGTTCTTTAAGCGGCGCTGTGCGTTCTTTTTTGTTTCGTCTCTTCGAGTCGTGCCGCTAATTTCTATTCTCGATGAGTATTTATCCCACACGCTCATTTGACACGCTCCGTTCCTGTGTAAGTCTTGTCAAATCTTTCTATAATAGATATAGCTCTAAAGACTTCTCGCTTAACATCTCTTATTGGAGTTGCTGGGTTGCTAATTAAGTATTGTAAAATACCTGAGAGCACGACTGGTGTCGCATCGCTCTGGGTATTAATTATCAAATCGTTAAACCCGAGCATCTCTGATTGTAAACTCTTCATGTACACATTTCTTGATGTTTCGTTATTTTCAAACATCGGGAGTATTTTAAAGAATCTGTTTATAAGCTGCGTTGTGTAGTTATGAATAACCTCGTTGCTTATTTGAATATCCAGTATAGTGTCCATCAAATATGCAGCTCCGTTAAATCATTATGATTGTACGAATATTCTCGTATCATTTGCGTGTATCTCTTCTCGGTCTCTTTGTATAGTTCTTTGATTCTATTGAGAAGTTCAGAAGGGGAGTACATTGAAAAATCTTTTGTATTAAGTACATTCGCAAGTAAATCTTGCTTATACACTCTAGGCTTTAACCACTGGAAAACCATGCCTTCGCTGATAATGTCAACAATCTCATCGACGTCCTCGTCAGATACGTCGATGCCAAACTCTCTGGTTTCATCGTTGATAGTTGATGACAAATCGTACTTACAAACCTTTCTAAACCCAGCGATAGCCCTTTTCATATACCTGTCAACATTTGCAGTCCTATCCTCTTCGTTCATTTCTATAAAGTCGTATTCTGAGATTTTATCGAGAAATGCCTCCGTGAATATGTCATATGATAACGCCATATCTCACCTCAATCTTCAACAATAAGTTTAGTGCCTAAAGCCTTTTCTAAAGCCTTAATAGTCTTGATTGAGTCGATTTTACCATCGTTGATTAACTGACGAGCTCTATATGCCACAGAACGTTTCTTGCTGTTTGACATCTCGGGCACTAACTTGGTAATATCGTCAGGAGACATAAAGAATATGTTGTCGAAGTCTTCAATTTTTATTGCTGTCTTATAATACTGTGATACTCCAAGAAAATCTACAATCCAATCCTCGTCAAACATGAACCAATTGTTTTCAAAGAACTTTTTACTAGATGTCTTTGCACTTTTGAGTTCTTTGAGCTCCATATATTGCTCATCTCCGAACCCGTCCCACTCAAACTTTTCGCCAGTCTTGTGGCTCTTGTATATAAGAGCTCCTTGGAATCCATTTCGGACTGTTACTTCCATAGATAAGTCTATATCTTTTGCCACAATTTTCTTTGTAGCAGGCTTTTCTTCCCGAATAGCTTCGACAGGCGCTTTTGCAATATTTATTTCGCTCCTGTCTTCAGAAATAGGAGCATCCTTCTTTCTTGTGCTTGTAGCCATTATCCTTTCCTTCCTTATAAATGCTCGCGAGGCTATAAAACCTCACGAGCGTTTATATTTAATTTTATTTATCTGTCAGATTATTCTGAAATTTCATATCTACCGATACCGGCGTTGTTGCCTGCCACAACGATACCCATACCATACTTCTCACCGAACAGATATTCGTTAGTGAGGTCTGCGTTTGACATAGGATCACCAGCAAGAGCAATGGGATCGCCTTCGTATACGAACTTGATAGGCTTCTGGTCGCCAGCGATGATAGTAAGCATATTGTCATCCATAACGAAGTCATTTGTGCCTACCTTGTGTCTCTGGGGAGTTGCTACGAGAGGTGTACCGAAGAACGTGCCATATACACCATACTTATAAAGGTCTTCCTTTGCTGTGTCAGCAAGAACGGATGACTTAAGGTTGCGGAGCGCCTTCTTTGTACCTACTACAGTAGCAGTCTTACCGCCAGCGGCTGCTTCAACGTGAGCAATGACGTCGAGGAGCTTATCCTCGTCATAAGCGCCTGCTACGGGGAAGAATGCCGCACCGCCAAGCTGTTCTGCTGTAACTCCTGTCCAGAGTGTGTAGATGTCATTAAGAATCTGCTGTCTGAAAGAGTCAGACACCTTTGTTATCATCGTGTTGAAGTCTACACGACCAGAGAGAACACGGTTGAGTTCCTCGTAGATTCTTACATATTTCATAGCTGTAGGGATAGCTATTTCTTTTGCACCGCCGAGTCTCTGACGACGAATGCCCTGCGTGCCGTTTGCAGCCTTCGAAACCACAAAGAGATCGCTATCGTCTACTCTAAAGAGATTCTGGTCGCCTTCGGCAACGTTTCTGTAATCAACAAACTGATTGAAATACTCGTCACCCTGTAAACCCTCTATTGTTGTTGCGCCGAGAACTGTTTCGATAAACGAGAACAGGCCAGGGCACTTGCCATCGCGGATTGCTCTGTAGTCCAGAGTTGTTTTGCCGTTGTTAAGCTCGATAAGTCCCTTACGGATTGATTCCTGAGCGTCCTCGCTTGAATACTTTTCGGTTCTGCCTCTGTAATTGTCGAGAGCGAGCTTAACCATATCATTCATGTTAAAATCCTTCATTATAAATTCACTCCTCTCAAATTACTTAATTTTAATTACATAGTAAGTATATCTGCTTGTCTTTTCGATAGCGATTATTGTACCTACTGTAGTTGTGCTTGCTGTAGCTGTTGATACCACCGTGAGCTTTGTTTCGTCGTCTGCAAGTTCTACAACGTTGTCCACTGCGATAGCTGCAGCGGCGTTAAGTGCGTCTGCTGTTACTGAGAATACATTGCCCGATCTAAGAATATAACCTCTAACTTCTGTGCCAGCCTCGTTCTCAAAATCGGAAAGATTGTGCTTATGCTCGTCATGCATTACCTCAGGGTTTGCTACTAGTGCGAGTTCTGAAAGGGGAGTACCCTTCTTAAACTTAGTAGCCTTATATACTTCGCGCTCGCCAGCTAACAGAGCTCCAATCTTTACGACGTTGCCGTTGTCGATTGCTGTTTCCACTGAATCAGATGCGCCAGCGTAGAACTTGAAAGATACAAGATCCGCTCTCACATCTGTGCCAGACATACCGTCTGTTCTTACAACACCATGTGCCATTATAATTCCTCCTTGTTTGAATAATAAAAATGCCGCCATACAAAACGGCGGTTTGAACTTAATTGTTTAATTATTACTTGTTTAACATTTTCTCAACAAAACCACCATACGGGGCTTCCGAGCAAGTATCTTCGTCTACAGCCTTCTTATCTATTACAATCTTAGGTGTAGATGCTTTAATTGAGAACTTTGCGTCCTGTTTCATGTTTCTGCCTCTGATAGAGTAGCACTTATCCTCGATATCGCTTAACTCGTATTTAAAGCAGTCTTCTGCACACTCACCCTTGAGGGACTCAAAAGATTCAATACCGTTAAGGTCTTCAAATGCGCTAAATAATTCTGAAATTTTTGCGTTCATTTCTTCTTTTTGAACGTTAGCCTTAAATTCTTTGAGAGAATCAATTTCTGCCTTTGCAGTGTTGAGCTCCGAAGATACTGCCTCATATTTTTCGTTAACAGAATTCGCATTATTAGCAGACTCCGAAATAACATCGCTCATCTTTGTAAATACCTGCGCTGACGCGGTAGATGTATCTGTATCGCCTTCGTTGAAATCAACTATCTGATATTTCTTACGCCTTTTTGTGTCAAAGTCTATTACGGCATTATCTCCGTCTATACTAAACTTAAAGCCGTAAAGTTTCCAATCTTCACTGTCTTCGCAGTATACTTCTGACACCACAGCATCATAATCTACATACCAGTATTTAAGACATTTACCCCACGATGTTTCGACTTCAATAGAGGCGAGCGAATCTTTCAACGACTTTTCAATATTACTGTTAAGTTCAAAAGATGAATTGTCTTCTGTGTTGTGGGCGTCGCTATCTATCACAGTATGTGTGACGTTATTCGCATCGACACTTTCGTTGTCTATGTGCTTCTCTATAATGGTTTCTTCATTTGTGTTTGTAATGTTTTCCAATGTATCACATCCTCCTTTCGTGTCATTATCTTTTATATTGTCAACCTCGAAAGAGGTGTCAATCATTTTATTTGCTTCTTCCTTTAATTCTCGCAACATCATCGAAAATTCCTCCGAGAACTCTTTCTTATTGAATACGAGCGCAGATGACTCGAAGCAAGGCTCTACTCCAATTAAGCAGAGAGCCGTGAACTCAAAGTCGTTTATATGCCAAACGCCATCTTTATCGCTATCCTCTTTGACTGTTATTTCCATGCTCTGCGCCGTTATCCCGTCTTCCTTTATTTTCTTATAAGCCTCTTGTCTTTTCCAGAGAAGTACATCAACGCAAAGGTACTCATTGTTAGTCCCGTCCTCTTCCGTGATTGTTTCCCATGAGTATTCTGCGCTTTCAGGAACGACCCCAACCGGCTGTGTTACGTTGACGAGTTTTATGCCGTCGTCTAACTTTACGAGTTCCATGTCGTGTCCGCCAAGAGAGTCTGTATCTCTATTGTAATTACACACAACCGGGACGTTGTAAATTGACTTTATACATCTTTCGAATGTATCTTTAGATATATAGCTTCCGTTTCTGTTGAGTCCTGGATATGCCACCCGTATTTTTGCAGAATCAAAAGACGAATTGTTCTCACAAATATCGCTTATTGATGATGTGTACGTTAATGTTGCTTTCTTCATTTACACACATCCTTAAAATGTTAGAGAGTTGGTTAAAATATAGTCTCCAGAAATTGACTCTGCTATGCTAAAGTTTGCCTGCTTTTTATTTCTAAAGACGAATAAAGATTTTCCTAAATCTTCTTTAACCAATTCAAATCCATTATTTACTAACGCATTCTTATCTTCTATGTCAAAAACATAGATAAACTTCTTCATTTATTCTCACGCATCCTCTTGATTTTGTTCCCCGCTCTCAGAGATTTCGCCTACTCCCTTTGTCGGAGCACCGCCTTCGTCCGTTGCCCCTCTACTTTCATTAAGCATTTCTGCACTGGTATTACTCGAACTGAGTAGCGGAACAAGTTTTGTTTTAATACCTATCACGTCGTTTTCAAGGAAGTTCATTGAGTCGAAATCTTCCTGACTCAGCCCTTGAGACGCACAATAGGCAGATACCATTGGCATACCGAACTGACACGCCTTTAAATACTGAGCTCCCATCTCGTTACGGTTGTATGGACTAACATCTAGGAACGTCACCTTAAAGTTCCTTCCCTCGGCTCTAGATTGGATATATCTATTCACCATGTCTTCAATGCTTCTGACAATTCCAAAAGTTATAGCCTGGTCTGCTTTAATTGATAATAGTAAGGCATTTGCGGATGCTTTTTCGTTATTGAACAGTAGCGACGACACGCCGGCTGCTGTAAACAGATTCTGTTCCGCTTCTGCGACATTATCAACATCTCCAGTATTTGATTTTTCAAAACTGATTTTGCTTAACGGCATTGGCGTCATGACTGATCCTATCTCTTCTGGAAGAACCGAATCAAGATTGCTCCAGAAATCTCTTGCCTTACCTTCATCTATCAGCCAGTTGCCTTCCTTGTCCATCGGCAGCGTCATGGCTACCATGGCGTAGTTTTCTAAAGCAGTCTTAGTTGCTTTTAATTGTTTGTAGTCTTCGATATCGTATATTTCTCTTAGTATTCCAGCAAATGGGGGTAGAGGGTAGTCCAAAATGTCGTTGTTGCATTTTATCGCAAATGATGTAGGTGCATCGAGGTCTATCCACTTATTCATTCTTGACTTCTGATAAATGCTGTACTTCGTCTGGAACTCTTTGGGATAGAAATTTAACATATTGCTGTGCGAATCAAAGTAAGAGAAATTAAAAGTTACATTTAATACATTGCCTTCTATTGACTGTATTGAGCAATAGTCGCTAGGGAGTTGTTGAATTGTAATATTATTATCGCTAACCCACATTGTTCCATAAAACACATCTTCTCTTAAACATACCGAGAGTATTTTGGGAAACTGAGACCTAACGTTCATAGACGAGATAATATTTAAAACCTTACGATAATTTCTTCCCAGCGTCGTTGCGTTCTGCTTCTGAGGGTCAATCTTGTACGGAGATATGATGTAGGACAAATCAGAAAGCCCAACAAAATATTGGATGAGCCTTCTAAAGTGCGGGCTCGCTCCGTAAATATACACAATAGCTTCTCTGAGCTGCTTCTCGTATGTATAGGGGTTCTCCAGATATGTAGCAATCTCGTCTTTACTATATCGTGAAAAAGTTGGCGTCGAAGTGTTGTTATTTAAATCTCTTGTTATAAGTTTGTTTATTTGTGCGAACCTACCAGATATCCCAATGTACCCCTTGGGCGCGTTTGAAAATGATTTTTCAACGCCATTAATATTCGCCTCATTGTTTATTTCCTCCATATTCACCCCCTAAACTACCACCGAGACTTAACTCTAGGTGGTCTAATTATAAACAAGTCGTCAGCGGCACTTGTGCTCTGTTTGCGACTTTTCTTTTGTTCTATTTGCGTTGCTACATAATAATTATAAGATAGACTTGAGTAACGGTCTTTTCGCTTACCAGCCTTCTCTGATATCTTTATCTTACCACTGGATTCTTCATGTTCGAGATTGGTCAATTCGTCCACCAGTAGTGTAGTGTTTATATATGGTAGCTGTAATTTTAGCTTGTCAGAAGGCGACAAAGAAGCATACCCTTTTATATCGGAAAGTGCTTCCTCTGCATCATACTCGTTTATTAATAATCGTATTCGCCCACTTCTAAAGCCTTCTCTAAGAAGGAATGCACTGTCCGAATTGAACGACGCAGATGCCTTTATCGCCCATATAACCTTGTCCGCTCCAGGGACTGTGCATCGCGATGCCATTTCCGCGTTGTTGCAGCACGAAAGAGCGGGGTATACTTCTCCTGTTTCTGGGTCAACTATATCTCTAGCAAGAGAGTCAAAAACTCCTAGCCCTATGCCATTAGCATCAAGTACGATATAATCGCACATAAATTCGTCATAGAGTTTTCTTATCATTAAAGCCTGATCATCTGTCCTCAAGCCTTCGCAAGCGTCTGTATACACAATATTGCTTGTATATCTGCCTGCTTTCGTCGGCAACATTTGATTTATGAAAATCGCAGTTGCGTCGTTGTTGTTTTTTCTACTTGACATAAGAGCAATATCCGCCGATAGAATACGAATTTCTCCATTTTGCTTTTGAGAAATTTTAACTAAGGCAGAATTGCCTATTTTGTTTGATAGTTTATCTGGTAACATAGGGTACTTAATACGTCGGTTCTTTGAGATTGAGTCAAAATCAAAGAATGCGTCTTCTCCTGAGCCGTACCACATCGCGAGCATTTCCATGCTCCATTTTACTTCGCTAAACCTATTGTTTATAATCCTAATTTATATCATCTATATGAATACGCCACTTATACCCTCCGGCGGATTTTTGTCGTCCTTTACACGCCTTAGATATTGATGAGTTATCTATCCCGATCTCATTCGCAGCATCTTTCGCGGACGCAAATGTTTTTATGAAATCGTTGTTTAAAGTGAGCATATCAATCGGGTTTGAGAAGTGATACCAATATACCTCTTACCATTTTCTAAATTAGTATGTGCATACACGCACCACGATTTATTCATCAGCCAATCACCCCTCTGTTTGATATAAACTAGAATATTGCTTTGGCTTTCGCCAAAGAGTGGACTATATCTTCGTCCATGCGGACGCCCACCACTTCGAACTACCTGTTGCTTGCAGTCCTACTCCCTCACGGGATAGTCTCTGAACCTTTTCCTGTTCGGAACTTGGCTGCTGATTGCCCATTATATAGCACTTAGGCTTTAACCTTATGCCATCTATCTGTTTCTTTCTACTTTCGTAACCATCGCGCCTGTGCATTTCATCACTACGTTGTGGTACAGATAGCTTTAGGGGTTTCCAGCAATTCAATGGGTTGTTACTATCACATTTCTGTGATAGCGGACTATAGCTAATCCGACTCGCTCATTTCGTCCGCAACGGACTCTGGATCGAGCAAGCCTTCTTCAATAGAAAGCTGATACGGGAATCCGCATATAAACTGCTTCTTCTCGTCATATATCATAGCTTTGAATGTATCTACACATTTCAAATAAGACCAATGATCTTTAAAATACCTGTTGATTATGATTTTCTTCGATTGTTGCTTTGTACTTTCATATTCACCCATAATCATAATCTATAATACCTCCTGTTTCCAGGTGGAGTGGACTATATCTTCATCCGTCCTGGATGTCCACCGCTGGCTATGTCAATCATTCATAACTCTTAGTCTCTGAACCTTCCTCTGTTCGAGGCTTGGCTGCTGATTGCCCAATTCTTATAATTTTCTACCTTCACGCTTGTGCGTTTCATCACTACGTTGTGGCTATAAGACTCTAAGGGGTTCCCAGCAATTCAATGGATTTAATTTCGCGCATTCCTGCCCGAATAGCCTATTTTGTTAAGCTGAACTTAACCACATTGTCAAATTCTTTTCCTTAGCCCACTCAGCCTTTTTCTCGGCGTCTGTGAGTTCGTTATACTGAGGCATACGTCTCAGCGTTAAGAATTTCTTCAATACGGTGTCAATTGTGTCTTTTGAAATTAGTCGATACTCGTCTAACAGCAATACGTTACAGCGATTCATTTGTTATTACCCGTGAGCTCTTTATCTCACGCTCCAGAGCTTTCGCTCATTTTCATCGACCTTGCGGTCTGGATTAGAGTACGTTTTCGCCTCTATTTATGACGCTGGCGCGGGACACTCTTGGAGGCGTTATATTTATTCAGCCTCTACTCGTTACGATACTTATTAGCCTTTCGCAATCCAATAAGTTATCTCGGCGTTAGCGTTTGAGCCTTCTCCGATTTTGCCCCGTCATAATCTATGGGTGTGCGCCTTTAACCATAGACGGCAATCTTATATAAATCGTATTTTCTACTTAAGTATTCATGTGATTCATCGTAAATATATCTCATGAATTTGATGCTATCTTTAACACATACACAAATTTTATATTCGTTGCGCCTTCCATGCGTTCTATAATTTTCTATGCCAATACTGACCAGATACTCTGACAACCATGCAGCGAACAGTTTGCTGCCAGTTGAAATTTGAGATATGTAATATGGTCTTTTAGCCTTTCCACAATAGCGCATCGCGATCGTGCCATTACCATCAAAATATCCTCTGACAAAATCTCTCATATACTCATCAGGAATGCCGATTGGTTGTTCTTTAACCAGTGATTTATTTAGACAACATCCGTGCTTTATTAAATCCTTAGCCATTTGGGTAGAATATATCCTTAACGAACATACCGTCCCACTTACGATTTTTCCGTTTGTTTCGGACACCCTGTATCTGGTTGAAATATAAGCATTTCCTTGTATATTTTTGTTAAATTTAAGCAAATGACTCTTATCGTTTATGCCTAACTCAATGCCAAAATAGTATGTGTTTGGTTTGTTTTTATCTTTACACACATACCCGTCTGCATATATGAAACCGAGCCAATACGCCTTGTCTGTGGTTGTGATGTCTTCAAAAAAGTTTTCACAATAATGATGAATTCCTTCCTTTTTCACACCCAATCGGTTGGCTTTGATTTGCACAGAACTAATAGTCCTTCCTAAATGATTTGCAATTAAAGTTGCATCCATTGTTTTGTAATTATCTTTAATGAATTGAATTTCTGATTCTGTCCATCTATTCATTACAGCACATTCTCCTAATAAAAAAACGATTTTTGTGGTTAATTACCTCTGCTGTTGTCGCTTGCTGTTACGACTTTAATAACGCTCGTATTTTTAAACTTTATATAAGCGTTAGTTCCGTTCATCTTCACATCTTCAATCTCTGCTCTTAACTCCGGCGAGTTTGGCATCAATTGATTTGTAATCTTCTCGAGGACATTTATTGCTTGTCCTCTAGTCCCCGACGCAATGCAAATTTGCGTACCGGGATATAAAATAGCCCTTGTAACCGTATATATCGCACTGATATAGGTTTTACCTATACCACGACAAGCTACAAGGACGAAAGTTGTACACCAGAACATCATTACAATGAGTATCTTTTGAAATAGTCTTAGCTTTATATGTAGATAGTCATTTACAAACCGTTCTGGATTATTTCTGTAGTATGAGCCCCAATATGCAGCTCCGTTAAGTATCTTTTCAGCTCTTGTCATCGTCATCACCAGCCGAATAAGATTCTATTAGCAAATCTTCTTCATCTCCGTCGTATTCTGGCTTTTCGACCTTGAGACGATTGATCTCATCTTCGTACATCTTGGTATATCCATTCTTTACGCCAAGCATTTTACAAAGATGTCCCATCCAAGTGAAAATATACTTTTTGATTTTGTTTACATCTTTCAAGTCTTCGTCGATTTCCGGCAAAGGCTTTTGATTTTCGTACTTCCACAGCCAAACACCGAGAGGTGTGTTTGTCATCTCTGTGTCTAAATCATCTGCCTTGTTCTTTTGAGCGGGCTTGAGATTTAGACTGCCTACTAGTGTATTTAAAGAGTTTACCATTTTGTCTATTGAGCCACCCGCGGCGCTTGTTTTAGCAATGGTAATATCGAGATTACATATTTGGCGTATGAGAATTTCCGCCCCTATGTCGATATCATTGTCGTTTGGAAGCCTCGACATATAATACTCACGTCTCTGTTCAAGTTCTTTGTACATCGAATTCGGATACCCAGTACCCCAGAACGCAATAACTTCGTCTGTGGGTGTATATTGTTCCTCTTCTTTTTGTAGATTCTGAGTCGTCTCTTGAACGGTGGGCTTATCTGCTTCTTCTTTTGTTTCGTTAGTTTCATTTCCATTCGGAAATAGCCATAGAGAATTTTCTTCTCTCAAAGTATCATCATAGCTCTTACCTGCAAACGTAGCCGCGTTAAGCCTTGTCATATACGCTGTCATGGCTGAATACATAGAAGATCGTTTTTCTATGGAGTCATAAATTTTTGGATCCCAATACAAATCCAATTTCCTGCACATTTGACGAACGGATAATTTTGGGTTCTTACTCTCTTCGAGAAAACTGTTGTACAACTTGTCTACACAATCCTTACATATAGGAAGATAGGCAGTACCTCTGTAGAAATCAGCATAGCTCACGGAAAAGTATCCTCTTTGCTTTGGATAAACTCTACCGCACCTTCCGCAAGTACACTCAGTTCCCTTATAAGTCTTGTTTCCCATTTCCATAGCCATAATTAATCATCCTCGTCTGCGCCGCTGTCGTCGTCAACGAAGTTATCATCAAAATCGTCATCTATACTATCCTGTTCCTCATATTCACAATCAAAATCTTCGTCCTTTATTATGGGAGGCAGCGAGATATCTCTATCTCTCACTGAGAGGTCATATGTTATTGCTGCCATACGAAGTTTATTGCCAAAAGAGAATTTAGGAACATATCTTTCTTTAACATCTACAAGACCGTCAGTTCCCGGAAGTTTAGTTTTTCTTGCAGCTCTAAGTCTTAACCCGAACGTTCCAAATCCGTGTAAATATATTTCTTCGCCCCTCTTCATGGCATCTTCCACTACTTGAAGAAAGGCTTCTATCACAGCAGACACGTCGTTCTTATTATACATAACCGTCTTGTCAGACTTCCTTACAAAGAAATCTTTATGATTTCCTTCGTCGTCTGTAATATGAAAAGTCTGTTTCGGGAACGAAACAGGCTTGCGAACATCGTTCTGCTTTAACGCTTCGACAACTAACGTTATCGCATCCTTTTTTGTCATTTTTAATATCCTTTCATTCTATCCGATTATAGTTCAGATAAGTCTTTCTTTTTCGGAGCAACAATTCCGTCCTCATTGAAATACATTCCTATCTGTTCATCGGCATCTATATCTGTATACACCTTGCACATATCGGCTGATTCCCAACCGACTATCTGTGTGATTACATTGTCTGGTATTCCCGCTCTTGCTAAGTTGGTTGTAAATAGATGTCTCAGCGAGTGCCAATAAAAGTCACGTCCCGTCAATGTTGTGAACGACACCGCCCAACTGTTTACTGTTGGAATTCCGATATGCCCTTCCATTTCATCTCCCGCAGGAAACAGCCACTCACTATCTATCTTTAATTTACTTCTTTCTTCTATCCATAAATCTAAGTATGGCTTAAACTTCTTTGCAAGTGTATAACAATTGATGTATTTACCCCCTGCTTGCCCCTTGGTTTTAATCGGATCGCTTTTATATAGCGAACCTCCGCACACTAAGTGGTCGTCTGAAAAATCACTAACTTTAAATCTACAAAGTTCAGCTTTTCTTCGTCCACTGCAGATACCGAGTGCAAGAAAACAGGCTTTCTTATATTTTTTATTCTCGACCAATATATTTAATAGGGAATCAAGTTCATCTTCTCCCCATACAGTTTTCTTTCTGACCGGTCTATTCACAGGATTTTCTACTTTGTTTATAATGTTTTTGAAGTTAGGATATTCGTCATCTAAAACATTACATATAAAGTTGCTAAGAGATGACAAGGCAGCCTTAAGCCTCCTAACTCTTGCGGGGGAGTTTTCGTTGTTGTTTAGCAACCAATTTTGATATGCGACTATATTCCTCTTTGTCCAATTGATAAAATAGATATTGCCAATGTTTTGCAGACACCATACCCACGCTATTTCAATATCGTTTTTATATGCGGCTATTGTTGTCTCGCTTCTTCTGACAGATTTTAAATAGTCCAAAAAGTCATCTAAGAGTTGTTTATTTTCAGAATTGACTTGTTTAAGCAACTCTTCGGATGTGATTGCGTTCATCTTTGTCTTCCTTGACATGATAGCTTCCCCCCTTTCTTTCAAATTGTACTTGCTTTATGTATTTTTACATTTTAGGTGATATTCTGCGTCTACGCCCGCCTCCTGATTAACAATCAACAGTAATTGAGACGGAGTGGAAAATAATCTTTTGCCGTTAGCGTAATCATCTGTTCCACATAAAGAACCGCATATTGCAGAAGTAACACCAAGTTCCTCGAAACTCTCTCTGTGGTGCTTGTCGCCAAGCACAATATATTCAACGTTCTTGTTATATTTCTTTTGAAAAAGCGTTGATAACAGACGCGGAGATGTCTTAATGCCGTCTAAATCTCCGTGTGCGGCAAGTATGCCGTGTCCGCTTGCGTTGATAAATAAAAACTCGCTCTCAGACTCAGGCACAATGAAGATGTTATTCACACCGCTGAACCTTTGTTCCAACCACCACGGTATTATGCGTTCCATATTATCTCTATGGATGTTATCCTGTTTGTTAGCGACGGTTCTTGCGTGGTTGCCATAAGTCACATACACATACGTTTCATCCACTGCGGCGCTAATATACTGGATTGTTTGTGCTAATATCTCGGACACTTGCATTAATTGATCACATACTAACTCCTCTGATGCTACTCTGGCGCTTACATGAATCGCACCGTGTATCAAATCGCCTAATACTACAATATGTAATTTTCTACATTTGTTACGAATGATTCTATCAACTGCGGAGTCCGCTATTTCTTTGACTCTTTCTTGACATATTTTTGTGCTATATTTGTTAAACACGTTGTTGGTTGTCATCCCGTAATGCCAGTCACTCAGCACCAACACAGCTTCATTATCTTGATGTGCGTTGCTTTCTTCCTGATGTGTGCCATAATCATTATACATGAGCCCTATTGTGTCGTTTAGATTGTGTGCAGCCTCTACGAGTTTATCGTAAAGATGCTCTCTCCTACCGTCAGAATTAACTAGTTTGTTATATTCTCTTCTTTGATCAAAAAACTTCTGGCGTTCTCTTTTGTATTCATCAAGTTTTTCATTGATATTATCAATGAACGACGAGCCGCCATCGCCATTCGACATAACTTTGACCGCTTCTGAACCGATCAAATCAAGAGTCCTTCTTGACCCATACATCATTCTCCTAGCCACGTCACTCGAATATGGTTGCCCATATACCAGCTCTGATAGCTCTGTGTAGTCTACATCAGCCAACGTTTTGTCTACTAACTTCCCGTAAATAAGTCTCTTGTGATAATCAAAATCAGTCTCGCCAGGAGTGCGTTCAATTATGCTCACTAGGGTACACCTCGACGTCTGTCCTGAGTTCGTTAAGATAATTCATCACTCTAGGTGATTCTTCACAATAGTAACGATGCCTTTTTGAGTCCTGCTTCATAGTTCTTACGATATGAGCATACGGAAATTTGCTTCTAATTTGTTCACTTTCTTCTTTGTTGATAAGTGTCATAATATCTTCCTTTAATTCTAATAAATGACTTTAAAAAGTCCTCTTGCAATGATGCCGCAAGATGGCTGGATACAAAAAACGAGGGGTATCATCCCCTCGTTAAAAATATATCTGATTTTAGTATATATTTCTGTCCATATATAGTATGGTGTATGTGCTGCTAAAACGGCTCTGGGAGCCGTTTTAGGCGACGTAGTAAATTCCAACAGTAATAAAAATAATTTATCTTAATCTATACACGGATTCTTTATTTTGCCTAGCCTGGACTATTTTGCTACAATCGGGACAGTATTTTCTGGGCTTGCACGACTTACCTTTCTTGGTTGTGATGCCACAGTTTTCGCATTCGAAAAACGCTTCTCCTTTATATTTTAAGTATTGGTTTCCCAAATTTCTAAAATCTGACACTCTAATTGCTTCACTCTTGTTATCATCCATAAAGCAAACCTTGACGCTTGTGTTGTCTACCTGCCTCGAAAAACTGATTAACCCCTTATCTCTTAATTGTGAGAACAAATTACTTCTAAATTTGACTGACGCTTTTATGTTTGCCAGTGCCATTATCTCCGAGTCATTATTGTTCACCCATCCGTCTGCGTTGCTTGTAATGGATTTGAATTTAGCAATGCACAAGAGCGTGAACGCCAAACGAGGTAGCGTTCTGGATTCTGTAAAGAGTTCGTCTATCTTTTGCATTTCAGTTTTAGAAATGCTTATGTAATCTATAACGATGAGTTTATTCTTAGATGCCCAATTCACTATCTTGTCAAGCCTGTCGCCCCATTCGTACACCATCGTCCTCTGGTCACACTGTAAGAGGAAATTATCTAAAAACCTTCTGACGTCTTTTTTGGGATAACCCTCCTCAAAGTAATATTTGGCAATCCTGTATAAAGTTTCTGTAGGTCTTTTGCCTACTACACGCTCCTGTATCGCGTTCTCTGCCCACTCTTTCTCATTCAGTATAATCATACGTTATCTCCTTTTCAACATCAAATTCGTGAACTCTAAAGTTGTCACCCGCATATTTAACATCTCCATCTTCGCACTTTGAGAGATATCTGATTTTAAATCCGTTGTGTTCGAGCAAGTTGTTGATTATTTGCTCTCCGACCATCGTCCATACAAATAACTTTGACAAGTTCTTTTCATAACAAATGTCAATTAAAATATTACACAGAGACTTCTCGTCTGGGCATATTTCATCACACTGTCTCTTGAACCACTCATTGGTGCGAGAACGCTCTGACACAACATAGTCTTTGTCAAGCCTTTCAGTCTCTGCTCTTGTCATAAAACATCTTGTAATATCTATGTAGTCTTTATACACTCTTTTGATATCTCTTTTCTGAGCGGGCGTATATTCTGCATCTGACTTTAAAATGTTGTAATCAAAATTTCTATCCACCCTCTTCTTTGAAATTATTCCATCGAATTCGGATTCGAATTTTCTACATATTTTGTTAAGTACGCATTCCGACATACCAACCGGCATTTTGTAATCGTAATACTTAATAAACTCTTTCTGCCTCTCTGTTAGCAAATCTCTTGGCACAGACTTTAACTCGCTTACGGACATTCCGAATTCTCTCAGGCTGTTCTTTTCTGTGTTGCTTATAAATGTTGAGTATTGCTTCTTCAGTGCTGGATATATGTATGTCATAAAATAAGGCTTTTTCTCAGCAGAGATAGTTCTATATAGGTCTTTTGTGCTTTCGTCTTCAATTTTGTTTACAGAATATCTGTCATACCACACTTTTGGCATAGGCTTGCAAATGATTCCCTTTGCTTTATCTATCGCATTCTGCTGATAGAGCTGACCGCATTGAATTCTGTATGTCAGTTCCTTATACTCATCACTCTCTTTGTTGAACCGAGATCGTATTTCAAACATTGTAGTTACCCAGTTAGTGGTTTGTCCAATATCATTGCCGAAGCTCTCTATGTTTGAACGAATGAAATCCTCCTCCGATGCAATCTTGGACTCAGCCTTTCTCTGGGCACACATCAATGTAGGCAGTGGCTGATGCTTTTTTAGGAGAATTGGGTTGTCGGTTAACATTACTATGTCTCCATCGAAATCCATTCCATTTAACGCAGCCATTGACGTGTCCCACGCGTTGAATATGGTTCCGGTTTTAATATATCTGAACCAGTAGTTGACTTTGTTGTTATTCGCTGGTTTGACCGCTCGGATATTGGCATGGCAGGTCATAGGCGCCCGAAAGCACACCAATCTTTCAGAACCGCAATTGCTCCAATATTGGTTGTATATCTCTCCTGCCGACAGCAACCCAGTCACTGGGAGTTCGAATATTGATTGGCAGAGCGCATACGGATCTCCTAATGCAATAGAGTAATTGCCATGCACATTGATGGCTCCTATTTTTGCTTGGTCAATTCTGTTATGTATCATTTGGTAAATGTGGTTCTGTACATATGCGTCATTAATTAAGCGGCTGTCTATAGCCAAGGCTTTTGCTACGACGTCTGAACTTCCGTTGAAGCTCTTTTCTGTCATATGTTTTCCTTTAAGGAATAGAAGCGATTTGCGCCAGTCGCCCCCGATGACATCCTTAATTTCTTCGATTGTTGGGGCTATTAATTCGTTTATGTCGTCATCATCAAGGTTAAATGATTGTATAAACTGATAATTCAAAGCCCTCTCGTTTTCTAAGAACTCCGGGCATATCTTGGTAACGGCGAATGTGTATCCGTTATTCAGCGACTTTGCTATATAGTCGTTGCAATTCTGATAACTGTCCCATAACTTCACCATTGAAGTTGTAAGCACCAATTCAACGGTTCTAATATCAACTTGATTTCCCCATGCGTCAGTAACAAGATATTTGCCAGCGACGTTCTCTGCAAAGTCCAGAAAGTCAAATGTGAATACCGTTCCCTTCTCGAAAGAAAATCTTGTATTGCATCCGCTCATCATGTAACCTAAGTTTAATTCGTTGCTCCATCTCTCCGCTAAGGAGGGAAGCATAATTCCGTATCCATCCGACGCATCGAGATGTATTTCCTGGTTGGGTCTGAATTCTATAATCGGCTCGCCATCATTCTCGTCTGATATGTATGTGATGTCTGATAGAAAATCCGTTTCGCAATCGTTAACGACCAAAACTCCCTTTGGCATAGTAACAGGCGTTGACGCACTACACGATAAGCCTTTATATGCCTCAAGTTTAGCCGGTACTAATTTTTTGGATAAATCTCTATCGTTGTTTATACGTCGCTTTAGTTCGTCCGTCACCCTATCGCTGGTAAATACAATTGTACTGCACTTTATACCACCATTCGTTCCCAGGAGCCTGCGGTACTTTATTCCGTTTATTGTGAACCCCTGACAAGCTCTATAATAGTCTTTTTCTTTGTCAATAACAAGAAACATATAATCAGGAACAAACTGTACTTCGTCAAGTTCTGCGTATAACCTCTTGATTTCACGCTTATTTTGTGTGGTGTTGCCATCCTTTTTGAGCATCTTGATTTCATGACGTATTTCCCGTATTTGATATGATGTGTCTATCACGCCGTTCAATTCATCAATCCATCTAAGCACCTGGCTATCGGCAAGTGCGATGAGTTCACCAGATCTGCGAGCCTCGTCTATTGGTAATATTAAACTCCATTTTGATTTTCTGAGACGTGAAGTATGGACTTTCAGAATGTATTTTTGAAATGTTGCTAATTTCAGAAAAAGTCACCTCTTTCTATTTTGCTGAAATGTTAGTTAAGTGTTTGTTGAAATTGTTGGTATTCAGTTGTAATCTTTTATGTAGTCTTGCCATGCGTCATAGTATTCATTCTTCAGACGCTCGTGTTCCTCGCAGATATCTCTGTCAATCAAGCATTCGGCAAGAGGAGTGAAAAAACCACAACTCTGTGTGTTGTAACAGTCACTCTCGCTCGTTCCATAAAAGTAGCAGTATTTGCAATTATTCATTTGTTGTTCCTTTCTTAGTCAGATGTTGGTTGAAACATTTTTAATCCAATTGGTAAGTATAGTTCTCATTCGCTTACTGGGTATGTATAACTCTATCTCCTTTCCGTCACGGATTGCACTACGCCATATCCACTGTAGCATTGTAGACAGCGCATACGCATCCTCGTCCACCTTTATTCCATTAGATGTGTACGCCAGCTTTTCCGCAACATTCATATATATATTAACAGCGTAAGCCAGATATCGGCTCTCCCTGTATTCGTTTGTGGCTCTCGTGTTAAAAGATAAAAATGCTTTTGAGTATCCCTTTCCTGTTAGCTTGTCCTTATATGGTGAATAGGTTGACCACAATTTCTCCTTTGGTTCCGCACCTCTGTGCATGTTAACGAAATAGTTGTAAAGGTTTAATTTCAATCTACGAGTGCCTTCTATGCTTTTGGCAAACCATGCCATAGATAAATTATTTTTTTTATCACCGACATCGTTCAATTTACCGTCCACTATATGTATCATATTTGAGAGGTTGCCAACATACTGAGGTACATAAACATTGTTGTTTCCAAATTGCAAGCAACCATCTCTGAGCGTCACATTAGTCTTTTCATAATTAAGATTGTTGAGTTTTAAATAATGTTCTAGCCCCTGACCTTCAAATAAATACGTCAAAATATACACATCTTTAAATGAAGAAATGAGATTGGGAGAAAGTGTCCAGTAGAATAAGCATTCTGTTCCGTCATCGCCGTCTATTTTATTGACCGACTGTCTTCCAAATATTTCTTTAATAGGAGAAAGCATTCCACAATCGTAATTCTTTACCGCAAACTCATAAGAATTCCCGACATCTTTGATCAGCCCCGTGTTCAACAATACCTCTATATCAGTTTTCTTTACACTTTGTGTTTCTACCAAAGAAATGCACTCGTCCAAAAAAAGCGTGTATCCTTGTTCTTGTATTTCCCGAAGCATCTCTTTCGTGTACGACTTAAATGCTTGATGTGTTGAAGTAATATTCCTGCCTTGCTTTATCAGAGCGGCTGTATGCGTGCCTTTCTTGAATTCGTATTGTGGTATTTGATTTGAAGGTTCAATAAAGTTTAGAGCGGGGCACTTATCTTGGATCCTTTTAGCCTCGTCCAGATATGGTGTTATGAATATAAATTTGTCGTCCGTGTGTGCGTTCATATAGTTGATAGCCGCCGTTGTATTATGCGTCACTATGAAACTGTCGGTTACATATAAATGCTTCTCACTATCTACAAGTATACACTGACATTCTTTGTTTCCTACATACTCTATCTTACAAATAGCACGGTTGATTCCGGTTCCATGATTCTCTCCCTTAGAATAATCCGGCGTCTTTATTTTGACCAGATATCTCACGTTTAATTTATCCATTCCAGACTGGCTGTTCTTGCACTGCACTTTTATTCTGGCAATACCACCTAATGACTGCACTAAGAATTGAATATCTTTTGCCAACGTTTTTGACTCTGTAAAATACTTAAATCTGTGATTAACTACGGTGTCGCCGCTAACCAAAGAGTTAAGCAACTCTCTTCTGTCATTTTCACACGATAGTTTATAATCCACAGGGATGAATAACTCGTCAGGTTGTGCGTCGTCCATCTTATACATTCTGAGTGCATCTAAAACATCGTCTATGTGCTCTATGCTCTTATAGTCTACGGGCATACTCAAAACCTTGCCAAAATCAGAAGGCGTCGCTATTAATTCTCGCTTGTCAAACTGGACTGGTTTCACGATAGGGATGTTATACTTGTACTGGATATCTCCGTTCTTCTTAATGACATACAGGTCATCAAGAAGTATTTCTTTTAACGAGCGAGTTCGGAATATTCCACGGGTTACGTCGCGAGATAACTGATACGTCCACAGATGTTCGTCGCAGCATTCGGTGTGGCTACCATCGGTGAATGTTACTCGATATACTTTTTTGACACCCTGGGGAAATACTCCAACTACGGTGTGGGGTAGTCCGTCTTCTCCTATCACGGACGAGCCGACGGTTACGTCGTTCATGAGTATGAATCCATCGGGGGTGAGAACGGGGGATGTTAACGGTTGAGCTTTGCCGGTGCCCATTATGGCGTCGCAAACTTTAATCATATGTATTACCTCCTTGTTGCTGAATAGTTAGTTGAAATAGTGGGTGAGTAATTGAAATAGAAAAATGGAAAGACGTATCCTGTGAACATAACAGAAAAAAAACCACTTACGGCTTTTTAAGTTGTAAAATGCAAAAATTGATGCCCCTGAGCCCAGTCGTGGAGCCGTTTGGAAAAATGCAGCCTAAAAAAGGAAAACACCTTCTTTGTTAGTATAAATTACTGGAGAGATTTGCTGTTCAGAACGGAATGGGACTGTCTAATTTTTCATCCAAAAATAGAAATCATGTTGTCTATAAATTCAAGCCTCCTCAATTGTTGCCCGTACCGCAACAATTGTCGTTAAGCAACAGTAGCAGTTTCATCCTCACCGATAGCACTATCTATGAGATAGTTCTCGCTTACGCTGCCAAGATTGAGCTTAAGATATGCTTCCGTTATTTCTTCCATCGTTATACCGATATAGTCTAACGTCTGAGCGGGAGAGGAATGATTCATCATTTTTTGGAGAAGTAATAACTTACGACTGCTGTTACCTGACATAACCATCTGGTGATAACAAAAAGTCTTTCTCAACGTATGTGTGCTCATCTTAATTCCAAGATGTAAATCTTTAGCTATACCTTTGAGTATCCTGTTTACTGAACGAGGAGTGATGGGTTCGTTTAAATACATTCCATTGTTGGATTCAGAACGGAATAAATAATCACTTAAAGATATGTTAGGCGTATTCTCAAGATAAAGAGTTATAGCATCCACTACAGCGTTGTTGACGGTGATGTATCTGTTCTTCTTCTTCTTTCTGGTGTTTCTGGTCTTTATCTCAAATACAGGGAAAGTGTCTTTAAATGCGAAGTTCTCGTTAATTAAGTCAGAGAAACGGAGCATCCTTAAATCGCTTATTCGTAGTCCAAAATTGATACCAACTATGAACAGCATATTATCTCTGAAACGTCCATGTGTGATTAAATAACGTGATATAGCTATGATATCATCCATGCTCTTGATAGGTTCAGAAGTCCTATCAATCACAGTTTCGTTAATAACTTCCTCTTTAGCTGGAGCTATAAGATCGGGATTTAACACTCTTGTGTTTCTCTTGAGAGCTGTATAGTCGATAAGAATTGTCGATGCGTGTTCTAATGATGTTGAAATACCTGACATGGAGTAGTTCCTTTCTTGTTCTGGATTTTAATTTGTATTGATGATTAACATAACTTTTATTCACTATAATCATTATACACTATAAACGCAATATTGTCAAGGGGTTTTTGAACGATTTAAAAAATAAATTTTCGTAAGATTCGGGAACTGTTCATTACTTGGGGAACAGTCGCATCTAGGAGAAGCAGCAGTTACGGAATCCGTGATAACATAGCCATTTGTAAGACGGTGCTTTCGTATTTTTGGACTAAGAAAAAGTTGAATAGAAATGAGAAGGGAAAGGAAAAATGTAGGATGTGGGAGGGGAAATGACTTGTACCGATTATGTACCCGGATGCCGTCAAAAATGCCAAAACTAGCGCCTATGTCGCATAGTGAGAAAAAAGGACATTGAACGCTCAAACCGCATAACAAAGCCAAAAAGGCAGACCCGTCCCCACCTAGCGAATAAAAAATGTGAGATAGGTATTGACAATTGAACGGAGCTGTGTTAGAATGTTGACAGTCGGAAAAATTCCGACAGCCGTTACAGACAGTCACGGCAACACACATATACAGCCGATAGGCTAGGAGGATTTGATACTATGAAAAAAATCACAAGCACAGCAAGCAAGGCAAGCAAGGCGGAAGCGTGGAATGAATTACTTGCAAAAGCCGAAAAACACGATACAGAAGCAATACAGACACTAGCAAAAGTCATTGCTTTAAGTACACTCAAAACTTGTCTTGACCCTCGCAAGCGGTCAGCACATACCGACAGCGAAAAAGTCGACAGTGTAGGCGGAGATAAGTATTTAATGAAGGTTAAAAATGACGGTTACCGCCTTAACACAAGCAAGAAGGACGCAAGCGACACAATACCCGAGTTAGCCGACCTTATAAGCGTTGCGACCGTTGCCATTTTGGAAAATCTTGACAAGTACGGCAATTTAACCGCAACGGTCAAGTATCAAAAGCCACAGCGACAGATAATTTACGGCAATGGTGCTGTGAAAATGGTAGAAGCCGAAGCCGTTCCGATACAACTTGTTTATAGGGCTGTACGCAAGTATATCAGCCGTATGAAAAACGGCGGTTCACTCGGTGCGGACGGATATAGCTATATTGCCATTACCGACACAGACACAGACACAGACATTGACACGGTCGTATATAGGAGGCTAGGCAAGTACGCCGATATAGGCGGATATACCTCCGAGGGGTTGTATACCGTATCGGAGGAGGACGTTACAAAGGTTGACGGCATTATATCTAGGCTTGACTTGACAAGGGAACAAAAACGTATTTTATCATTAAGACAAGGCGGTTATAGCTTCGGCGCAATTGCGGATATACTCGGAGTTAGTCAAGAAGCTGTAAAAAAGGCGGTAAAGCGCATACGCTGCAAGGCTGTAAAAATCGGCTTTGAGCCAACAAAAGCCGACTAACTGACAAGCGTATATATATTAAAGGGCGTATCAGATACGCCCTTTTTCTTTTTGAACAGGGAGCTACCCACAGCGGTAGCCGTCCCCACCTAGTGAGTACTAGCGACAGGGAGCTACCCACAGCGGTAGCCGTCCCCACCTAGTGAGTACTAGCGACAGGGAGCTACCCACAGCGGTAGCCAAAAACGGACTGTCAACCGATATTGACAGAGACCTCCACTATTGAAGGCGTCGGTAAGTGCATGGGAATTAAGCCTATGGTTCGGATTGTGAAAACCCTTACAGTTCTATCTTGTTAGATGTGAAACAAGGTTGCGAAGGCTCTATCGTATAAAAATGTGAGCTATGCGTAAAAGCAAGCGATGAAGTACAGCGAACAGGTAAAGCGTCCCCTAGGGGATATATTGCCGAAGGTTGTTACATTCCAAGGAATGTAAGAAAAATAACTGCGTGAACTGTTCGGATAACTTGTAACTAGCGTGAATGGACAGAATTTTAAGCCTTATGGCTTTTAACTCATAAATCAAGCCCACTCAGGTGCAAATTTGAGTGGGTTTTCTTATGAGCTAAATGCTCAAATACTAAACTTAAGGAGAAAACACTATGTCAACCACTGAAAGAAAAACCCTTGAAACAAGAAGGGAAGAAATCGCTAAGAGAAAAGCGTCTATCGTTGCGCTTGTACAGAAGTACAATGAGCTTGCACTCAACGAAAAGACACCCGCTAAGGATATCAAGGCAACACAGGACGCACTCGATAAGGACTTAGCCGACTACAAGGTACAGGCTAATCACCTGTTCTACGAAGAATGTGAAGCCTCTGGTGACGCTATGCTCGAAGCCGTAAAGCGTCAGGATGTTGTGTATCTCAAGACAAGAGATGTCACAGATAAAGAGTCCAAGATAACAAAACGAATTGTCGAGGAAAAGCCGACAACCGTTGACCTCGATGCAATGCATAAGTACAGCCTCGAAGTCCTTAAAAAGGACGGAATAGGTAAGAATAAGAACTGGAGGAACCTCCTTCAGAAAATCAATTTCTGCCTTACACTTAGAGTCGCCAAGGCAATCGGCGTAAAGGACGAGGTGTATAAAGACCTCGAAGGGTACTACACAATAAATGCCATTGCAAAGGATATCGACCTTGGCAAAAATCCGCTGTCTAACACTCAGGTATTAAAGACTCTGCAAAGAGCTGTAACGGACATGATAGGCGAGGAATACAAGGCGACTTCGCACGATGTCGCTTATATGCAGGAATGTATATCAAAGCGTGCGGGAAGCGGCGTTATAAAAGCGGCTACACACAAGGAATTTTATAAAATCCTCCTCGATGTATGCCACCATATCGTAACGGGCGATCCTTACGGCTTAAAGGCTAAGATATCAAAGAAAAACTAATTCATACGGAATTTCCCACGGGTTTTCGCCCGTGGGTTTTTAATTCCTATATCCCCACACTGATGAGTCCCTAAAAGGACGAAACCGCCGGGTTTTCGGCGGTCTGTGGGTAAAACCACATTCATAGTAACCCTCCTTAATCCGACGGGTTTTTTAATCCGTCGGTGCCTGTAATGCAACCGCTGGGTTTTCTAGCGGCGGTTACAAGTCCGCATAAATGCAGAGTATGGAAACGGGAGGTTTTCCTTCCAAAGGAGAATTTGATATGTAGCTAGGAGGTAAATTATGAGCTACAAAGTTTTTAAAGACAAGGTAAGGGGTGTTTTATCCCGCTCAGGCGATTCAATGAAGGTGTGCTTTTCGTCACACGACGGAAATCACAACGCGAGGTTTTCTGACGGAACGGTAATCTCAGGAAACACGATAAACAAGGCAGTTTCTATCCGCTGGAACGGTAGAAATCACACAGCTATGGCTGTGATATAAGGGAGGTTTTTCGTATGGCATTTGTGAAACTGTTGTACAAAGGTCAGGTAGTCGGTCGGGTTTTAACGAATATGGTCGCAGCCTTGACCGTCGATAAGGCGGTTTATTGCGGTTGTGGATACGACACAACCGTTGAACAGGACTGCAAAGAAGCATATGAAGCGGGTTTTCCTGCGGCATACAAGAAGGGCGAAAACTACGGAATAAACACAGCAGGAATACAGCTTGTGTGGTAAAGAGGGAGGCGTTTACATGGAATACCCGTTTTTCATCTGTGATGCTGGCGAGGCTTATCGTATAAAAGCCTCTGAGAGCAAGTATTACAGAAAGCCAACAAAGGCTTTGTTCAGAGAAACTCAGAGGTTACTCAAAGATTTTTGCATCTCGGTTTCTATACCGAGGTTTGAAACGGCAGGCGAATTACTGCGCTGGCGTAAGTCGGTGCTCACAGCCTAAGGAGGATTTTATGCTGAGAATGGGAGAAACAGTCCGTATAAAGAGACTGGATTTTTTGAAAAAGTATTCACCGTCGTTTACCACAGAACGCCCGGTAACTGGTGTTGTTGCGGAAATCGTTCCCGAAGCAGACGGTTCTGTCACATACGGAGTAGTATGTGACAGTGACACAACGGGAATAACGTGGTACTACGGCGAGGATGAGCTCGAACAGGGCTCTCTTTGCTGGGTTTCAAAGGAGGATAACAATGAATAAGAAGATACCAACGCCCTGCGAGGCACTTTTCGCGGATAGAGGACTCCCTGTGTCACGCAGGGTTTATATCAGAGACAAGAGGAATTTAATGGCAAACATTCCTCATTTCATAACACACGCTTCGCATGAGAAGCACAAGTATGGTTACAAAAACGGGTTTTTGAAGGAGCCTGAATACGAAATCTTTCGGTCGGACGAGCCGTACTCCATCGAGTATGCCAAAGTCTACAAGGGCAGGGTTCGCATAACCAAACGTGAGTTTGGTTCGTGTTACGCAATGCGTAGCTTTATCAGAAAGTGTCTGAATTCTAAGACGCTTAGAATCGTCGATGTCGAATAAGGAGGTTTTTCTATGTTAATCGTAGAATTTGTACAATATCGTAACGTGCTTTGTGGCAGGGTTCTTGCTATGAACGATGAACTCAGAGGCAAGGGAATCATTCACGAGATGGGCGAGTTCAGCATTTCAAGCGAAGCGATTCCTTCTCTCTCAGGAAATAACTTATACGTCAGAGGCAGGGAGATGAGAGACGACGATACCGTGTTTTGTTGGCAATACTCCAGCATACAGAAGGCAAGTGAGGCTAAGTCAGCATTCTCAAGAATGATTCGCGAGCTAAACATAGAGAACGGCTATTCATGTCGGCCAGAAATCGTGGGTGGTTAATATGTATGAAGTAACTTATATAGTTAAGGTGGGTTTCGTTAAAATCACGAAACACTTCGACTCCTACTTCCTATGTAGGAATTTTGTAAACAAATGCAAGCATTCTAAAAAAGTAATGCTTGTTTCATATCCGCATTTTGACTGAGGTGAGGCATATGAGGATAATCTCGTTTATGGAACGCAACGTTCACGGGGCGTGGGTAATATACGGCGCAGCAGGAATCCGCCAGTATTATTATTACACGAAAGCTCAGGCTCGTAAATTATACATAGAGTATTTTCACGAGCATTTTGTCGTCGAGAAGAGGTGAATTGATGTGAGGTACGAAGTTACCATTACAGAGACACTTAAAACAAAGGTTTTTGTCGAAGCCGACAGCCCAGAGGAAGCCGAGGAGATTGTCAGAGACGGATGGAACCAAAGCGAGTACATCCTTACCGCTGAGGATTTTGTAGGTGTTTCCTTTAAAACAAAGAAAAAGGCTGTATAATGGGAGGTAAACATGATAGCCGTAATGATAATTCTTGGAATTTTGTACATTGTGTACAATCTGATAACAGCGAAACTTCTTTCCGCAAAGGAAATGAAGAATGATTTTGTTGATGGACAGTGTACTGTCGGCAAAATACTAACAAATATATTCTACGCTCCAGCGTGGATTCTTAAAGGCGTAAGATTCGCGGTAACGGCGGTGATAAAATGACGATAAAGAACGGAAGTTTCACACTCGAAAGTGCGAAGATAAGTGGTAGAGAGCTTTCGGTTTGGGCAGAAGAAGAAGCAAAGTCACTAAGCTCGAAAGAGCGAGATTCGATGCTCGAAATCTCTTTCTTCGCCGAGGATAATAACACAGACGAAATCACTGTAAGTAATGTCACAGCGATTATTTCCAAAGGTTTCTTTAGTTTAAAACTTGAAACACCATATGTGCTAGATGCTCTTGAAGAACAATATCTGCCACTGGAATGTGCGAGATTTTCAAAATATCTCGTAAAGAGACGAGGCGACGAGCTGGTTGCGTATGACATGAGGGTGTCTAAATACCCAGAACGAGTTATCGAGAACGACGCCAATCTCGCTGATTTATTCGAAGCAACCCAAACATTAAGAGGGCTTCCGAAAGAAGCGTTCAAGGACGAGTAAACTGAGATCAATCGTAGGATTTCGTGCTGGCAAAGTCGCAAACAGCTCCACGGGCGATGGAGAGAGTCTTAACACAGTCAGCACGAAACACGATTACGAGGACTAAGGAGTATTTATGGCGAATACGGAAATGATGAAGAAAGAAAGTATATATAGGCTCAGCAAACTTAATGTTCTAAGCTGTGTAATCGACGACTTTCAAAACAAAGGTTGGTTATACTACACAGAAAGCGCCACAGGGGCGCTTTATTATATCAATGACGAAATGAAGAAGTTCGTTAAAGAAATTGAGGAAAGGTACAAAGGAATGGTGTACCATATCATCCACTCAAAAACAGAGTTCGGTGAGTTATTCTCAATGCTTTGGACGACTGCTTACGAAGAAGAATGGGAAGCGGAAAGAGAAAACCTTGAAGAGGGATATGTGTTCGCATATGTGAAGAACGCAACGGATGACTGGTGTTCAGAATTCGGAGACATAATAATCAAGGAAAGATTCGGGGGCTTGTGTAGAATTGGATAAAGCTAAAGACGATTCTGTATAGACGACAGACGAGTCACTATGGAGTATTTTGAAGACGTACAAAAACGATTAATATTTAAGGAGTAAGTATGGGATACTATACCGATTACACAATAACAGTAGATAATAATACCCAAGAACTAGAAAGTGAAATGAAGAAATTCGGGTTTCTTGATAACTATGACGAGGGTTTATGGGGCGGAGACGCTAAATGGTACGACTGGAGCGACGACATGATAAAATTGTCAAAGAAGTTCCCAGAGGTATTATTTACAATAGAAGGCAGAGGAGAAGACTCCACAGATATATGGGGATACTATTACAAAGACGGAAAGTCTTACATACAAACCGAAGTAACAATATATGACTACCCAGGCGCCCCAGAAAGCAAACCTCCTGAGTGTTATTTGGAAAAGATAAAAGAGACGATACGAAAATACTCGTTTGAATAAGGAGGTTTTTGAATGTATGATTACAGAGAAAACGTAAAACAAGATGTGCTAGAGTACATAGAAGAAAATGTCGGATATCTTAAAGCATCTAACAAAGACGAATTAGAAGAGGAACTTTATGACTCTTTATGGACGACAGACTCAGTAACAGGAAATGCAAGCGGTTCATACACCTTTAACACATGCAAGGCGGAAGAAAATCTCAATGGAAACTGGGGTTTATTACAAGAGGCTCTTGAGGACTTCGGGTGCGACGAACTTAATCCAATAGAAATGGGAGCAGAGTGGTGCGACGTTACTATTAGATGCTATCTTTTACGTCCGTGTATAGCAGAGGTCATAGAGGAGCTCGATAAAGAAGTCCTTGACAAAATATTCGAACAGAACAAAGACGAATAATTCTTCTGAGAGGCTAGTCCTCTCATCACGGGAAAGCGGGAGCAGAATTACCAACATAGTTTTCTCCTTTAGACACAACAAATTCTCCTTAACACCATACGACACTAATTACAACGTTAACCGGTAATTCTTGACGGTTTAACTCCGTCATTTCCCTACATACTCCCGTCACAACCTCCCGACGGGAGTACAATGTTAATAAACTCTACAAGAGTTTAAATATAAAAATAAAAGGAGTAATATTTATGGCAAAGTTAAAGTTAATCGGAGACGTAGTAGTCCTCCAGTCAGCGAAGAAGTATTCGGACTATGAGATGGTCGGGAAGTACAGACCTGAGGCGCTGATCCTGAGAGACGAGAATGGCGATGCAGAATTCGCTGTTTCTGTCAGAGAGAACGCAGGAGAAATCACACCGTATTCAGTAATATTCGACTCGAAGACAAGAGACGAGGCGGGATACGCTCTCATATCTATTCCAGTGTCAGGCATACCGAGAAATCTTGACGCCAGTGGCACAAAAGAATTTATATGCGATAGGTTTTATACGACGGTAGCTAACGTCGAAAAGATCGAAGCAAAAATAGCATCGGTCGTAGACGAAATCACAAACGAGAGAAACAACTTAATAGGTAGTATCGAATTAGCGTAAAAGTAAGGAGAATTGATATGATAAAAATAATTATCTCAAGCAACACAAACAGAAAGACAGAAATTGTCAATGAAAGCAAGACAATCAGAGAAGTGCTGGACGACGCTCAGATAAATTACGCGGCAACCACAGTGCACTTGGACGGTTCTCCTCTAAGACCCGGAGACATTGACAAGTCGTTCAACGACTTCGGAATATCAGAGTCGTGTTACCTCACAGCAATCGTGAAAGCAGATAACGCGTAATTGACAGCCGCATACGCGGCTTGCAAAAAAAAACGACAGCTTGGAAAGACAAGCACTGTTATGTAGAGCATACCCATTAGGGACTCCCCGTTGTTTTAATGGGAGTAACAACTTGATAGGATGAACCAGCCGCGAGGAGGCGCCGCAGCGTGATGCAGGAATAAATAAATAACTCTTCAGAAACGTTCAACAGCCCAACCACACGAAGAAATACAAAAATCGTATCAAGGAACCGCTAAGAAAGGAGCAACTAATTCCCTACGAGGCAAAGTCAAATGGATTTAAGCCCCACAGATGTCTCTGATGACCAAGGTCGCCCAGCCGACTCCAGTGACATCCTGAAGAATCCAATAGTTTACATAACGGAATAAACGCAATAGAAGTAGAAAGGTGGTTTTATATGTTTCCAGACGCAATAAACATCGAGGATATTCCGCTTACCCTTGATGTTACCGAATCGCCAAACGTCATCGGAATAGACAAGTCTTTTGAATACACGCTAGAAATGTTATTGCGTGATAGAACGATAAATAATTTCAAATGTGAGATCTGTAACGGATCAGACGCGCCTTTACTTGACGAAACGTGCGGTGAAATTAAAGAAGACACATTGCTTATAATACTAACAACGACAACAAGTGTTTTTCCTCAAGGATACACGAATGTTCGAAAATTTAGCACATTTTTTGCAGGAAAAGCAGACCTTTTCGCAAATGTGACTAAAAGAGTTTCAGTGGTGTGTCTGTATGCGCCGCCACGAGGCACAATGGATTTAAAAATCTATCATCATATACAGTCAGCAATTCCGATAATGTTGCCATGGTATTTTGAAAATGAATCCAAGCTGTCAGACTATGAACTTTGTTTTCTAAAAACACTCACATCCAAAAATGGAGCTTCTGAATACAAGAGACTCTTAACGGAGAATTTATTAAGCAAGGAGTCTCAGATTGAAGGAATTAAAAAGATGTTTGGAGGATTTTACGGCAAGGGAATAGCGCAGAAGAAAGAGGCATTACGGCTAGAATTAGAGAGACTTAATGTTAATTTTCTTTCAGCGCAGAAGGTGTTAGAGGATTACCTAAAAAGAATATCTGAAGCCGAAGCGATATACAACCAGTTGCAGTTAGCCCAAATTCGTGAGGCAACCGACATAGAAGACTATATGATTAAGAATATAGACCGTATTAGGGCTAAAAAAGTCGGCTACGATTATGAGATATCAATAGATTCGTATTACGATAATTACGATGAAGATATGCTTCGAACGGCACTCGGATGTGAGGGGTCGGCTCTTAATGAAGCACTTAGAGGGTGTCCTGACATGAGGATAGTCATAGAAGAAATATTCTTAAATCATGCGGCAAAGATTAAAGCCCGGTCGTATTTTAAATTTAATACTCACGAACTAAAGGTCTTAGATGATATATACAGAGGTGATGGAGATAGGATAATCAATCCCCATCACAAATTTTATCGCTGTTTAGGCGGCTTTACGCCCCAAATTAATGAGGCAATCAGAAGCGGAGATTACATCACAGCTCTTGAACTCGCAAGAGCCGCCACGGGAAATATCAATTTTATGGATGGGGCAGTAATTTCCAAGTTTGTGTTAGACCTCGTTAATAGAGCCACAGTAACAAAATGTGTCGAAATGCCTGATGGCTCTAGCATTACCATAAATGACTTTTATGATATAGTTAAGGAAGGAGAAAAAGATGAGTAGAAGATTGTTCAGAACTTCTGAATATAAATCAAAGATAAAAAGGGAGCTCGAAAACAAGCTCTCCAAAATGGCTTTTGATCCATCAACGTATCCAGAAACGACAAAAGACAAAGCCGTGGTTGTAATAACCATGGAGGCAAGGGAGAAAATGTCGGCACTTGTAAACTCGGTGCCAACAGAGATAGCATGGCATGGACTCGCAAGGAAGCTGGAAAAAGGAAAGTACGAGATATACGACATACTAGTATATCCACAGGTTGTAACGTCTGTAACAGTAAGCACAGACCAAGAAAAGTACGAAACATGGCTGCTATCTTTGGATGACGAAAGTTTCAATGCGCTGAGAATGCACGGTCACAGTCATGTAAACATGGGAGTGTCACCCAGTGGAGTTGACTTGAGACATCAAGAAGACACGGTAAACAACCTGTCTTCAAATGATTTTTACTTATTTTTAATCTTAAATAAGAAGGGAGAAATTTATGCAAGAATTTTCGACGTGGAGGATAATACTATATATGAGAAAAATGATATAAAAATCATTTGGGAGAACAACGCAAAGATAAATGACTTTGTTGAGGCGGCTAAAAGACGTATTGAAAAGACGCCAGAATTAAAACCAGACCCAGAGAAAGTCGAAATGTACTCAAGAGGATGAAAAGGAAGCGCGATAAATGGATTTAACGAAGAGTTATGATTTTTTTAAACCGGACAATACCATTCCTATTAATATAATAGGATGTGGCTCAGTTGGTTCGACCGTAGCGGAAAACTTAGCCAGATTTGGTTTCGAAAACTTCATTCTATGGGATTTCGATATTGTAGAAAGGCACAACATCGCAAATCAGATGTTTAGAGAGCGTGATATCGGAAAGAAGAAAACAGAAGCCGTTAAAGAATATCTGTCCGAAATAAATCCAACATTATCTACGACAATAAGGACAAAGGACAATGGCTGGCGTGGCGAAACGCTTGCTGGATATATTTTTCTGTGTGTTGACACAATAGAATTAAGGCGTGAAATTGCACAGAAGAGTATGTACAACATAAACATAAAAGCATTGTTTGACTTCAGAACAAGGCTTTTAGACGCTCAGCACTACGCAGTCAAGTGGACTGACTTGAAAGCCAAGAAAGATTATATTGAGACAACAAATTTCACGCACGACGAAGCAAAGGAAGCAACTCCAGTATCTGCGTGCAACATCGCATTGTCAGTGTGTCCAACGATACGAATTATTTGTGCCTACGGGGTTGCAAACTTTATAAACTTCGTAAAAGACGGAAATTTAAAGAAAATTATAATAGCAGACGCATTCTCTTTTGAGACGATAGCTATATAACAGATACATTAGTTCAAAGCATACCCATTAGGGACTCCCCGTTGTTTTAATGGGAGTAACAACTTGATAGGATGAAGACAGGATGATCCAGCATGACAACGCCGTCGGGGTTCAAACGGCTGATGCAAATCACGAACTACTACAACATCAAAAGCGCCATCCTCCAAGACAGTCAAGCACCAGTGGTACTTTAGCCACCCCAAACAGAGCGGAGACACACGAAGAAAGGAAATAAACAGGGCAAAAGCGAGAAACGACCCACCTGTAATCCCAATCCAGAATTCACACCTCCCGCTGCACGCAACCATCAATAGTTTGAACTAACAAAAGGAGATTTTTATGTATTACATAGTAACATTACAGAGTCCGAGACACAAGCAGATGTCTCTCGAAGACCTACTCTTCTCGCCTGAAGATAGTGTCTTTCAGACAGTATATTACAACACAACGGCAAATACCAGAGTATTCGAGGTTGAAAGTATAAGTAGCGAACTTAGAAACAAAACACCGATTTCATATCTAAAGTCTAAACTAAGAGATTTCAACGAAAAGACTGCCGAGTTGAGAACCGTTCCCAGAGAACAGCTTTACTACAGTTTCAAGATACCAAAAAGAACTGGTGGTTTGCGTCAGATTGACGCACCGATAGATTCATTAAAAGAAGCGCTGAATGAGCTGAAAGATATCTTCGAGCAAGATTTTCACGCAATGTATCACACATCCGCACACGCGTATATTAAGCAAAGAGGTATATTGACAGCCATAAAGAGGCATCAAAAGAATGAGTCAAAGTGGTTCGGAAAGTTCGACCTACATAATTTCTTTGGGAGCACAACCCCGGAATTTGTAACCAAAATGTTTTCGATGATATATCCGTTTTGTGAGGTTATGAAAGACGCAGAGGGACGGGAATTATTTAATACAGCAATTTCATTATGTTTCCTTCACGGAGGTCTCCCTCAAGGAACTCCGATATCTCCTATGATTACTAATATTATGATGATACCGATTGATTACAAGCTATTCAATTCGCTTCACAACGAAGAAAGCATATTTGTGTACACAAGATATGCAGATGATATGCTAATATCATCAAGATGGGATTTTGAAATAAACAAAGTACAAGAAAGAATCAAAAGCGTTTTCTCAGAGTTTTCCGCTCCGTTCAGTCTGAATGAGAAAAAGACAAGATACGGTTCGTCGTCAGGAAGCAATTGGAATTTAGGAGTTATGCTAAACAAGGACAACCAGATCACCGTTGGGTGGAGAGAAAAGAAACACTTCCAGACAATGCTCCGTACTTATGCAATGGACAAAAAGAATAACAAAGACTGGAGCTATCACGACGTAAAGGTTCTAGAAGGAAAACTCAATTATTACAAGATGATAGAAGGTGATGCTATCACAAGAATAGTATCATATGTTTCAGAAAAAACAGGATTTAATATAGTAGATGGAATAAAGACGGATTTAAGAACAGTTAATTAATCAGATACCACTATGCAAATTGACAGAAATGTCGCCTCTCGCTGATTTAGTGGAGGTAAGGCGATGGTTGGTTGTGACACACACACACACTTTAAGTTTTTCGCTGACTTTTCCATCCTTGCCAGACTTTAGAAGTCTGGCTTGGGATCGAAAAGGTCATCAAAAAAGATGGTGGTAGTTATTGACAAGCACAGAATATAGAGAGTCGTTAAATATTTGTAAAGCCAGAGGAATACATAGATGTTGGAATTTACAATGCAGCTTGACTCAAGCTGCGGAGCGGAACGACGAGGACATACTCGTTTTTATATCATGCCATAGAAAGGAGAAAGAGATGGACAGATATTTTTACTCCGTAGAAGAAATAGACGGTAGCAAGACGATTCATATGAGTGGGAACGTATACTGTAACGACGAGAGCAGTGCGAACGAAAAAGATTACCGCATAGCCGAATGGGTCTGGGTGTATATTAACATAGATACGCTCACTAAAAAGAAGAACGAAAATAAACTATGGGATTTTCTCGACGAGAACGTGAGATACTTAGAAGACATTTCAAAAGAAGACGCAGATAGAATTTGTAACGAATATTTCGACGGGAGCCCAGGAAGTAACTTGGATATACGCAAAGTGGATGCCAATACAATATGCGGAGATTATTGGTTTGACAGATAAAGGAGGAAAATGGGAACTGCTTTAACGGTGAGAGTGAAGAATGGCTGGCTCGTTGCGACAGAGAGCCCCGATCCGGATTACCCCGGCATAGATGTTGAATACATAGCTGATAGCGATAGACTTAAGGCAAAAGATGTGCTTTCGAGACCAAGAGTTTTGATTGAATACCCAACAGACGACTCTTATTCATTAAGAGCACTGATTTGGAACAACCCACATAACGAAGATTACGAGGAGGCTGTGGATTTACTATGAGTGAACAACAAAAAGAATTAATCAATCGGCTTACACAATTGCGAACTAAGAGCGAGCTCACAACCTCGAACATCGCAGAATATCTTGGAATTGAAGAAGAAGAGGTTATAAATATAGAAAACGGTAAATCTCCTTTGTTAGCCAGTATGGTAGATGAATTATCAAAACTTTACGGGGTTTCTGTTATTCGTCTCATAAAAGATGACAACTATTTAGTAGGTGCCATGTCTTTAAAAGATTACAATGTCAAAGACTTGAAGGACATAGCCAAGATTAATAAGATTGCCTTAAACTTAGAACGGATGAAGGAGTTGGGAATGTTCGAATGGTTAAATGAATAGAAAGAAACGAGGTATTGAAGATGAGTATGTCTTATTGGATGTGTCAGGGTGTAGGTGTCCGCACAAATGAATTATTACCCTTTTTAAGCACACAAAAATGTGTTCAGTTTATGAAAACACAGTTACCGGATGAAGATATTCAGGAAGACAAGTTTGATATTGATGACTATCTTTATGGCGAGCCTTTTGATAATCTTGCCGATATGTTCACTTTTTGCGATGACACGGACTCATTAACATATGGAGATAATGGCGAAGGCGAATACTACTTTTATTATACGCCCACCTATCCGTGGGAGCGAACAGATAATGAACCGACAAGTATTGAGGAAGTACATAAACGGATTATTGACGCCGTTCTCTGTTTATGCGACACGACCGCAGAACAGGTTAATGCATTGATTGACGACGACATTTACGATTTGGGATGTGGCTAACAACATGATTACAAATGTGGCAGATGCGTTAACTCCCTTTTTCTCCGGCGACAAACAGCCGAACGAGGCAGTTGCAATGCATAAATTAAAGGGATAAATTTAATGCAAACATTTAGGACAATAATCGCTGGTGGTAGAGAATTTAATGATTATGTCTTATTACCTGATATTGAGGTGGAATAAAATGATATATCTATCTGAATCCGCATTGAAATATGCTGCTAATATTTGCGAAGAACTTCCGAGATACAAAGTTGGGATTTGCCCATGTCGTAGAGCAGAAATTGAGGGTTTAATGAAAAGGGTTCAAGAATACGCAAACGATGTTCAAAGTGTTGTTTTTACTTCTGGTGTAGGACGAATATGTTTCAATAATAGTAGCGTAATTGAGTTCATTCCGCCGATAGAAAGTAATGTAAGAGGTCGTGTTTTCTGTCTTGTGATTGTCAATAAAGATATTGACCATGGTTTTTTGTATGGTAGATTGTGTTTTGCTGAAAAGGTTGATTATTATAAGATGATTGAATGGAAGAAAAATGACTTTTATCGAAGAAATTGAAGTAATGACTGAGCAAGAATTGACTAAACGGCTAATTGATGATATGGGACTTAGTTTCGTAGCCTTGGCAGCGGAAATCGGATGTAGTTTACCCTCTATAGCCACACGGTTGTCTGATTGGGTTAAGAAGGGTTACTCAATTGATGAGGCTAAACAGTTGACAGTGGATTCGTTAATTTTTAGTAATACAAAGGGGCATTAAATAAACAATGGAGCGCTGCTTAAATGGTTCGTGAGATAATTGAGAATGAAGTGACGAAATGAATTTTTACATTTCAAATACCCATTTTGTTCATCAGAACATCATCCAATATGATAATCGCCCGTTTAGTACGGCAGACGAAACGGACGAGGCTCTCATTGACCGATGGAATGATGTAGTGTCGGGCGAGGATACGGTGTATGTGCTTGGTGATTTTAGCTGGCATAGAGAAGAGAAAACACTCGAAATCATTAATAGCCTTTCAGGACACAAAGTTCTGATTAAGGGGAATCACGACAGAGTTTCACCGAAAATCGCAAGGAAATTTGATAAGGTTTGCGACGTCCCGAAGACAACGAGCGAGATGCGGAAGATATGATCGGGCTCTATGGCTCGGTTTACAGCGACCTTCTCGACTCAGTAGAAGCACAGATATATTCGATTATATCAAGACACGGTAGGAGAAAAAGTTGTAACAGGAGAATTTTCTGGCACAATATAACACTACTAAAGATTAGTTTTATTAGAGGGTGATGAACATGAACAAATATATACAAAACCCAAGTGGGTATATTGTGTTTGAAGATGGCGGAACAAGTCCAATTGCATATGGGGCTTCAGAAGAATGGTTTCCAACCTATGACGAGGCGATAGCATATGCAATGGACATTGTAAAAAACAGGACAGAGGAACTCAAAAATCGTATCGACTGCAATTCTGTCATCGTTTATGACGGTGACGAAACGCTTTTGCACAAGTCGCATTCCTGCCCTTGTGGTAGAGTTGTGTTCGATTGGCGAAATTACCGATTTGATGATGTCGATTAAACGAGGCGTTCATCAATCAGAAAGCAATTTATCTTAATTTTTAAGTCAGGAGGATTAAAAATGGCTAAAGAAAAAAGTAAATTCAGTTTGAAATTAACAGCAATTATTCTTGCTATTATTGTTGCCGTTTCAATGATGTTTGTATTCGGTTTCAATAACGTTAAAAACAAGGCGATTTCTTATGAGGAACAAATCAGTACGGCACAGTCTGACATTAAGGTTCAGGAAAAGCGTAGAGCAGACCTTATACCTAACCTTGTTGATTGTGTTAAACAGTACGATAAGCACGAACACGAAACCCTAATGGCTGTCGTCGAAGCAAGAGGCGCATTGTCTGATAATTCTGTAAACGAGATTCAGACTATGATTAACGCAGTCGCAGAGGCTTATCCAGAATTAAAAAGCAATGAAAACTACAAAGAATTGATGTCGGAACTTACAACAACAGAGAATTTGATTGCAAATTATCGAAGTAATTTTAATAAGTTTGTTAAATCTTATAATCAGTATGTAAGGCAATTTCCGAATAGTAATATTCTTGATATGCTCGGCTATGAGGTAATTGAATATTCATACTTAAATTATGGCGTATCAGAAGATGCACCAACAAATCTTTTCGGAGATTAACCTATGGATAAGAGGTTAGTAACCAAGCGTGAAGTCCTCTTTAGTATTGTCATTATTGCTGTAATGTTTGTGTTTGGTTTTATGATTTCATCCGGAATAAGTAATTCTTTAATGAATGATTATCAGGAATACAACACAGCGTTGCAGATAGACAATAACAAAGATGTATTTCAACACGGCATGAGAACAAATATAGGTAATGCTTTCGTATATGGTGAACTTAAAGCTATTGATACAGTTTCTTGTAATGAAATTGAGGGAGAATTTTCCTACATAAAGAAAGTCAAAGAGAAATATACAAGACATACAAGAACGGTAACAAAAACAAGAACCAACTCAAAAGGCAAAACCGAAACATATACGGAAACAGAAGAATATTATACTTGGGATTATGTTAGCCAAGAATCAAAAAGTTCTACAAAGATTGATTTTATTGGCGTTGAGTTTCCTTATGGTACAATTCACTTACCAAGTGAAAAAGAAATAAAAACGATATATATAGATGGTGGTTGGTGGCATTCATTAGGAGATATAAGATATGTGTATTATGCTGCTCCTGCCGAATGTAAAGGAACACTATACGCTGTACTTAAAGATAATACAATTTCTAATGTTCACTTTTATTATGATAAGAATATTGAAGATACAATCAGAAGCCTTGAGTTCGAATGGCAGATAATAGTTTTCTGGATTTTTTGGATATTACTTATAGGCGGACTGATATTGGGTTTCTGTGTCATTGATAATAAGTGGCTTGAAGATAGTGGTTTGTAGTGATGGTATTATGCTATATGATCAGGAAGCAATAGGGCTATTTGTGACTTGTGCTACGTTTGCGCGGTGGCGGAATAGGTAGACGCTAAACACTCATTAGCCGCCGCAGTGGTTCGACTCCACCTGCGTTTCAATGGCGAAGGAGCCAATAACGTAAGAGTGTGCTGGCAAGAACGGTGGTATGCGAGGTGCAAATCCTCGCCCGCGCAACAACAAAGAGGTATTTGATAAACTGTGGACTATTATTTTGATGAGGCAAAACTTAATGAAACGGTAAGACCATTTATGAATCAAGAGAGCGAGGGTACTTAAATGATTTATGTGGCAGGCGATTGTCACGCAGATTGGAGCAAGTTTTCTACAAATTGCTTTCCGGAGCAAAAAGAAATGACAAGAGATGATTTTGTAATCGTTTGCGGCGACTTTGGTATTTGGCACGATGACAGAACAGAGCGTTATTGGCTCAAGTGGCTCGAAGAAAAGAGCTTCACGATCCTTTTTGTTGACGGAAATCACGAGAATTTCGACAGGTTGTATGGCGATGAATTTGAAGTTGTTGATTTTCACAGAGGCAAGGCTCATAAAATTCGTGAAAATATCTATCATCTAATGCGAGGATATGTGTTCACCATTTGCAACAAGAAGATATTTGCTTTCGGCGGAGCAAGCAGTCACGATATAGACGATGGAATTTTGGATTTGAAAGATTATAAGTCCAAAAGAGAACTCATTGAAGATTATAACAAGCGTACAAAACGCGGGGAAATGTTGCGAATTAACCATATCTCGTGGTGGGAACGGGAACTTCCGACCGAAGAAGAAATGCAGTTTGGACTTGACACTCTCGATAAGAACGACAATAAAGTCGATTTTATAATCACGCATTGTTGTCCGCAGCAAATTGCTTCGCTGTTTTCGCACGGAACGTATAAGCCGGACAAACTTACTTCGTATTTTAATGCTGTGGCAGAAAAAGTTAAGTTTTCTAAGTGGTTTTTCGGGCACTACCATAATAACGAACAAATTTTAGATAAGTTCATTATGCTCTACGAGCAGATTGTGAGGGTGGTATAATGAACGTAAAGATAAGCAGCGGAAATTCAAAAATGGGAGCAATCCCGAGCGTCTCATTGCCGGCTGGTGTTACTTGCCTCCAAGATTGCGAGTGCAGTAAGAAGTGCTACGCCAAACGGTTAGAACGGATAAGACCTTCGGTGCATCAGGCATACCAGCATAATTACGATTTGCTGACCCATGATTCGGATACATATTGGAGAGAAGTCGAGGCGTCAATTATGATGTCTCGATTTTTTAGATATCATATTTCCGGGGATATTCCAGATAATGTATACTTCGCGCACATGATTGAAATTGCAGAACGTAATCCGCATTGCGAAATGCTGTGTTTCACAAAAAAGTATAATCTTGTTAATGACCATCTTGATTTTGGTGGCACCATTCCCAAAAACCTACACATCATTTTCAGCGGCTGGCGCGGCATGAAAATGGTTAATCCATATAACCTGCCGGAAGCTCATGTCCGTTACAGGGACGGTACGACTACAGCCCGTGAAAATGCGAAACCGTGCGGCGGGAACTGCACGGAGTGCGCAATCACAGATGGAGGGTGCTGGACGGCAAAGCACGGGGAACAAGTGGTTTTCAACGAACACTAACCAAGGAGGCATTCTTATGAGTAACATAAAAGTTAAGTTTCATTGGAAGCATGAATGAGGAAGGTTCTTGGAAAGTCAGCACAGGAGAACTGTCACAACGGCAGTTTATGAAGAACATACAGAACGGAAAATATAAGTGATCGGATGGGGATTTCCCCATCCGCATTTTGAAAGGAACAAGATTATGATGATAACAGAATACAGAAAAACCTTGAAGCCGATGGCTGCAAAACAAAGTGCGTAAACGGTGAATATTTTGCTTATAAAGATGGGAAATTTTATGAATTTTCTATTGACTGGTTAGGTAATAAGGATTTTTTGAGGTGTCATTAGACATAGGAAACAGAAACACACGGAAAGCATTGTGCTTGAAAGGAGAAAAAAAATAATGGAACTGAAAATTGCTTATTGCTATAATCAAAAGTTTTTGCCTACAAATAGGCATAAAAAATTAAGGGAAAGGCAAATAAAAGATATATTAAAAGTAAATATAACAGAGTTATCTTCGGATATTTTTCCTGTTGCATTTATTATACATGACCTGCAAGACGTGCAAGATGGTATGACTTCTTATGAAGATTATAAAAGTGAAAAGTGTGAATACCGTATGTTTGCAGAAGAAATCAGAACTTATAAAGGAAAGCTTTACATTCCTATTCGAATTACACATGGTGCCGCAATCAGCACGATTTTTGAGAATGAAAGTTATATAATTAACTATCTTGAAAGACAGTGTACAAAAAATTATAATATATATAAAAATGATGAGTTTACGGAAAAATCCATCGTAATAAAAGAAGACAAAGAAGAAGTAAAACAAATGTTGAATAACTGTTCAAAGCATTTTGTTTATTTTAACGGAAAATTTTGGAGGAATTGTGCTGAACCGATATATGATATAGAAACTTTCGGGATTGGCAATAATCATGGAGGTACTGGATTTTTTATTAAGTATGGATATTCTAATATCATGAAAAATAATTTCAATGCGTTACAGAGAGACGATGCTATTGATTATGGAAAAGCCATTGCTGTTGGTCGAGGGGATACAAATTCTGTTAATGTCATTGGGGAGTATTCTAACATAGAAGTCATTATGCCAGAGATGGTAAAGATGCCATTCAATAAACAACATAACAATCGAAGAAATTAAGAACATGGTTGAAAAAGAGGAGGATGATTTATGAATGAATTGCATTTGCAAGGGTGGTTATGCCATGACCACGACGGGCTTATTGCTGTAAAAGATGATAAAAATGCTTCGGCTTTTTGGGCAAAAAGCATACAAGAAAGTATCGGTGATTTTTTCAATGGTACTGATTATTATGAAGATGACTCACTTGGTGGCAGGCGTGATTTTATACCAAATGTTTCTATGAGAATGTACGCAACAAATCGTGAGTGTTCTTTTGATGAAGCTGTCGGGACTGTTGTTGCAAATCTTTACGGAGATGTCTACAGCGATATAGGATATGAGGGATATTCCGAATGGACAATTACCGGATATTATTGCAAACGATTTGCTATTGGCGGACACAACTTAGCCGAGGAACTTAACAGTTATATCGGAAAGTATATACATTTAGTATTAGAATGTAAAAATTAAGTTTTATAGGAGAATTTATTTATGACCATTATATTCAGACAACGTACATTCTCAAAAAGATGGAAGATACAAAAAGACTGGGATGTTGGGGAAACCATACTACAGCAACTATTGTTGCTGACGAGAAACGCTATGTCCTTAGATCTGATAAGAAAATAACAGAATGTGAATGTTGTATCAGCTCCATTGAAAGTATGGGAATAATAGAGGGTGGAATGATTTTTATAAATAATGATACAGATAACATAGAGGGTGGTACTTATTATAAAATCTCAAAAATAATGCGTGATACGAATTGGAGACTAATAGTCTATCTCGAAGATGAAATTAAAGAGGATTTTTCTTCAGACCAAGATAGATGGAAGTTAGAGGACAAACTTTTAAATGTTAATAAACTTGAAGAATATAAAAGAACTCATAAATACAGACACAGGTTTTTTAATTTTTAAGAAAGGTTGATAAGAGATTATGAACAGGGATAAAGCATCTGAGATTATAAAAATAATGGCGAGAATTGAAAAGGTTGAAGACTATTTAGACTTCTTTAAGAACAGATCTTATCCAGATGAATTCAAAATTCGTTATAGAGGAACTGAATGCCTTGAGCTTGAACAAGAAGCCTTAGATACGCTTATTGATTATTACGAGAAAGAACTTGCAGAGTTAGACAAAAAATTATCTGAATTATAAGGAGAAAGTTGTGAAAGATTGCTGTTATTTAAGGATAGAAAATGTAAGCGTTGGTGATGATGCTTTTGACCCGGATTATATGTATATATGCATATAAATGTGAGAAATCATACAGGGTTGACGAAAATCAGAATGTTGTGCCGTGTATTGTATATACTAAGGTGAATATCACTGATTAAAGTTGTTATTAAGGAGTAAACGTTATGAAAATTAAGTGTGAAGACTGCATACATAGTGAGGTTTGCGGAATTAAAGACACAGAAGAAACGAATTGCCCATTTCACATTCTGGAAAGTAATACAGCCATAGTCATTCCTCACAAAGGAGATAAGCACTACACGGTTATATGCTTTAGAGAAATGATGGACAATAAGGGGAATGTTTCTAAAGCGTGTTTTAAAATGCCGAATGTGAATGTGGCATTCGACATTTTATCGGAGGAGAAGACTGGGGACATATTTACGATGACTGTTATGGAATAAAAGACAGCTTTTATAATAATCAACAGTGGCGGAATAGGTAGACGCTAGTATGGCTGTTGTAATGACAGCAATAAGTTTACTTGTGGAAACGGCATGAGAATACAGAGCAAGACAATTCAAACCTATGTAAATAGGCATCAGAAATGATGGGAACGAGATTGTCATGCGTGGTGCAAATCCACGCCTGTTGATTAGCAAGTCTTATCCTTAAGCCTTTAAATGAAGGTAACTCTGGGTTTGTATGTTTTCCGTATAGAGTTTTAAAAACAACAAAAAAAACATACAACACGCAAAGGTAGCCCAACGGCAGAGGCAATGGACTTAAAATCCAGTCAGTGTGAGTTCAAATCTCACTCTTTGCACCAGCGGATATTCACATTCCGCCGTCTGCAGGCGATAGCTTACACGAGAAGCAGATAGGCTAGCTATTCTATGAATGTAAGGTTGAGAGTATCCGTTCCAACTCCTTTAAATAGTTATATCTCCTGCGGGAATATGACAGCCTTGAAACTGCGGTAGAGAGGTAGGCTTTATGAGAAGATAGCATAAAAAATGCACTTGATTGCAACGAGGGATATTGGTTGAAATCCAATTCTTCTCACCAAAATGGAGATGTAGCTCAGTTGGTAGAGCAGCAGGCTTTTAACCTGCGAGTCAAGGGTTCAAATCCCTTCATCTTCACCAGTCCGGGAGGACAAGTAGTTGCTACACTGACTAAGCACTCATATTTATGCATGATGCTTTTGTCGACTTAAGAGATGTCCCTCACACGGCATCTCTACATGGGAGTGTAACTCAGTAGTTAGAGTAATTTGTGTGTCGTGGGTGCAAGTCCCACTGCTCCCCCTGAAAATATTTTTGGTTCAGTTGACGCTCTGAATTGAAACAAAAGCGTCAAAATGTCGCTATGGTGGAATGGCAGACACGGCAGACTCAAAATCTGCTGATAGCAATATCGTATCGGTTCAAGTCCGATTAGCGACACCAACGTAGATATAGTTTAATGGTAAAATGTTGGCTTCCCAAGCCGAAGTTGCGGGTTCGATCCCCGTTATCTGCTCCAAACGAAAGGATAAAAACGGTCTCGGCATAAGAGATGCGGAAATATCTGAGTAGGGTTCTATACTCGTACAAACCTATTCTCACCCTAGAAAGTTAAAGAGTACGGGTAATATCAAAAACATAAAAGCCACGTTTTGTGTGGGTAGTGAGAGTGCAAAATCTAAGCGATTGAGTAGTAGCATCGCCTAAATAATTCGTAATGCACCACCCTAGTTTTTACGGTTATTAGGGATAGTGTGTGATTTGCTACATCACACACTTATATTGGCGCATAGTGAAGTGGTAAACACATCAGACTTTGACTCTGATAGCGTAGGTTCAAATCCTACTGTGCCAGCCAGGGGCTTTTGGTGTTATGCTACAGGTACTACCTGAACCAACGGCAGCGATGTCGTCAGAAAGGGGTCTAAATTTTGGCATTTAGCAGGGCAGTTAAATGTGTTAATTAGAATTAAACGAGGAAACGCCAGATCCACCTTTCAATCGTTCTAAATGTTAGTTCAGTTTTGGCACTCTGAACTAAAATAAAAGTGCCAAACATAATTGTAAGACCGCAAGAGGTTAAACAATATCCAAGAAAATAAAAGGAGAAAAATATGACAAAGTATTTAAAAATTGAAACCCCTTTTGAAAGAGCTGCTGACGGCTCAAAGAAACTTATAGAGGGAAAATTCAGAAACGAAACCGTTGAATATCTTGCAAACTCCGAGTGGGTATTTACTGAAAAAATAGACGGTACAAACATAGGGATTGTTTGGGATGGACATAAAATTACATATCAAGGTAGAACTGAGAATGCACAGATCCCAGCTCATCTTGCAAATAAACTTGTAGAATTGTTTGGTGGAAATTCTAACGAAGAACTCTTTGAACAGAAGTTTGAAGATCAGCCGGTGATTTTGTTTGGTGAAGGGTATGGCGTAAAGATAAACGGAGGAGGGACATATAGACCAGATGTTTCGTTTATTCTTTTTGATGTTTATCTTCCTGCGGTCAATATATGGCTAAAGAGAGAGGCTGTAGAAGATATTGCTCGTACTTTTAATATTGATGTTGTTCCCGTTATTATGAGAGGAACAATAAAACAGGCGGTTGATTATGTTAAGACAAGTCCGACATCAACAATAGGAACGGCTAAGATGGAAGGTCTGGTCGGTAGACCTGCGGTTGAACTAACTGACCGTGTGGGCAGAAGAGTCATCACGAAAATTAAGGCTGTTGATTTTGAATAAGGAGAGAAAATATGAGCGATTGGATAAGTGTGGAAGATAAACTTCCCGAAAATTTTGGAACATGGAAAGAATATTTGATAACAATGCTTTACCCACGCAGTGAATATGAATATCGTGTAGTAGCAACCGCATTGTATGATAGTCGTCAAAAGATATGGCATTTAAATCCTTTCAGCGAAGAGGGTGAAGAGAAAACTGTAAACGCTTTAATCTTGCCTTGCACCGCCGAGAATGGTGAGATAAAAATAACACATTGGATGCCGTTACCAAAGCCGCCGGCTGACTAAATAAAGAGGAGGTAACGATGAGAGAAAATTTATTTCATGGGAAACGGAAGGATAATGGCGAGTGGGTCGAAGGTTATTATGTTCCAGTGGGCGAGTATCACTACATACTTACAGGAAAACTTGGACTGGTTTCATATCCCGTTTCATATCTCGGCTTTGAGCATTTTCTGGTCATTCCCGAAACCGTAGGTCAGTACATAGAGTTGCCTGACAAGAACGGCAAGAAGATTTTTGAAGGAGATATTGTTCGTGATGCCGAAACGTCCGAAGTCGGGAAAATCTTTTTTGATAAATATGCAGCAATGTTTGTCATAGGCTTTGAAAATACGATAGCTGATTTTAATGCCAGCTATAACCTTGAAGTCATCGGCAACATTTACGATAATTCTGAGCTGATAGGAGGCGAAACAAATGGCTAAATACATAGATGCTAATTCTTTTTTGGAATATGAAGAAAATAGGTGTAAAAATTCTCCTCCGTTAATAGGTACTTGTTCTTTTGATAATGCCGATTTAAGAGAGGAACTGGTAAACTTCCCCGCTGCTGATGTCGAGCCTGTAAGACATGGGTACTGGGGAGAATACACTTTGTGGATGGTGGTATGCTCGCTTTGCGGGAAACATACTGCAAAACATAATTTTAAATACTGTCCTAACTGCGGGGCAAAGATGGACGAGGATACAAAATGTTAAAACCAGCTTTATTATACAAAGAAGAAATCCAGCGTGAAATTTCAAACTATATTTATAACGAAGATATGTTTTTATATACCGGAACGCTGGGGTTTTATACTCCGAATTTTGAAAATAACGATGACGGTACTTTGTATCAGTACGCAATTGTAAAAGATGAAAAAGTGATAGGATATTTTACATATCATGTCGATTGGTACGTTTCTTGTGCTAACAATTTTGGGCTATTTTCATTTGATAGAGGAAACAAGACGGTAGGAATTGACGTTTACCGTGAAATTAGAAAACTGATTCGTAGTTATAAAATACATAGAATCGAATGGCGTATGATTAGCGGAAATCCCGTTGAAAAGCACTATGATAAATTTTGTAAGAGATATAATGGTAGCAAACACATACTCAAGGACGCACTTCGAGATAAACAAGGAAATTATCATGATGATGTAATTTACGAAATTATATTGGAAGGACGATCATAACACGAATGAAACTAATTAAGTACATAGATCGGGATGAAATTCTTAGAGTAATAAACTCTCACAAGAAAATTGAATTAGAAAATGAAGATGTGATGTTCAATATAGCTCTTGAAATTGTTGAAAAGGAAATAAAAGAAATGCCTGTTTATGAAGAGAGGAGGTTGGCAACCTAATGAGTGTAAACGAAGAATTAATACAGATTATCATGGACAATCCCGGATTACCTGTGATTCCTGTAGTATCTGCTTATGTAAATTGGGATGGTGATTTCAATCTTAATATAAAACCTTGTTCCGTAAAGTTAGGGGAATATGCAGAAATGGATGGCAAGTTTTATGATGACAAAGACCTTTTTAGAGAAGATTACTATGAACTAAAAGGAAAGTTTTTAAAAGACAAGTATTCAGATACAAAATCGTTATACATTCTTTTAGATCAGATAGCAAAGAAATTTTTTAAAAAAGCTATCTTCCTATATGTAAATGTATTTATGTAAAAATAAAACAAGTCTTTTATCGCAAGGAGGTTATACATGAGCAAAATAGAATCAATAAAGATATACAACAAGGAATCTGGTGAATTAATTAAAACGATTAGTAATTCAATGGATGTAAAGCCTATCAGTGGTGGCGAGCCGAAATCCACACCCAGAAGGAAACCGAATACACTCTTATACGCAAAAACATTGGCTTTTGTAGGACAATTAACCTCTATCTATAAAGAACACGAAATAAAAAGTGTAGTAATATGTAAAAGTCATAAAAAGAAACGAATAAACAAGAAAATTCAAGACAAATTTGGATATAAAACAATTATCTATACTAACGATAATCTTGTGATAAGGTTTTTTACAAAATTCCCGATGATTATGAAATAGTGAGAGGAGAAATTTTATGATAACTAAAGAAGTGTATGTTGCTTGTGACGGAACAGAGTTCTATTAAAGTTATCTTTTCGTTAGGTAATTGTGATAGATGTCCACTAACGTCAATTTGTGATTCGTGTTTTAACGAACATCCCCCTTGCTATTGGAGGGAAGATGATATATTGAACTTAGGAAATTAAAGGAGATTTAAAAATGGAACATATTTTACAATTTGGCATCAATATTGATGACGAAAAGATAAAGAAAACTATTGTAGATACAGCGTCACAGCAAATCGTAAACAGTATAAGACAAGATATTATGAAACAGCTAACCGGCAATAAAAAGCCAACAGAATGGGAGTACACAAACAGATTAAAGAATCTGGTAGAGGAGTGTTCTGAGACTTTTATCAAAGAATATAAGGACGAAATAATAGAGAAAACTTCGGACAAGCTAGCAGAGAGATTAATAAAAACAAAAGCCATTAAAGATATGGTGAATAAAGCCGTGTCCGACTTAATGAATTGAGGCGGTTATATGACAACAAAGTATATTGCTTATGATGGTAAAGAATTTGACAACCCCTCAAATTGCAAAAAATACGAGAGATATTCTCTAAAGGCAAGTGTGGGGGATGCATTTAAATCTATTAAGACGTTAGTTGTAAATTCTGCAATTGCAAATCAAAACTGTACCGAATGCCCGTTTTGTAATGTTTGCTCTTATTTGTTTAACGAACTTCCGCCTTGTGAGTGGAATGTTAAAGGGATTTTAAGATTATGAGAATTGAGATTAAAAGTGTACATTACCATGACGAGCCTGAAACCATATTGTACAGATACCCAGAATTAAAAAGTTATAATCCTTATGTCAGATTTTTGGACGAAAATAATATACGAGGCTCAGTTGCTATAGAGGTTGAGAGCGTAGCTGATCTTATGTGCCTTAGTGAAAAAATAGACACCGACATTATTGTCGATTCAACAGAACACTGTTTGCTTTTGTATGACGATGATATAGAAGAACACTATTAAAAGGAGGGTTGGTGATTATGAGAATAGAGATCCGAAGTGCAAAGCCATGGAACGACGCTGACGCTGTGCTAAGAGAATACCCGATATTAAAAAATTATGCTCCTGAAATAAAGCGGTTTGACGAAAGAAAAGCGCAACTCACTATAACTGTTGAAAATGTAACAGATATTACACATATCTGTGAGAAAATAAACTTTGATATTATTGTTGAATGCCCATCAGCTAAAGGGAAACATTGTTCCTTGCTCATTTATGATTCCTTTATAGAATAGATAAAAAGGGGGAAAACGATGTATATAGAACTAGCCGAAAATGAAGATTTTTCACAAGTTTTTCCAAGTTGGATAATTGCGTATTGTGTAGATACAAATTCATTTTTCGCAACAAACGAAAGATTTTTCTTTTGGGAAGATGATAATGAGTTTAAGTCTGAGAATGATGCTATAAACTATTTCAGAGAGCATTTAGATGATTTTCGTAAGACAAGAGACGAAATATTAAGCGATACTGGCGGTTGGAGTACGAACAGCCCTATGTATTTGGAAAACACAAGAGAGGAATTTTGACGATAAATACACAGAAAGGATACAGAATGAAAACAATAGTAATTAACTTATTCGGAGAACCTTCAGCAGGGAAAAGCACTTGTGCAATGGATATTACTGCTAAACTAAAAAGGAACGGAATAACGGCTGAATATGTTTCAGAGTTTGTCAAAGACAAGGTGTGGGAAAACGATAGCGAAGTTTTTAGACATCAAGAATACATATTTGGCAAGCAGTCGTTTAAGATGGGTAGAGTAAAAGATAAAGTGCAAGTTATGGTTGTCGATTCTCCGTTAATATTATCGGCGGTGTATGATAAACAGCTTGGAGAAAATTTTTGTGCCACGGTGTTGAATATTTTTAACTCTTACAATAACAAGAATTACTTCTTAGTAAGAAATCACCCATACGAAAATGAAGGGCGACTACACAACGAGCAAGAGGCATTTCTTATAAAACAGGAAATTCTCGACAAATTGAATGAATATCATATCGGTTATGATATTGTAATTTCAAGCGAAGAAACGTGCAACAAAATTGTCGATGACGTCATTAAGGAGGTAAAATGAACAGTAAGGGACATTTTATAATTAGTTTATCAAAGTCTGTAATACGGATAGTTGGTGGCTGTGTGGCACTTGTTGTAGGGAATATCTTGCCTTTAGCTCTCGGCATAATAATAGCCGAGATAGGTGGAATTTTAGAGGAAGTAGTTGACAAACGATAAAATGTTAGTTTTATAGGGGCAATTTTTGATCGTGTATTACAACTTTTATATATTTTTAGCGACAACTAGAGCAGAGTTGAGGTGAAAGAATGAAAGTTTATAAAGAAAATAGTTTTTTGATATTTGATTTTGAAGACGGAAAAACTGTTAAATATGATTTTGCTACGAAGAAGTCATATGGTTTTTCTGGAAAGGAAGTTAACGGACTTCAGAATCAGCTTAGAGACATTAGTTTTAGTCAAATTAAACAGTCTTGTACAGATGAAAATTACGCAAATTTTCTTGAGTTCGTAAAAAGGAAAGAAACGTATTGTATATATAACATAGGTACTATCTTAAATCGAGTTTCAAAATATTCAAGATTTGAGCAAATATTCTCGGCAGGAATAAAAAATGTAGACTCACAGTTTATATACAGAATAGGGGATATACCTTGTGCTTTACGCAAGCTTTGTATTAACAAAGATTTTAAACTTTCTAATTTTGTGGTTGAATCCTATAAACAAAACCCAGATGCTATGCTTTTAGTTTCAAATTTATCTTATATGAGTTTGGACAATCGAAAGCTGTATAGCATCTTGTTTTACCCTCATTATAGATATAATAGCGAAGAAAAATCAAATTTTAATATTTTAACCAAACAAATGGGATATTCTGCAAAGCCATTACTTCAGTACATAGATCAGTTAGTAACATTTGAGGCGATTGATGATGTTGAGTTTATTATGAGAGAATTACTGGATTATGCAAAAATGATGAATGCAATTAGCAATAAATTTGACAAATATCCAAAACATTTTTTAACAACATTTAAAATTGCAACTAGAAACTACAATCGTTTAAAGAAAAAGTTTCCCGAAGAATTGTTTAAAAACAGAATTGACGAATCCTTGGAGATGTCTTATAAGAATTATATGTTTATATATCCTCGTAGTGTTGATGATATAAAAGATGAGGCGGTTCAGCAGAACAACTGTGTGGCTTCATATATTGACAGAGTTCTCGATGGGAAATGCCATATTTTATTTTTAAGAAATAAAGACTCTATCGACAAGAGTCTTGTTACTCTTGAGGTGCGACATAATGAAATTGTACAAGCAAGGCGTAAATTCAATTATGCGGTCTCTGCGGAAGAACAGGAAGCTATTGATGAATGGAACAAAAGGCATAGTGCATAGGAGGTATAAATGGCTTATATAAAAAGAATTGACGGACTTATATCACGGAAAGAACTTTTAGACGATATACACCATTCCGTTAGATTTACTTGTAAGACGGGGGACTTCAAAGAGATAAGAGGTGCTGAAAAAATTATAGACAGAATAAAGGCTGCTCCAGAAATAGACATAGAGAGAGCGTTAAACAACGCAATAGTTTCTACTGAAATGGAAGGATTTGAGATTTCCGAAAAGGACAGAGAGTTGTTGCTCAAACTTTTAAAGAAAGAACTGGGGCTTGACGAGGTTATTGAGATTAAAAACAAGGAGTTTAAAAATGGGTAAAGAAATCTCGATTCAGTGGATGTGCAAACCAAATATCTATGACGGCGATGTATCCACCATTATTAAATATCTAATGACTAATGCAGAAGACGAAGATGAGTTCAACACCGATTGTGAGTACGAAATCAAGATTGCTTGGCAAATATTCTCTAATAGAATATGTCGAGGTAGTTCGAATGAGTAAACTAACCATAGAAGAAAGGATAGAGCGTACTGAGACGATCAGAAATGTGTTTAGAAACAGAAGGGAAAAAGAAATGAGTAATATAGTACAGGTAAGATTTTTACAAGATCCATCCAAGAAGAGATATACATTTAACGTACCTTGTAATGAGAAAATTTGCAAGGGAGATGTAGTACGGATAAGAAATAAGAATGATAGTGAGATGATTGCTATAGCAGAAACCGATAGCGAGATGCTTAGTGAGAATGCTATTGATATGATTATGGGTGGCAAGGAGGTTATAAGCTGGGTTATCGGAAAGTACAAGTACGATGAGTTTCTCAATCTCAACATAACTACAGAAACCATAACTATTAGCAACAACTAATTTTAGCTAAATACAACCAAACGTTATTTTGAAACGATTGTGAGAAAGGAGCTAATTAGATTGTGAGTAAAAAATCAAACAAGATTTCAGACCTAGAGTGGAATGTAATATGGTACTCTAGCAATCAGAGACAAATGAAAGAGATTAATGTGTTTCAGCATAGCGGGTTTCTTGAGTCTGTAGCAAAATTAATAAAAGAGAGGGATTACGATATCTTTCAAGACAAACTCAGACGAGAAGCAATGTATTATTTCTGGTCGAAATTTGAGTACGAAGTGCTCGTCACAGACTTGATGGGTAATGGAGAAACAAAGATAGATATTTATTATCAACTGAAACTCAACTGGGATAAGTTTTCAGAATACGTTTGGGAACATTTGCACAGCACAGGATAATTATGCCAGAAATAAAAGCGACAGTGTTATGTTGGAATTTACTACACCGCAAAATATTAGTGTTGATGCGGATCTGTAACGACACACACTGTGCTATTAATGCTACAACAAAGAATAGTTAAAAATCACACCTAACGGTGTTTACATAGACAATCAAGGTTAATTCAAGGAGATTTTAAATGGAGAAAACAACATTAAGAGAAACAGTTTTAGGAATCTGCGATAAGGTGTATAATGCCTGTGTCGAAAAGGACGATTGGAAGGGAGCAGAGATAGCTGCGGTGATAGCACTCTCGGTAGAAGAAGTAAAGACTGACGAAGATGCTCGCAAGAAAGTCGTCGGAGTATTACATAACAGATTGATTTGCGAAATTGTATAAAAATGCTTTATTTCCACCCAAAAATATGCTATAATTTTAGTAAAGTCAAAAAAAAATCATCTTAGTAAGGAGTCTCAAATATGTTAGGAATATTTATGTTGCTGGGAGCGGGTGCAGTAGCTATGGGTTCTTCGATAAGCAAAGCAGCCAGAAGAAATGAATATGAGTTTGAAACAAGCAAAGCAGAAAAAGCACAGGCGGCTATCAAAGCCAAGACGCTAAACCCTCATATGGAGGAGGTCGTATTTGACGAACTAATGCGTATAAAAGCTAACAACACAGATTATACAGAAACGCTAGTAAATGAAGTTGAAGAGGAACTCAACTATATCTTTAAAGACAAATGGAAGACGTCGGAATGTAAGATAGCGTGGTACTTAAATGACTCAACACTTCCGATATGGATGATCATACAGCATTTGCTGTTAGCTAAAAAGGGGATATTGTGGAAAAAAGCAGTGTCTGAATTCGTGGTTTACGAAATAAGCGAATTTGAAAAACTAGAATGCGACAAACGATTCGTTCAAATGATAGAAAAATGTATAAACGAATCCACTGGATTGGATATTACATGGGTATACAAGAGTTATTATAATAACACAGGAACTCCCACCTTGTATGGAGGTGGCTTTTTAATAAAAGAATGCCTCCCATCGTATATGCTAACCGGAACCGCAGCCTTGTGGTCAAAAGGGGGTTATAAATGATATACTTAGACAACGCAGCCACGACTGCTGCGAGCACAGAGGTGCTAAAAGCAGCAACGCCATATTTAACGGGCAACTACGGAAACGCGGGAGCCACCTATTCTTTTGGAAAAACATCCGCAAAAGCGATTGATAAAGCAAGAGAGCAGGTCGCCGAGTTAATAAACGCAGATCCCGAACAAATAATTTTTACATCAGGCGGAAGTGAGGCAAACAATCTTGCGTTCACGGTACGTCGAAGGAAAACATATACATCAGGATACGAGCACGAGTCTGTCTTAAAGGCGAGCGGAGATAAGTCGGTAAGGTTTAGAATAATGGACGTGACTCCTGATTTTATAGGACTTGAATTAAGAAACTGCGCCAAATGTTATAAAAGAAAACATAACGCACTGTGTGCTCCACTCAACCCAACGCTCATCTCGATGATGTACACAAATAACGAAACAGGAGAAAATCTTCCTGTCGAAGAAACTATCAGAAAAGCGAGACAGTGCGGTACTCCTGTTATTTTTCACACAGATTGTGTCCAAGCTCTCGGATCAGAAAAACTTGATATGAAAAAAATCGGATGTGATATGGCGTCGTTCTCGGCACACAAAATTCATGGGTTTAAAGGCACTGGTGCTCTGTTTGTGAAGGATAAATCATTATTAACCCCGTTAATAGCAGGCGGAGAGCATCAGGAGTTCGGATACAGAGCCGGTACTGAAAACGTGGCGGGCATAGTGGCTTTTGGAGCTGCGTGTGCTACAATAAAACGAGACTTTGGTATGATACGAGAGCGTGAAATATCGCTTATAAATCGCTTTAAAGACGTATTATTCAACGAATTAGAAGCGAAACATTTGTTAAGCATAGCACATATAAACGGAATGGGAACTAAAATAATCAACCTTCATTTCGATGGCGTGGACGGAGAAACTTTGCTATTAATGCTAGATTCTAAAGGAATCTGTGTATCTGCGGGTTCTGCTTGTACGGCACACGAGCAAAAGCCTAGTCACGTTCTAAAGGCTATGGGCTTTAGCGATAATGTTGCAAGAAACTCAATAAGAGTTTCTGTGTCAGACATGAATACAACGGATGAGATGGAGACAGCGGCAATTGCGATATGTAATACTATAACTAAATTACGAGGTGGAAGTTTTAATGAGTAGTTTTAATTATCTTTACGACGAGTATGATGATGATTTTGATCAGGATATTATTGATCTTTGTAAAATGATCGAGGAAAACGAAGAGGGTAATATATATTTAAACAACCCTATAGAACTGTCAAAGATGGAAATAGTTGAGTCTATTATAAAAAAGACGGTCAACGCTAACGAGTTAAAAATTACAAAAGAGGTTAACGAGCCGTTCATAACATCAGGTGGAATTGGCGCAGAAGGAAAGTCAATAAAAATTTCTAATCCGAAATTGTTTACTATGATATTAAAATTATCAGACAACATTGAGTTTTTCCCAAAAACGAATGGAAATGTAGAAATGGGAATAGCTTTTAGTGATGTTGCTGTAAAGATAGGAAGTGTAGAGTAAATGACAATCGAGAATAATTTGAAGAACCGCAAAGCCATTGTTAAAATTTCTGATCTTATAGATGAACTATGTGAGTATTTTGATACAGAGGATGGAATTGATGGAGATGATACGTTTATAAAAATTGAAGAACATGATAAAACGGTGTCAATCAGAATAGACAGGGAATATGTTGTAATGCAAAAAAGCGAAAACACATCTCTGCGAGATCTGATTGCATTAGCAAAAGATGTGTCAATTATTCCAGATGGAGAAATAATTACTGTTATAATAAACATTTCAATCTAAAGGAGAAATATGAACAAACAGAGAAGATTGTTGTTGGGCTCGATAATTGAATCGCTATCATCGGTCGTATCAGACGTCGAAAGAATTCTTGACAAGGAACAGGAGTGTCTTGATAATATTCCAGAAAACCTTGAGTCGTCACAGCGGCACGAAGATTTAGAAAATTCTGTTGAATCTTTGGAAAACGCTATAGAGAGTATAGACGACGCTATTAAATCTATAGAGGAGGCTATGAATTAGCAAAATTTGTTCGTTGAGTTCGTGTTAGTGTTGTGGTATAATTGTGCATATAGGGTGTAGTTTTATTGCGCATATCCTTATGAATCTGTTTCAAAAATAGAAAATAAATTGCGTAAAACTATTGACTGCGAACGAAACACGTTATATAATAGTTCGTGGGTTAAAAAAAACAAACAATCGCGGAGGTGCATAATTTTGCCTAGTAAGAAAGTAGATGTTTTGAATTTAGAGGGGGAAATAAGAAGCAGAGGGTGTGGCGTATACATACTGTCCAAAGGCAATCAGGATGATGACGATTTTTACATAGATGATTATTCTCTGTCGTTTGACAAGATTTGCGTATGCCCGGTAGCTAATATGGTGTGTTTCAAGAACAGCTCATCATACATAACCATCGGCAATATAGAGGACATTGAAATTGCCGATTACCCATGTGCGTATATGTGCGTAATAACAATAATTTCTGCTAATACTTGCAATAATACCAAAAACAAATATAAAATTTTAGCAAAATCGCCCACACAATTGTACTGAATTAGGTATTGACAAAACCTCAAATTGGTGATATACTCAAGCTGTAAAAAGAACAACACTAACATTTCACTTAACGAGGTACTACACATGACAAAAAGAAAAATTGTAATAGGCGATGTATATTACTTTCAATTTGAAGGAGTCGGTTGTGAGCAATCAGGAATAAGACCGGCGGTGATTATCCAAAATAATAAGGGTAACGAGTTCAGTCCCAATCTTATTGTACTGCCATTAACTACGAAGTTAAAGCACATAGCTCAGCCGACCCATGTATTGCTTAAATCTAGCACAGACGGAGTTCCGAGAGATAGTATGGTTCTGTGTGAGAATCCTGTCTGCGTATCAAAAGATAGGATAAAAGGATTTGTTACCACAATACCCAATAGCAGTATGAAAAATATAGCAACAGCATATCTTCTGGCTACATCAGTAATATCATTCGTTGATATTACGCTTTTAGAAGAGACGAGAGAAAGAGCGATTTCTCTTAACAAGTAAGGCGGTATGGCGATGTATAACGAGAAAATTAAAAGAGCATATATAGACAGCATCGAATTAATTTCTCAAAGAATCAAGGCTGCCAGGTTTCTTGAGGCAATAAAGCAAATCGAAACGGAAGCGGGCATGGATTTGTACGAAATGTCTGTATCTCAGTTGGAGAACAGTCTTAAAAAAATGGGAAATGTCAAGGTGGGCAGTGCTCGATCTCAGTTGATGTATGCAAGACTATACTGCAAGTGGTGCTATTTAAACCATATCGACGGGGCGACCGACTCGTACAAATGGCTAAAGTCTCTGAACGCAGATTTGTCTGCAATAAGAGAGAAGACGGTTGGCAACCCCCTTGGATTAAAAATCTATCTCGATACGGTTTTTTCAAAAGAAAGCGATATGACAAGTGACAATATTATCAAGGCTGCGTTTTGGTTAGTATATTGTGGAGTATTACCAAATGATATTTATACGGTCAAAAATTCTGAGATAGACATGATAAATTTACGAATAAAACTCGCTAACGGATACTTTGCATCAATTCCACCAGAAGCCATTCCGTCTATCAGAAATTGTCTTGAAGCAAAGTCTTTTCGGTATGAAAAGAATAAGTATAACAATCCTGTAAAGAGGGTTGATGGTGATGTGCTGCTCAGAGGAATGAGAACCGTTGGGACTATAAAAACGTTGTTCCCAGTAATAGGAAAGAGAACACGAAAAGCGTTTACCGACGGAATCACTGATCAGAACTTAACTATGTCCAATGTTAGAGACTCAGGGATTTACTACAGAGCTTATTCGGCGGAAATTGCCGGAGTCACAATAACAGAAAAAATTCTCGAAAGATTTGCAGACGGAGCAACAGACTTCAGTAGCGGAGAAGGAAAGAGCAGAGAGATTCGTCTTGTTGATTATTCAAATTGGAAAACGGCACATTATGGCGCATCTCTTAAATAAATGAACAATCGAATATAAATAAATTACAACCTCAACAAGCATAGAGGTTGTTTTTTTTAATTTCAAAATTATAGCAGCACCAACACAGGTGCTTTTTTTATTGCCATTTTTAAAATGTAAGATATTGGGGCGTAGCCAAGCGGTAAGGCATCGGTCTTTGACACCGTGTACCACGAGTTCGAGTCTCGTCACCCCAGCCAGCCGATAAGTCGGTATCATAATAATAGCCGCCAACGAAGCAGGCGGTGGAAAGGAATAGCCAATGGAACTTAAGGAAAGATTCCTGCAACTGTGCAAAACGGTAAATAGAGAGGGCTTTGAAGATTTACTTGAGTGGCTTGAAAGGTCAGACTTTTACAGAGCTCCTGCAAGCAAGGTGTATCATGGTTCGTATCCGGGAGGTTTATTAGAGCATTCTCTGAATGTGTATGACGAACTTAAAAGGTTGCTCTCTGTATATCAAGAAGTCAATGTGACAGAAGAAACAGTAATTATATCATCGCTATTTCACGATCTGTGTAAAGCAAATTTCTACACAGTAGAGAAAAGGAATCGCAAGAACGACGAGGGGCGGTGGGAGAGTTATGACGCTTATAACATAAAGGAAAAGTTTTGTTATGGAGGTCATGGCAGTAAATCAGTATTCATTCTTCAGCAATTCATAAAACTAACACCAGAAGAGGCGGTGGCAATTAATTGTCATATGAGTTGCTGGGATGGAAATAAAGAAGTAAGTAACGCTTATCAACAGTGTCCGTTTGCGTGGTTATTACACGTCGCTGACGAATCCGCAACGTACATAAAAGAAAGTGCTAAGTAAGAAAGGATGAGTTAATTGGCAGAAGCAACTTTAAACATTTATCAGAAACTTGCGAAGATAAGAAAACAGGTGGAGGTAATTCGAAAAAACAAGGCGGGATACGGTTATAAATATGTAACCGACGATGAAATCCTTGCCAAACTTACTGGATTGATGGAAAAGTACGGAATCTCTTTAATTCCCAATATCACACCACAGACACTAGAAGTGGTTCCATACACCTATCACAAGCTAAAATCCAAAAAGGGCAAAGACGGTGCTACTGAAACTACTGACGAAATAGTCAACGAGATTCGCGTGAATGCTGATATGACGTATATTTGGATTAACAATGATAACCCAGACGAACGCATCTCAGTCCCGTGGGTTTTAGTGGGACATCAGAGTGACGGTTCTCAGGCTTTCGGGTCGGCGCTCACATACAGTTTCCGTTACTTCCTGCTCAAGTATTTCAACATTAGCACCCCCGAAGACGATCCAGATAATTGGAGAAGCAAGCAGAGGGAAACAGAGGAGGCAGAAGATCGGGCTTTATCTGCCCCCATTATAGAAGAACTTGACAAACTGGTGAGAGGATATCTTGAAGAACATTCCACACAGAAAGACAAGGACGAGATAAAGTCGTTCATAAACAAGTATATTAAGGGCGGAAATTACAAGGCAATTGCAGAGCCGGTGCTTGCAGGAAAATTGCTGACAGACTTCAAGGGAAAGTACATTAACAAAACAAGTAAGAAAAAGACTACAGAACAGTAAGGAGATTTGAAAATGAGTTTTAGAAACAACGCATATGCAACAGTATGGGAAGTAACCCCCAAGACAGCAACCATAACAAGTGCAAGAATATCAACAAGTCGTAAGGATAAGGAAACAGATAAATACGAAACAGACTTCAGCGGGTTTGTTTCATTTCTTGGAACCGCTGCGGCAAGCAAGGCTTTATCTCTCAAGAAAGAGGATAGAATTAAGTTGCTTGACGTTGCCGTCACAAGTAAGTACGACAAGGAACAGAACAAGACGTATACAAATTTTAATGTCTTTGACTTTGAATTAGCAACAAAGGGGGATTCTGCGCAGGCGCCAAGAACTAACTCCCCTAAAAAGGAAGTTGATAGCGGAGAGGTCGAGGCGGAAGATTTGCCGTTCTAAAAAATGATAAAGGATAGGAGGTGGTGCGTATTTCTGAACTAATATACAAGCCAATTATCGATACATTTACATGGAGCTATTCAAGAATGACATCGTATGACGACTGTCCCTACAAATTCTTTCTCAGGTATATTAAAGACAAAAAAGAAGAGCCAATGTTTTTCTCAAGCTACGGATCGTTAGTTCACGAAATACTAGAGGGCTTCTATAACGGCGAGATTCCCAGAGATGAGATGTTGATGACTTTTCTTACAGAGTATAAGTCAAAAATACAGGGAGTTCGCCCTCAAGAAACAACCGTACAGAAATATATAAACGATGCAATAAATTATCTTTCCAAATTTGAGCCTGTGCCATATAAAGTTTTGGGTGTTGAGAAAAAGGTTAAGTTTGAAATCGGTGGGTTTCCGATGATAGGATACATAGATTTACTTTGCGAAGACGAAAACGGGGATATTATAATAATTGACAACAAATCAAAGACATTATCACCTCGTAGTAAAAAATACAAACCAACTAAAAACGATTTAGACTTAGACAGAATGCTAAAACAGCTTTATTTGTACTCTGTTCCTGTAGAAAAAGAGTACGGGAAGAAGCCCAAGCTCCTATGCTTTAATTGTTTTAGAAACGGCAACTTTATAGAAGAACCTTTTGATGAAGATGCTTACGAAAGGGTTCAGCAATGGGCAATTGACTTGATTAATAAGTTACTGCTTGTTGAAGATTTTGAGGGAACGCCAGAATTTTTCAAATGCCGCAACATTTGCGGGTTGCACAATAAGTGCAAGTATTATTTAGAAAATAAGGAGTGAATAACTTGAAAGCTGACGAAATCAATCGACTTGATAGTGAGTCGGGAATTATTGCCACGCTCATTAAGCATCCTGATTTTTCTTTCTATTCTGAAAACTTATTACCTAATCATTTTACAAACAGACAGAATCGCTGTTTCTATACAGCAATCTGCGAAATGGCTAAAAACAACATCACAACAGTAGACGCTTTTGGCGTTATGCAAATACTTGAGTCAAGTGACGCTATGCGTAGGATAGCAAAAGACATAACTATCGAGCAGATTCAAGAATTGATAGAAATGAGCGAGATACTTGCTCGCAATTCAATTGAGGAATACAAGCTGTTAGTAGGTAACGTTGTCGATGCGGCTTTTAGAAGAGACACATATCAGAGACTTAAAGAGTGCGAAGATTTGTGTTGCAATGAAGAAGCCAATGATATCCAAGAAAAGATTTACGGTCTTATTGATGAGGTAATGACCGACTACTCAACCACAGATGACATACCACAATTCAAAGACGTTATAGACGACTGCTGGAACGAAATCCAGAACCGACAGCAAGATGGGTATGCGGGAATACCATTTAAGTTTGACAAGCTCAACGAGTACGCAACAATTGAGAGAGGAGAATTATTCATATTCGCCGCTGAAGCCAAGCAAGGTAAGTCTATGATGCTGCTCAACTGTGCGATGGATTTGCTCAAAAAAGATCAGGCGGTTCTTTATCTGGATAGCGAGCTTAACACTCGAATGTTCACAGCAAGAGTTCTTGCACATCTGACTGGTATTGAATATCGTAGACTGACAACAGGCAATTATACAGAAGAAGAAAAAAGAAAAATTGACGACGCAAGAGCGTGGTTAAAAACAAGAAAATTTACCCATATCTACATTCCTATGTTCGACCAGCAGAGCATTTACACTGCGGTCAAGAAAGTTAAACACGTTCAAGGACTAGATGTTCTTATTGTGGATTACTTTAAAGGAAGCGGAGAAGGAACGGCTTTTGACTCGTATCAAGAGCTCGGTAAATTCGTGGATAAGCACCATTGTTCACGTTAAACTCGTTTAATTGCTGGGAAACCCTTAGAGCTTGTCACCAAAACGGAATGGCGAATAGCCTTATACGGCAACGGTAAAGACGACAAGATTGGGCAATCAGCAGCCAAGCCTCGAACAGAGGAAGGTTCAACGACTATTATGTAGGAAGCAAGCGCTTCCGAAACGGCGAGCCTCGAAAGAGTGAAGATATAGTCTGGACATCTTGCGAAAGTAAGAGTTGCAAAATGCAAGGCAGGGGTAGCGCCCGTTGTGAGAATGTTTTTAAGGAAAGGAGGTTATAGAATGGAAGAAAAATATGGAATGCTGACGATTATAAAAGAGGTCGATCCGTACATATCTCCAACCGGTGGGAGGCACAGGATGGTTTTGTGCTTATGCGAATGTGGCAGAGAAAAAATTCTTTCATTAGAAAAGATAAAAGCCGGGAAAACAAAATCGTGTGGTTGCTTGAGAAAGGCTCCCAGAGAAAGATGCCCATGGCACGACGTAATAAACACTCGCATTTACACCATATGGAGCAATATGAATACGAGATGTAATAACCGCTCTGTTAAAGCATACAAGAATTATGGCGGTAGAGGAATTACTGTTTGTGAAGAGTGGCACCGATTTGAGCCATTCTACAAATGGGCAGTAAGTTCTGGATATGACAATTCTTTATTCTTAGACAGAATAGACAATGACAAAGGATATTCCCCGGAAAATTGTCGTTGGGTAAACGCTTATGTTCAGGGAAATAACAAAAGAACGAACCGAAAGATAACTTATAACGGCGAGACACATACGATGGCAGAGTGGGCGTCCATTCTAAATGTTTCGTATAAGGCATTATCTGGCAGGATTGAGAGAGGATGGTCTGTAGAAAGAGCTTTCTCCCAGCCGTACAGAAAATCTCACAACAGCTAACAAACGATGGTAAAAAACAAAATTTGTGGGGATATGAATATCTGCGGCATAGGTGCTGCTCAGGCAACAGCGTCGGGCAAGGTTGCAGACTCGGCTAAGATCGGTAGAAATGCTAGTGTGATAGCCGTAATAACTGATAAGACGCAAGAGGAGATTGATGAGTATGGTCTGGAGTGCGGAAACAAAAAACTTAGAGTAGTTCTTAACAGAAATGGTATGCAACACGCTCCAGGGGAGTTTATTGATTTGAAATTCGACGGTAACCATATTTCTTATGAGCAAGCAAAACAGCATACTCCAATCGAACCATTTTAAGAGGTAGCAAAATGGATGTAAACGAGCTCCTTAAATCAATTGACATAGTAGACCTAGTTTCGCATTATGTAGACTTAGAGGAAAAGAACGGAGAGTATTGGGGCTTAAGTCCGTTCAAGGACGAAAAAACACCGTCATTTTCAGTTCGACGAGAAACAGGCAGATTTTACTGTTTTGCAAGTGGTATTGGCGGAACGGCTATCACATTTCTAAAGTATTTTTATAAATGTTCAACAACGGAAGCTATAGAAATGCTAAAGGAATACGCCGGTGTTGGCGGAGAGCTAGACCTTAAGCAGAATAATAAGCTAGTAGCAACGATAGCTTGTAAGAAATATGAAAAGCCAAGAGCTCAGAAAAAGCCAGAAAAATCAACCGTTCTGCCAACCAACTTTATGGATAGATATAGTCGTCCAAAAGATAAGTTAGATGTGTGGAAAGGCGAGGGTATTTCTCAAGAAGCTCTTGATAAATTCCAGGTTTGTTATGATGCGTTTTCTAACAGACTAGTATACCCAGTGAGAAACACCACAGGAGACATTGTTAATATAGGCGGTAGAGCCTTGGATGTTGATTGGAAAGAGAAAGGACAGAGTAAATACTGTTATTTTTATCCGTGGGGAACACTCAATACGATATACGGTCTTAGCGACAACATAGATGCAATAAAGGCGAAGAGAGAAATTATAATCTTCGAAGGGTGCAAGTCAGTGCTCATCGCTCATTCTTGGGGCGTTGAGAACTGCGGAGCAATTTTGACAAGCCACTTAAACACTAATCAATTAAAAATTTTAGCAAAGCTAGGATGTAGAGTGGTTTTTGCGTTAGATAAGGATGTGACAATCACGGCAGACAGAAATATAAACAAGCTCAAAAACTATGTAAATGTCGAATTTCTTTATGACAAGGACAATTTGTTGGGAGAAAAGGATTCTCCGGTAGACAAGGGGTTTGACGTATTTACACATATATACGACCAGAGATTTAAATTTAAGTAGGGGGTGAGAATATGGACAACTATATACCATATCACTTACACACTGAGTACAGTTTGCTCGATAGTTGTAGCAAACCAAAAGACTACATAGAGCTTGCTGTTAAAAACGGAATGAAAGCAATATCGTTTTCTGAACACGGGAAGCCGTTGAACTGGACTGAAAAATGGGCAGCCTGTAAGGAAGCTGGGATTAAATATATCCATTCTGTAGAGATTTACCTGACCGAAAGGCTTGATGAGAAAGTCAGAGATAACTACCACACCATACTTATGGCTAAAAATATGGACGGAGTAAGAGAACTCAACAGGCTTGTGTCAATGTCTTGTGATTCGGAACATTTCTATTACAATAACAGGATTTCGTTTGATGAGTTTCTTAACATCTCAGACAACATAATAACCACAAGCGCGTGTTTAGCGAGTCCTTTAAACAAACTTGACGACACTTACCCAAGGTATTTGGAACTTGCCGATAAATACGATTTCTTTGAAGTTCAAGCGCACAACCACCCAGATCAGATAGCTTTTAACAAGCGTCTGTACGATCTGTCTAAACGGTTAGGCAAGCCATTAATCGCTGGTACTGATACACATTCGTCCAGCAAGTATAAAGCTGAATGCCGCCAGGTGTTACTTGAAGCTAAGAATAAGTCATATGGAGATGAAGATTCTTTCGACCTGTCGTTTAAGACATACGACGAACTTGTGCAGATGTTTAAAGAACAGAAGGCGTTGCCAGAGGATGCTTTTATGCAGGCGATTGACAACACGAATCTACTGTACGATCTGGTAGACGACATAGAACTCGACACAAAGATTAAATACCCAATACTTTATGGCACAAGAGAAAAAGATGCAGATGTTTTTGTAGAAACCGTGGAAAGAAAGTTCAAAGAAAAACTTGACAACGGGATTATTCCGCCAGAGCAAAAGGCTGGGTTCCGTAAAGCCATAGACGAAGAGATGCAGGTGTTTAAGAAACTTGATATGATGGGCTTTATGCTCTCAATGAGCGAACTTATTACTTGGTGCAAAGATAAGGACATGGCAATCGGAACAGCGAGAGGTTCTGTCGGTGGTTCAAGGGTGGCATATGTGTCTGATATTATAGACCTTAACCCAGAAACATGGAAAACATCATTCTTCCGTTTTGCCAATGAATCCCGTAAAGAAATTGGAGATATTGATATTGACTGCGTTGAGTCAGACAGACCAGCGATATTCGGACACATCACAGAAAGATTCGGTGCAGACAAGACGGCGAGAGTCGCTAGTTTTGGAACGCTACAATCGAAAGGTGTGATTGATGAAGTCGGAAGATGTTTTGCAAAAAGATGGTCAAATCAGCATCCGACAGCCGAAAAAAGCGAAAATCCGTGGAATTTAAAGCGAATTGCTGATATAAAATCAGAGTTTGATAAAGACGAAGAAAAAGCCAAAAAGAAGTACCCAGAGTTATTCTACTATTATGATGGTCTGGTAGATACAAAAATATCTCAGTCGGTACACCCAGCGGGAATGGTAATCAGCCCGATAACATTGTATGACAATTATGGTACGTTTGACAAAGACGGCGATATATGTCTTATGTTAGATATGGACAACATACACGACTTTACCGGACTTGCAAAATATGATTTTTTGGTTTTAAAGACAGTACAGGTAATTCGTGATACCTGTAGATACTTAAATCAACCGTATCCAAAAACTCACGAAATTGACTGGAACGACGAAAAGGTATGGGACGATATGATAAAAAGCCCTATAGCGCTCTTCCAGTTCGAGGGTAAGCAAAATTGCTCTCGTTAAACTTGGTGAACCCGTAAATGCGGGGTGTGTACTGTGCGTGATGCAACGCTAGGAAATGAGCGTGAAGCGGTATGCTAACAGGGGAAGTACGTTTATGTATAATCCTGTGGGAAGTTTTGAGAGGAGGTGTAATATGAACTCAAAGTACAATTATGAAATTGGAGCCGTATACGGATTAAAACGGTTAATTAGTCTTGTCAAGGAGAACGGGTATACCATGGCGGAGGTAGAGTGCGTAAAGTGCGGCAGAAAATCTAAGGTGAGACCGAATTCACTATATAAGAAAAAAACAACATCTTGTATTTGTCAAGCCAAGACAATAAGTGGTAAATATGCAAAGAAATTAAGCGGTGTGTATCATAACATTAAATATAGGTGTTACACTCCCACGGCAAAGGCATACAAGAATTATGGCGAAAGAGGCATATCAATGTGTGAAGAGTGGCTGGGCGATCGCGGATTCGAAAATTTCCATAGCTGGGCTATAAATAACGGTTATGAGCCTGGGCTTACTATAGATAGGATAGATGTAAATGGAAATTATGAACCAGCTAATTGCAGATGGATTACCTTATCAGATAATGTCAGATATTCGAACACGGACAAAAGAAAACAGAGAAGAAAGTCGAATAAAGGCAAATACTATGCACTAACTCCGACAAACGAGTATATCGAGTTTTGGAACGCCAACGAATTTGCAGAGCATTATGGGCTAAAAGGTGCTCGAATACGAGAGTGCTGTCGCAAGCATAGAAAATATGGCGAATGGACATTTGGGTTCGTATGCGACCTTTCTCTTGAAAAACCTCAATCGACTATCGAAAACCATAATATGAGTGAGTAGAGTACGTCATAGGTGAAACTCCTATGGCGGAAGCGCCAAGCATAGCTAGTAGCTATGAAGATATAGTCAAAGAGTTTTGCATTCCAGTGCTTACAGAAATTCAAGCCTAAGAACATTTTCGATATGTCAATCGTAACGGCGTGTATAAGACCGTCTGGTGCCTCATATCGTAATGATTTGCTTGAAAGAAACCCTCATAGTAATCCGTCTGAAATGATAGATGAGTTGCTTAAAGACAATCTTGGTTATCTAGTGTACCAGGAAGATATCATTAAATTTCTGCAACAAATCTGCGGATTAAGCGGTAGTGATGCCGACAATATCCGAAGAGCTATTGCAAGAAAGCAACGAGACAGACTCGACAAAGCAATGCCGTCAATCCTTGAGGGCTATTGCTCAAAGTCAAGCAAACCGAGAGATGAAAGCGAAAAAGAGGCTAGAGATTTTCTGCAAATTATAGAAGATGCGTCTAGCTATATGTTTGGGTGGATTTGCGCCCGTGTCCTCGTGAAAACGGTCTACTAAGTCGAAAGGCTAAAGTGGTAAGAGAACCTACGTCCCTGTGGGATATGGTAATACCGTGCCAAGCAACAATTGTTGAAGGTGTAACGACTATCGAAAAGATTCCTTATAAAGAAATTTATAAGAAAGAACTGAGTAGAGTAGGGAAGTCCCCAAGAGCGAGGGCTTGATATTTTGGTAACAGAAATATTAAGCAAGATATAGTCTGCGCCGACGGAAACGTTGGAATAAAGTGACAACCATTCTATTGCATACTGTCTTCTCGGTTACTTATGTGCCTACTATAGATACTATCATCCATTAGAATTTATCACAGCGTTTTTAAACAATGCCGCAAACGACACAGATATCAGCAATGGCACTACATATGCTGGGAAAATAGGAATAAAAGTAACATCGCCTAAATGGAAAGTTTCAAAGAGTGAATACTTCCTCGATACTGAAACCAACACGATAGCGAAAGGGCTTTCGTCTATCAAACATATGGGTAGTGGCATCGGAGAAGAGTTATATACAATAGCACATAAGAAAAATCACAAGAGATTTATAGACGTTCTAGTTGATATATCTCAGAACACAACAGTAGATGCCCGTCAGTTAGATATACTCATTAAAATTGATTTTTTCTCAGTATACGGAAATCAACGAGAATTATTGCGGATATCTGATTTATACTACAACACCTTCAAGAAGGGTAAGGCAAGTAAAGTGAGCCGTCAAATCATTGACGGAACTCCTCTCGAACCTATTGTGCAAAAATACGCAGTAGGGCAAACGAAATCTGGCGGAGTTGCAAAGAGTTACACGCTGCTTGATATAAAGTCGATATTAGACGAGAGCGAGGACGCTATAAAGTCTGCTGGATTAGAGGATTTAAGCGATATTCTCAAAGTGCGAAACTTCAAAGATGCAATGGGATATGTAGGCTATATATCAAACAAGCAAGAGGACAGGCGTAAGTTATATGTTCTTGATATGTATCCTGTTTGCAGAAAGAAGGACGGTAAGCAGTTCGGATACTCTATTATTACAAAGTCAATCGGTTCAGGCAAAGAATGCAGAATGACAGTGTTTAATAGAGTTTACGATAAAGAACCTTTTAAGAAAGACGACATAATTTATTGTCATTCTTTTGAAAAGGACGGAGCGTACTTTACGCTCACAAACTTCACAAAAATCTATTAAGCAATGCGAAAGGACAAGTTATGACAACAAAGAAATGCAACATATGCGGCAAGACATTTGATACGTTCGATGAGATGTTTGATTTTGGATTACATACTATTATCGGATACGGTTCCAAGAGAGATGGCGATACGATAAATCTTGATGTTTGCGTAGATTGCGCGGACGAGCTGCTCGATGAGCTTGATAAGAGGTGTGTTATCACACCTTTCATAGAGCAGGAGTAAGAGATTTATGAAGTATATGGGAAGCAAGTCCCGCATTTCAAAATACATAGTCCCGATAATTCAGAAATACATAGACGAGAACGGGATTAAAACCTATATCGAACCGTTTGTGGGGGGGGCGAATGTCATTGATAAGATTCGCTGCGACACAAGAATAGGTATTGACAACAACGAATATCTCATAGCTCTTTACAAATCTCTACAAAACGGCTGGGATATAAGAAGCGTAGATATGAGCAAAGAACTGTATCAGAACGTTAAAGACAATAAGGGCTGCTACCCCAAACAGGCGGTGGCGGTGGCAGGATTACTTGCCACCTACAATGCCAAGTGGTTCGGCGGGTACGCTGGCACGGTGGTGACAAAGACTGGAGTTGTGCGTAATTATTATGACGAAGCTGTGAGAAACATAACAAAACAGGTTCCATTAATTAAGAACGTAGAATTTAAATGTGACACTTATTCAAATTTAAATCCTGTGAATTCGGTAGTTTACTGCGACCCGCCGTATTTCGGAACAACCGAGTATAAAGACAAGATAGACCATGACGACTACTGGAACTGGGTAAGAAAGATAAGTGCCAACAATATCGTCCTGTGCAGCGAGTATAGCGCTCCCGATGACTTTGAGTGCGTGTGGAGCATGGGAACAACGATAACGCTAAATCATTCAGACAGAAGCAATGCTACAGAAAAATTATTTATAAAAATCTAATAGCACCGACTACTAATCTTGAAATAAAGAAAGGAAAGTATGGTTTATCAAGGAAGCAAAAACAGACTGGCTAAATATATAGTTCCGATTTTACAGAGTTACATAGACAAAAACAAAATCGAAACGTATATAGAACCTTTCGTAGGAGGGGGTAATGTTATTGACAAAATTAGGTGCAAATCACGCATAGGAAGTGACAGCAAAGAAGACTTAATAGCGTTACTTAAATATGTGCAAAGAGACAATTCTTTGTCGATAGCTCCGCAAGAATGCTCGTTTGAGCATTATGCCGAAGTTCGGGCGGATAAAAATAATTTGAAATACTCAAAGGAATACAGGGCTCTAATTGGTTATTGTGCAAGTTATGGCGGAAGGTATTTCGACGGTGGTTACGGAAGGGACGGATGCGGGAATAGAAGCATTTATTCAGAAAGAGTCGCTAACCTCAAACAACAAGCACCGTTTCTAGCTGGAGTAGATTTGTTATGCAGAGACTATAAAGAGTATTTAAATAAAGGAATAAGCAATACTTTGTTTTATTTAGATCCGCCATATAAAGGTACAAAGCAGTACAAAGGTCAGAAGCTAAACTACGAAGAATTTTACGATTTCTGTCGCCAACTTTCTAAAGATAATGTGGTGGTCATTAGTGAGTATAATATGCCAGAAGACTTTGAATGTATCTGGCAAAGAGAGAGAAATGTGTATCAGAAATCGGACAGAGTTAACTGCGATAAAGCCACAGAAAGGTTATTTGTAATGAAGAAAGGATGATGTATTTGATAGACGCTAAAGACTGGACTGGAAATAAGATGAGTGCGTTTGCCACTTTGGGCGCTTCTAATCACTCTGAGAAGGAGCGACATCCAAACGATTATTACGCAACTGACCCAAAAGCAATGGAGTTGTTATTAGAAAAGGAGCAATTTTCAAAAAAACATCTGGGAATGTGCGTGCGGGGTGGGCACCTTTCAAAAGTTCTTGAGTAACACGGATATAACGTAAGAAGCACAGATCTCGTTTATATGGGCTATGGAGAAATAGAGCCTTTAGACTTTCTAAATACAAAAGACGCATTCGATGGCGACATCGTTACCAACCCGCCATACAAATACGCACTAGAATTTGTAAGAAAGTCTCTTGATATCGTAAAGCACGGCAATAAGGTTGCTATGTTTCTTAAACTTCAGTTTTTAGAGAGCAAATCAAGGAAGGAGTTGTTTTTGAGCTCGCCACCAAAGATGGTATATGTGTGTTCGTCAAGGTTGGATTGCGCGATCAATGGAGAGTTCGAAAGCCACAAAGCTAGCGCAATGGCATATGCTTGGTTCGTTTGGGAAAAAGGGTTTAAAGGCGATCCGTCTATTAAATGGATTAATTAGTACATAAGGGGTAATAAATGAACAATCACAATCAGAACGCTCGACTGGCGATAATTTTACTATGCTTGGTTTCAATGAGTTGGATAAATTGCTCATCACAACTTAGCACAGCAAGAGCCTGTCGAGAAGAAAACGACCGACTATCTCAGTCTGTGACTGAGCTAAACAACGAAATAAAAGACTTAAATGAACGTTTTGAGGGCTATATAAGTAGTACAAAAAGCAAGTTTGATTTTGATACGATAGAAAAGCATATTGTTGAAAACGAAAATGAGATTTCTGCACTGAAAGGTGAGCTTGATAGGCTTAGCAAGGCACAGAGTTCTGAGCAAACAAGCTCGGTCTCTATCAAAAAATCTAATTTTGAGATAGGGGAAGAATGCTCTGTACCATCAGTTTCAACTCACGTTAAGTATTGTACCGACTATAGATTCTACAACCTTTGGTACACGCCTCATTACAGACTACAGCAGGTAGCGTGGACTGACGAACTTGGAATGAGACGATACAACAACGATTATCTTGTTGCTTTGGGTAGTTACTATTCTACCAACATAGGGGACAGATTTGAGGTAACGCTTGATACAGGGAAAACCTTTACCGTTATGTTGGCTGATGGAAAATGGGATAGCGACTGCGATGAGAACAATATGTACACGCCGTGCGTGGATTATAACGGAGAATACGCAGGTAATTTGTTGGAGTTTATTATGGATAAATACTCAGTCTCTGACGAAATGTACGCTTATGGCTCATTGGATTATTACGAAGAATTTAAAGGAAGTGTTTCAAAAATGGTATATTTAGGACGAGACACTTCAGAGGATTGGGACACTTACTTATAAGGAGAGGAAATTGACAGGATTATTTAAGGTTAAATTAACCACAATAGACGATGTAAAAACATTTGTAACGATATGCTCGGCTGTAGCAAGCCACAGTGTGGTCAGACAGGACTCATACGCTGTGAACGGGGCAAGCCTAATGGGTATGTTCAGCTTGGATTTATCAAAACCTTTGATGGTAGAAATAGACGATGACAGAGCAGCCAACTATTTCAGAAAATGGATGATTGTAGACGACTCGCTCGACTTAGACAGACAGGCACCTATGAACAAGGATTGATCTAATGAATGAGTCAAGCAGCACAATAACAGCATACGCGGAAATAACAGACCTACTTCAAAACACTCCAAACAACATAATAATAACTGACAATCTAATAAGAGCTTGGCACATAATAAACAATCCGATTTACGAAAGGATATGCTGCTCCATATCTGGTGGTGCGGACAGTGATATAATGCTTGACATTTGTGTTAAATGTGATGTTAGCAACAAGATAGATTATATATGGTTTGATACGGGGTTAGAATATCAGGCAACGAAGGAGCATCTTAAGTTTCTGGAAAATAAATATGGTATAAAAATTATCAAATACAAAGCGGAAAAGCCAATTCCGATAAGTTGCGGAACATACGGGCAACCATTTCTCTCTAAGCAAATCAGCGAATATATACATAGATTACAAAACCACAACTTTCAATGGGAAGACGAGCCTTACGAGATATTGTCTCAAAAATACCCAAATTGTCAGATAGCACTTAAGTGGTGGTGCAATGGTCGTGGAGAGAACAGTGCGTTCAATATAAGCAGAAAAAAGTGGCTAAAAGAATTCATGACAAGCACCCCACCCACGTTCAAAATATCTAATAAGTGTTGTCACTATGCTAAAAAGGTTGTGGCTCATAAGGCTGTTAAAGATGGAGAATATCAACTAAATATTGTCGGAGTACGAAGAGCGGAGAAAGGGGCAAGACAACTTGTTTATAAAAGCTGCTTTGACGACGGCAACAATGAAAGCTATGCGAATTACAGACCGCTATTTTGGTATAAAAATTCCGACAAGGTTGATTACGAAAACTTCTACGACATTTCTCATAGCAAATGCTATTCTGAATATGGACTAAAACGCACAGGCTGTGCAGGATGCCCATTCGGAAGAGATTTTGAGCAAGAACTTGAAGTTATTAAAAAATATGAACCAAAATTATACAAGGCGGTTACAACAATTTTTAAGGATAGCTACGAATATACAAGAAAGTATAGAGAATTTTGCGAAAAGATGAATAAAGAAGAGAGGGGTATGCAAGAATGAACGTTTTAATAGCGAATCCAATAGAAGATGCTGTAGAGAGATGCATAACGCGTCCGGGATACAGAGTCGGGATTATAGTATCCAGTAAAGAAGAGAAGTATTCGATGGAAGACGCTGTGGGGAAAGCGGTGTTTTCTACTTGCTTTAAAAAGGCAGATAATAAGCATCAATTTACGAGGTTTCATAAAAGCGAACACGGATTCGTTTGCGAATTTATTGATGGAGGTAGTATCATAGACTGTATTATTTCGGAAAATAATGATACGGTTAGAGGTCGAAGGTACAACATGCTCATGTCAGCAACCGATTTTGACGAAAGAGCAATGGTGATGATTCGTCCATACATAGTACACGAGGGAGCGCAAAGGGATGACTAATTTTGAGAAAATTAAGAGTATGAATTCATATCAGCTTGCTTTGTTTATAAGCACTATCGAAAGCAATGAAGAAACTAACGTAAGAAGTATATGCGGAACAGAAGTGTTTGACACAGCGACCGACATAGAAAAGTGGCTTAGAGAGGAACTTGAAAATGTATAAATGCACAAATCCAAGATGTGGCTGGACGGGCTACTGGTGCGATTTAGAAGAAGAAAAAGAATATGCCGGTGAATATCAAGGATATGACGTGTATATGTCAAGTAAGGCGTGTCCGCGTTGCCATCAGGAAGTTGAGTATACTGGTGATTGGAGTGAAGAATAATGCATAATTACACAGAGAAAGAATTAATAGAACTAGGATATGAACTCGAAAACGCAAAGATCACAGCTGTCTCTTTGACAATGGGTAACTATGGATGTTTGACATCGTGGCTTGTATTAAACGGAAGTGGCTGGGCTACAAGCTACGGAGGTCGGTGCCTCGGACATGGATATCTTGGAAGTAAAGAATTCACAGGAAGCCCGAATGGAATAGAATACCTCATGCGTATTATGGATGTTGCTGGGGTAGAGTCATGGGGCGACTTAAAAAATAAATATGTAAGAGTTGCTACGAAAGGCTGGGGAGACTCAGTTAAAATAATAGGCAACTTGATTGACGACAGATGGTTCGATAGCGACTCGTTCTTCGCAGATGCGGAAGAGACGGATATCGGCCGTAATAAAGAATCGCAAAGGAGCGAAGAAGAGTGATAGTATATGCAATCCTACTTTGGGTGATAATAGAGTCATCCGCGCCCGCGTGGATGTTTGCACTTTGGGGAGTGGGGCTTTCGACACATATCCTAAATGTAATTTTTAACATAGTCATAACAATGGTTAAGAAAGGGCTTGGTATACGAGATGAATCTAAAAACAAGAATTGACTGGCTTTCAGACGGATGGAAAAGAGCGAAGAATCATTGCAGGGTGACGGTTAACAAGGAGTTTTCGGATAACGAACCTACGGCAAAGTTTAAGAAAAAACTTCTTATATCTGAACACAGCCCTATCAGAGACTTAGTTGTTAACTGGTCTTGGCTGAAGATATATTCGTGGGTGGCAACCGAGTGGAGTCGCCACAAGTTTGAGAAATACATTTCAACGCAAAGAGATGATCGCTGTGAAAATCAGACACCGAGAGGAAAGAAGCCGCAGGATGCGGCGGTTGACTTCTCTGGAGTCGCAAATTCTCAGAACACCATAGATGCGTGGCGGAAGCGACTGTGTTATCAGGCAACAGACGAGGCTCGTGAGCTTGGTGAGAGTTTTAAGGCTGAGTTACATAAATACGAGCCAGAATGGTCGGATGTTCTTGTCCCGAACTGTATATATAGATGTGGCTGTCCTGAATTTGAAATGTGCGAACAGAAATTTTTTGCACACTTCATAGCACAGTGTAAGGAAGACAAAGTTAATATATACAATATTCAGGAAAGATATGACGAATACAATAAGTTATTTTACGAAAATCGAAAAGAGTCATTTGAACAGAACGAGAGCGACTCTTTTGAGCAGCTTACATTAAACTCTTTGATGGATAGCGGAGAAAGGAATGTTAATGAATAAAGAAATGGTTAATCACCCGAGTCATTATCAGAGCAATAACGGCTGGGAAGTGATGGACTTTATCGAGGCATACAGACTGAATTTTCAGCTTGGAAACGCTGTGAAATACATATTAAGGTGCAATTCAAAAAACAATAAAGAAGAAGATTTGCAAAAAGCCATATGGTACTTAAGGCATGAGATTTCTATGGAAAAGATGTGTGGAATATGGAGTGGAGTTCTGCCGATATGTCCTCAGATGTTAGACAAGAATTGGCACGAAATACTAAAGCCTGTTGTTGACAACTTCGACATTTCAGACACATTAAAAAAGGCTGTGTTATATATTCTCGAAAGACCGTTAAAGTCAGCGCTGAAGCCAGTTGATTTAAAAATCGCCATTGGCTACATAACAGCCGAATTAAACAACACCGTAAACAATAAGCCTATTAAAGTACAAGTCAGGAGAAAAAAGTGATGATAAAGGAAATTATACTGTGCGGAGCGCAGGGCTCGCAGGACATGATTAAGCCCATATATGACAGAATTATAGCAAGAATAGCGAGCGCCGAAATAAAGGATGTCGGCGTTTGCATGACAGACGAGCGTCCCTATACTCGTTCTTACACACAAGTATCCCCTATTATGGTTTATATCAAAGTGGACTTTGGTATGAGATACGAAGCTATTTTATCAAGTTCAAAGAGCGTTAAGGATGCGTGTATGAGCGTGGTAATGTCAACAAGAGACTTCGAAAAGTTCGATAACGAAGCCGACTTGGTGTTCGATATCGACTCAGACAGCAATTTAGATAGAATAGCGGATGTGATTTTCGACTGTGCGCTAAACAGAAACGAGGAACAGAGTGAAGATAGGGATTGACGTAGACAACGTAATAAATAACCTTACCGAATGCGTGATTAGCGTTTACAACGAAGACACTGGTTCCGATTTGAAGCTGACAGATATTATTGATTATGATATAACTTTGTTCGTCAAGCCAGAGCTCAGGAAAAATTTTTATCAATACTTTAGTGATGACAGAGTGTGGAAAAGGCTCCAGATTAAAGACGGAGCTGCTGACTGTATAGAGAATTTAGCCAAGACAAACGAAGTCTATTTTGTAACAAGCACCTACCCCGAAAATGTATATAGAAAGGCTGAATGGTTAAGCGAACATATTCGAGGGGTTGATATAGATAAGCGACTCATAATCTGTCACAATAAGCCGTTGCTTAGCGAGTTGGATATTCTGTTTGATGATTATGAGCCGAATCTTAGAGGAAGTTACATGGGAATAATAATGAACTATGCTTGGAACCAATGTCCTAACCATCGTAATATGACCGCAGAAGAGAAAGTTAGATGGCTGCTGATGTATCGCAGAGTGGATAGTTGGTCTGAGTTCCAGTCAATTGTCGAAACGACGAACTCCGCGTTAAACAAAATCGCAACCGAACTCACGACATTTAAGGAGAGTGGATTGATATGAGAGTAATAAAAAGAGATTGTAGCGAGGTTAATTTTCAGAAAGAGAAAATTGTCAACGCTATCATGAAAGCAATGACGAACGGCTCTGGAATTGTGATGCCGAATATAGCAGAGGAAATTGCCAATGAGATTGAAGAAACCTGTCGTCTCAAAAAAGAACTGAGCATTTCTGACATCGAGACTATGGTCTATGACAAGTTAATAGAAAAGGGACAGAAACTCACAGCTAAATCATATGAGGGGTACAGGAGCGTGAGAGAGTTCCAAAGAGAGAACGAGAACACCACCGACAATGAGATAAGAGAGTTATTATCTGGCACAAGTGACTATTGGAGCACCGAGAATTCCAACAAAGACGAAAAACTGGTGACGACACAGAGAGACTATATGGCTGGAATTGTTAGCAAGGATATAACAAGGAGATATCTGTTGTCGCCTGAAATCGTACAAGCAAATGACGACGGCATAATACACTTTCACGATGAGGATTATTTTGGGCAAAACGCTCTTTATAACTGTTCTTTGATTAATCTTGAAGATATGCTTCAGAACGGAACCGTTATTAGTGGAACGCTTATCGAGAAGCCTCATTCATTCTCCACAGCGTGTAACATTGCAACACAAATAATTGCACAGGTTGCTTCCTCTCAATACGGCGGTCAGACAATCACGCTTTCTCATTTAGCGCCATTCGTTGATATTAGTAGAGAGAAAATACAAAAAGAAGTAACTAATGAGCTGCTCGACTTGGATTTTAAAGAACTACCAAAAGAAGCCCTTGAAAAGTACATATCCGAAACAACGAACAAGCGACTTAAGAGAGAGATCGAAAGAGGGATCCAGACAATCCAGTATCAAGTAATTACACTTATGACGACTAATGGGCAGGCACCATTCCTTTCAGTGTGTATGTATCTCGATGAAGTTCCGGAAGGACAAACGAGAAATGACCTTGCTTTGCTCATTGAGGAGATGCTGAAGCAGAGAATAACGGGAGTTAAAAATGAGCAAGGTGTCTGGATAACCCCCGCATTTCCAAAGTTACTTTATGTGCTTGATGAGGACAACGTGTTTGAAAATAGCAAGTATTATTATTTAACACAGCTCGCAGCGAAATGCACCGCAAAACGAATGGTACCAGATTATATTTCGGCAAAGATAATGAAGCAACTTAAAAACGGAGATGTACTCCCGTGTATGGGGTGCCGCAGCTTCTTAACGCCAGACAGATTTTCATTAACGGCTGGAAACTTGTCAAAAGCAAAGAATTTCAATAAGGACAAGCCGAAATATTACGGCAGATTTAATCAGGGCGTAGTAACTATAAACCTTGTCGATGTAGCACTCTCATCAAACAAGGATATAGATGAATTCTGGAGAATATTCGATAAGAGACTTGATCTTTGTCATAAGGCATTGAGAGCCAGACACGAAAGATTACTCGGAACTTCGTCCAACGTGGCGCCAATACTGTGGAGATACGGGGCGATAGCAAGACTAGACAATGGTGAGAAGATAGATAAACTGCTTTACAATGGATATTCTACCATTTCATTAGGTTATGCGGGACTTTACGAATGTGTGAAGTACATGACCGGCTGTTCAAACAGCGAAGGGGTCGGCAAAGAATTTGGTCTTAAAGTGATGAAGCATCTTAACGACAAGTGCGCCGAATGGAAACAAGCAGAGAATATAGATTATAGCCCATACGGAAGCCCTATTGAATCAACGACATACAAGTTCGCTAAGTGTCTCAAAAAGAGGTTTGGCATAATTGAGGGCATAACAGACAGAGATTATATAACGAATTCGTATCATATTCCCGTTTTCGAGAAGATTAATCCGTTTGAAAAGCTGGCTGTTGAAAGCGAGTACCAGGCTCTTAGTCCTGGAGGTGCTATCTCGTACATAGAAACATCGGATATGAATAACAACACTCCTGCAGTGATGGAAGTCATCAAGTATATTTACGATAACATTATGTATGCGGAACTTAATACCAAGAGTGATTATTGTCAGGTTTGCGGTTATGACGGCGAAATCAAGATTGTTGATGAGAACGGAAATCTTGAATGGGAATGCCCTAACTGCAAAAATAGAGATAAAGACAAGATGAATGTAGCAAGAAGAACGTGCGGTTATATAGGAACGAACTTCTGGAATCCCGGAAGAACTTCTGAGATAAACGACAGATTTGTTCACTTGTCTGATATAGAAAAGGATGAATAAGCGATGAAATACGCACAAATAAGAAGCCTCGATGTTTCAAATGGCGCTGGAATAGGAGTAGCCCTGTTTGTTCAGGGCTGCCACTTCCATTGCAAGAACTGTTTCAACTCTAACACATGGAACTTCGACGGCGGAAAAGAGTGGACTACTGAAACAGAGGAAGAGTTTATACTCTCGGCTGAAAGACCGTACATAAAAAGAATATCTATTTTGGGCGGAGAGCCGCTGTGCGACGAGAACGTTTCCGACGTTCTCAAACTCATAAAAAAGATAAGAGAAAGACTTCCAGATAAGGCAATCTGGATATACACTGGGTATTCTTGGGACGAGATTTTCGATGATAAATACGGCACTAATTCGGACAGAGCAAGTGCAGTTAGCCTGTGTGATATCCTCGTAGACGGTAGATATGTGGATGAACAGAGAGACTTGACTCTTAAGTGGAGAGGCAGTAGAAATCAGAGAGTGGTTGACATCAAAGCATCTCTCAATAACATTAAATTGGAATTATTCTGTGATTAAGGAGCACACAAATGTATAATATACTTGGCAAGAAAACAAAAGAAAATGATTTAGAAACTATCGCATCCAAAAGAGATTTTGATAAGGCTGTGGATAAAGCAATGAAACTCAAGTCTCGCGGATGGAAAGAGGTGGCTGTCGTTGATGAAGAAACTGGCGACATTGAGTACGAATTGTATTAAATCAATAACAGCGGCACTAACTATTGCTATTGCGGGATATTGTAATCTGTTGTGTGACCACCGTTGGATCGGAGCTGCTTTATTTTCGTTTGGACTTATATATGTTTGCAAATACAAACTAAACTTATTCACCGGGATGGCAGGATATGTAACGCTTAGGAAAACACCATCATTCATAGTATCAGTTGCGGTTAACCTTGTGTCCGCATTCGCAGTTGGCAGGGTTCTGTCGTGTAACCATAAAGCAGTGGAGCTTGCCAGCGCCTTGATTGTTGCGAAAATCGACAATAATATCGTTACGACTTTGATTTCGTCTGTTATGTGTGGGGTGTTAATATTTCTAGCGGTTGACTACTATAAAAAATTCTCAAGCATAATCGGGATTGTTTTTGCTATACCTATATTTGTACTATGTGGGTTTGACCACGCTGTGGCAGATGCGTTTTATGTAGGTGTCGCTGGTGAAATAAACGAAATCCCAGTTTTATTCTTATTGACGGTGGCTGTTGGCAACATCGCCGGTAGTACACTTATGAGGCTTTTATTATATTTATCCGAGAAAGGACAAAATGAAAGTAGAAATGTTTAAATCGCCCATTGTGAAAACGTCCGCCACAATATTACCAGGAGATATCTTCTCCACAGAGTTTGGAGACTTCGACAATTGGGTTAACCTCGTATTTGAGGAATTCGGAAGCAGTAATTTATCTGATTGGACTGCGATAAAATATCATGCAGTAGCCGGTACTTTGAGTGCTTGCTGCTACGAAAACAAAAATATAAATAACATTAAATTCACCGTGGTAGGTAAAGAAGAAAGAGAGTATTAATATGATAGCTTCAGTAAAATTTGCAAAGGTAAGACCGTCGGCAATTATTCCGACAAAGAGAGAAGAGGATGCTGGCTTCGACCTGTATGCCAATTTTGAAGATGACTATAAAGTCATTAGCCCTCACGAAACGGTTATGATACCTACGGGTATCGCTTGCGCTTGTGATATAGATTACTGTTTCATTCTTAAGGAAAGAGGAAGCACTGGCACCAAGGGCATAGCTCAAAGATGCGGAGTGATAGATTCTGGGTATAGAAATGAAATATTTGTCCCTATTACAAATACCACCGACAAACCTATTATAATATATAAAAAGGATTTCGCTCATCGCGGTACAAAAATGTCGAATGGATTTTCGGGATACGACTTTGCCGTATACGATATGATTAGTCGCAACTCAGCCACAGCTTGTCCTTATGAAAAAGCTATTACGCAGATGATAGTCGTCCCAGTGCCGTCTGTTGATGTCGAAGAGTATACATACGACGAATTAAAAGCAATTCCGTCAAAGAGAGGAGATGGCTGTCTTGGAAGCAGTAACAAGTGACAAGATAAAGGTTTACACACCGGATGAGCTTGCTAGTGTTATGAAGATAGGAAAAACAAATGCATACAAGCTCATGCGTGCATCGGGGTTTCCATCCTACAAAATAAACAACAGGCTGTTCGTTACCGACAAAGCTCTGCGCGAGTGGCTGGTAAGGATGCAGGGAAGGAACTTTAAAATATAGTACAAACTCGTAAGTGTAAATATTATTTTATGCTTACGAGTTTTATTTTGCCAATTGGTATTAAATAAATGTATCGCTAATGTATCGCTACGCCTACTACCAAATTGTACAAAACGGCTTTTAATGCGGATCTACAACTCTGAATTTTCAGGTCTGCAACACCTTGATCCCCAGTTCAAATCTGGGTGGCGCCTCCATCAAAAAGAAAAGCACTTGCAATTTGCAGGTGCTTTTTTGTGTGTAAAATTCACATTCAGAATTCTGAAAGCTGTACTTTTTATGTACAGGCATTATGCTAAAATGTTTATGTCTATAGAATATGAATAGAATGCACACAAGGAGGAGTATTATATGGAAGAAGAAAATGAGCTTCTTGACGATGAAGAATTCGCAGATGGTGATATCATTGAGTTTTTAAGAGGACTTATGAAAGAATGCTCATGTACGGTAGAGAAGCACAAAGCAAAACAAAGCCAGCCTGCCCTGCCGCTATTCCGAAGTCATGGGAACGCAATAGAAAAATTCATAGCTGCATGCTATACTTAA